CAGCCATACTTCCAAGGGTAGCTACAAATGATTTTGCTACTCCACCGGCCGTTTTCATTACAGCACTAAATTTAGTTGTTCCTTGAATTACTGTTTTTTGTGATTGAGCAAAACCGACTTGAGAAACAGACGCTACATCTGTGTCTTGGATATATTTGACCAATGAGCTATCTGCACCTGTAATTTCTTCTGCCAGTTGTAGCATTGCATCTTTAGAATCTTCCGCAGATCCATTTAACTGAGAATCAGAAAGCTCTTTTTTCATTCTCTCAAAAAATGAATATTCATCTTTGCTAAGTGTATATGGCTTTTCTATATCCTGCTTTTTTAGAAAGAAATCTTTTACTTCTGTTAATGCATTTTCTAAATTATTTTTATTACTTCCAACTTTTCCTGTTGCTTTATCGTAGTTAAAGACCAATTGAATATTGGAAAATATAATGTTATACTTGCATTATAATATTATATTTTGGAGGTTGGCGTATGAGTTCTAATAAGATTATATATTATTGTAGAGAATGCATTTTAAAAAGTGGAAATAAACTTAAACAACCACAAGGACGCACAAAATCTATGTTTTCAATAAGTTCAAATAAACCTGAAGATTATGCAGGTATTCTTAGTGGTGAAAGTTTAGATTTATGTCCTGGATGTGGAAATAAATTAACACCAGTTCCTAATATGAGTTTTAACGATATGTTTAATTTCTGTGAATATGGTAATAATGATCCTGGTTTTGTTGCAACAATGTTCGATTTATATACAAATGACATCATCAAATATACTAATCAAATGAACATTATAAATGCCAAGGCTGAAGAAGAATTAGATAAAAGATACAATGAATATTTAGCACAACAAAATGCAAAACAGCAGGAAGTTAACACTCGTCATTGTCCAAAATGTAACGGCACAAACTTTACACCGGTTAGGAAGAAATATGGACTATTCATGGGATTTGCTACTAATAAAGTGGAGTTAGTGTGCAACAACTGTGGTTATAGAATGAAGGCTGAAAATTAAAGTCGTAGTTTTCGTCTATCTAAACTTAATTGAAGAATTCTAAAAAACAAATAATTCTGCAAACGCTTCAATCCTGGAATTTTTTTTATTTTACATGGCAAACGAAATAAAAACATATATATTGGCTTTAATATTGAAATTTTTAAACTAAGTAATTTATATTCATACATTACAAAAACTCCTTTGAGGTAAAATATGTTTGACGAAAGAATAGATAAAATAATAAAATCAACGCATAAAAGTTACTGTAAATATGTTTCTATAATTCCAGAAATAACGAAAATTGAAACAATAAGTGGCAATTATGCTGAAATGCAATTTGATGCAAAATCTTTATATGAAAAAAATTATATCTTAAAAGTAAATGAGTCTATAAATGACGAAAATGAACAATTTATAGAAAACATATTATGGCATGAATTTACTCACGTTGCAGACTCTATTCTTTTTAATGAATACGAATATGAAGATTATAAACATATTATGTATATATATTCTGAAATTCATGCTGCAGAATTACAAATGAATAATATGTTGGCAACACAAATGGAGAGACCTTGTTCCTTAGAACAAGATATTGAGCACAAAGGTATTATTACTCTACAAAAATATATGGATACTTCACTTCACCATGCATTAGATCAATTTAAATTACCTGTATGGTATATATTTCTATCAGACAATATATGTGATGCACGAGAAATATATTATTTTATAGGCTATTTAAAATCATTAAAAAGTCATTCAATTAATTACGAGTATAGTTATTCTGATATTGACGAAAGATATAACTCGTTATTTAAAGAAATCACTGAGTATGTTTTAAATAACCAAGAATATGATTACAAACATTTTATTTCACTTGATAAACAAATGGATAAGCTCATAATTGAACTTGCAACAGAGCACAATCAAGAAATAGTGCCTCAAACACAGCAGAGCAATGAGATAGACGAAGAGGAGAAAAATACCGTTCGTTGCCCTAAATGTGGTAGCACACAAATTACTACAGGTCAAAGAGGATACAGTCTGATTACAGGTTTCCTTGGTTCTAATAAAACTGTCAATAGGTGTGCTAACTGCGGATATTCTTGGAAACCTGGAAAATAAGGAGAGTGCATAATATGAGCTTAGTTATTGCTGCTATATCTAAAGATAGAAAAAGAATTTCTGCTTGTTCGGACTCAAGATGGGTTAATTCTGAAGATAATTCTGTTGTTTATGATAATATTTCAAAAATAAAGAAGAAAAATAACTATACATTAATTGGATTTGCCGGTGATTTAAATAAAATGAAACCTTTGTATAACCATTTACAGAAAGAATTTCCTAACTTTTACGATTGGGATGTAAATAAAGTTCGTGATGAAAGTTATAAATTTCTAAAAGAAAATCAGTCCGACACAATAGGGGGAAATGCATTTTCTTATTGCCGGATTCGATGAAAATAAAGAACCTCACCTTTATACTATAGTAAATCGAAATGGAAATACTTGGAAGGCTAATTTATCATCTGCACGTTCTGTATATATTGGAGATTTAACATGTGGATTTAAATTAGATAAAAATGAAGAAAATTTTGACGTAGTTATTAAAAGTATGAAAAATTGTATAATCGAATGTTCAAAAGTTAACCCAGCTGTTAATTCTGAAATTACGCAATTAAACCTTCGCCTTGAGTAATAAGATCATTAAATCTTTTGGAAGTATTAAATAATAAGTGTTCTTCTATAATTTCTTTAATAACACATGTGTCAATAGGTTTTTTATTAAATGAATTATAACTGCTTTCACCAGAATGATCACTTATTGATATTTCGTGAGTATCAATGAAAATATCACAATCAAAAATTTTTATATGCATAAAAATCTTCACCTTCTTTTTCAATAAAATAATAAAAACACCACGTTTGCAAGCCGTGGTGAATGTGTGCAGTTAGTGCATTTCAGGTAGTAGGAGAGTAGTAACCTCACGGTTCTATCTATACTATTCGACCCATCATGCTACCCAGGCTTTCCCTGGTTGGACTGTATATTGTACTATATGTTGTAACGTCACACATAATACGCCTTGTCAGCCTCTCGCACGTTAACTGTAAAACTACACTTTTACATGAAAACACATATGTTCTGGATTTACAAAAATGGACAATTATACTACAATCGAAGTCAGATACACTTGTGGTCACAGTTCTACATTGTGATCCGTTGCACGACAGTATATCTGACAATCGTCATGTAGTATTGAATTATTGGTACGCAACTTGTACCAGAAATGAGATTATCTAAAATGAAGCATTCTAAATATTATATTCATTTCTATGGGATTCTCCCAACATCAAATCTCTTTCTTGATACTTTCGTACAGGAAGGAGGTGAGATATGGAAGATGTATTTCTATTCGTTTTAACTCTTGTAGGATTATTAATCCTATGGTCGTTAATCCGCAGAATACCATCTAAGAACATGAAAAACTTTCACATCCATTTTGGATTTCTGAAAGGATTTGACATGTCTGGAGAATTCTATAAGGATGACACCCAAAATAATAAATAGTTTAGTTCATATTTTTGTAATCTCCTTTTGTCATTTAAGAGAGTGGAGAGTTGTTAGCGCAACTTTCTGATCTCTATTTCTTTCTTCCTGTTATAATTGCGTTTTATTCGTGAATTTATCATCCACTTTTGTAAATTTAAACATATGTGTTTGCTAACGTGTCGGAACTACCATCTTCAATATATCCCTTTCATTCATTTTCAGAACTAAGGTACCACAGTGATGTGGATTACGGCTTCCTCCGATATTCGGCTTTATAGCTCTAAGGCTAAAGGTCTGTCAATAGGTGTCGAATCACCATCTTGAACAAGTTCTATACTAACTGTCGCGATTATGACAGCAGCATATCAAATGGGCATCTTAACTACGATAAAATTTTAAATTGAAACTAGCTTTATGGTTTATGTTAAGCTGTTTACCCAGACCTGCTTGTGAAAGTTTAAATCCTGCAAGACCACCGATTGCTGTTGAGAGCAGTGGAAGTTTATCCAGGATCTGAGTTACGATGTTAAGAAAGGCGGTTGCTGTATCTATTACACCTTTAAACATATCTGAGTTGATAGTTACTGTTGCAAGCTCTTGGAGCTGATTCTGAAGTTGATTCAGCTTTGATTCGGTACTTTCTAATTGTTTCTGCAACTCCTCATCGGCGCTGCCTTCGCTGTGAGCTGAAGTCTCTTCAACCTGATCTAAAAGCTGATAATTTTGGAGGATGGCTGCAGTGATACTGGAACGCTGTTTTCCACTGAGTTCCTCAAGCAATGCTTGTCCTCTGTTCTGGCCATACTTCTGGTCGTCTGCCAATATCTCTTGGTAGACCTCACCGATGCTCTTGAGGATTTCGTAGGTATTACGATAGTTTCCATTAGAATCAAGAATATCTACACCCTGCCAATTATTTGAAGCAGTAGCAGTATAGTCTTTAATTATTTGTTGTTTTTTAGCTCTTGTTTGTACAATATAATCAGAAGTGTCTTCTCCAAGTTCTGATAGCTGACTTTTAGCCTCTTCTGTCAATCTGTTACTTTCGAGATTAACTCTACCGACCATATAATTAAATATGGCGCATAGTCATTTCTGCTATGTCTCACGCTTATAAAATAGGAATATACGTGAGTTCGGACTGTATCTTCATCCTATAAAGGTAAAATAGGAGAGTAGCGAAACCGCTTTTGCTTAAAAATACGGTGTTACAGTCTCTACGCATTTTATAACATATTTATTACTTAAGCCGCATATTTCCAAATGTATCCACCGCGACTTTTTCTTTTTCCATTCATTACATCAAATATAACACAACAATGCAATCCACTTTCTTTTGATGCATCATTAATTGAACTAAAAGTTTTTATATAAGTATTTTGTAAATCATATTGCTCGACTGGTATATTATAATATTCTTTATTTCGTGGGTTTAATTTTGGAACTATATAATTACCAGAATCATACTCATCTTTATAAAACCAGAAAAATCCCTTACTATAATGAGAATTGTGGTATAAACATGAAGCGATATTAGCAGGTTTATTATCTACGTTTTTAGCAGCTTCTTTTATTGTATTATAAGAAGCAATAAAATTTCCATTCACATCTAATTGAACAACTGGAGTATAATCACCTCGTATATAATTTTTAGGATATACTAATTTCTTGTGATATATAGCATCAAAAATAAGATGATATGATATTCCTAATTCTTTTGAAATATCTGCAACTGTTATTCCGGAATTCATTTTTTCTTGAATATATTTATAATTTAAAACACCACCATATGAGTAATCTATATAAGCAGGTATCTCTGATATGTTTGGAAAGAACAACTGAATCATTTCTAAGACAGTATAATCTCTTATATCTGGAGAATAAAAATGATAATTTTGTGATAGCCAATAACTTTTTTTAATTTCATCTTTTTGTTTTTGATATTCTCTATCGTGATATTGACTTTGAATTTCAATTGCTATTTTTAAACTATGATTTACAATATCAGTTGGTAAGATATTTCCTGTAATGGTACTTATACAAGATTTTTCTTCTACCACAGTATCTGGATATTCATGAAGAAATACCTGTTTTAATACAGAAGCATGTAATGACTCTGTATGTAAGCCGCAAGATGGACATCTTATTCCGTTATGTGTTCCATCATGCCTATATGCATTTTGCCACGTCATTTTAAATTCCAATCCGCAATTTAAACATTCAAAATCTAATTCATGATTTCTATTCACATACGTGTCAGATAAACATTTTATACTGCAATCTTTTTTATTATTAAGATATGTATTTATATTTTTTATTGTATAAGGATTATTTGGGGTAAACGGCAGAGATGTTTTTCCATAAAGAAAGCTTGTTACATTAGACTTATAATAGTACATACCATCATATAAATGAATATAGGTTTTATCTTTTATAAATTCCTCTTTTGTAGTCAATACCTTAAGATTTCGTTTTTCTGCTTCTCTTATAATTTCAGTGTATGTATCTTTTTTCACCCTACTAGGTGGTTTAATTTTAACATTATATTTTCTACATATAGGACATTTTTGAGGTAAATTCCTTATATTCTTAAAAGTTTTATAAAACATATGACCAAATTTGCAACGTAGGATTAAATCATTTCCATTAAATTCTTTTTGTGTTGTCTGTAATTTATAATCTACGTCATGCTTGCCAATATATGTATTTAAATTTTCAATATAAAATGGACCATTTTTATAAAACGGATTAAAATTATCTCCACGATTTTCTAATTTATCTAAGCTCAAAACAACCTTATAACCTTCTTTGTTATAACAGTGCAATTGAGATTTACAATTTTCATATTTTCCATCAAACCATTTGTAGCCATTTTGTTTTAACAATTCATAAACTTCATCTTCTGTATATTTAGATTTTTGCATTTTATTTCACCCTTTCACTTAAAAAATTTAACAATAAAATTATTTTTGATTACTCCACTCGTGTAAAAATTTATCTAAATCCGATGTTTTAATAAAAATCCACATTAAATTATCTGTGTTTGGATTTTTTGCACATATCTCATATCTAAGTCCATTTTTAATAAGATAATCTCTTAATGGAACAGAATAACAACAATATAATTTACTATTTTTCATAATTTTACCTTTTATATATGTTATAATCTTTGCTCGGTCTTAAGCGTCCTATCGCCCTTTAACCGATATAGCTACTTGCTAGTGTATTAAAAACACACCCATGTATCACTACATGTTTGGGCAGAATTTTACCCATAATTCGGAGTGCTACAGTACGAATTCCGGCTGCAACGGTATCTACGTCCTGAAGCGTGGTATTGCCAGCTGTGATCAGTGCTGCAGACTGATCTATTGTGTTACCAAGTAAAGAAAGAGTTGAACCAGATTTCTGGAGTCCTCTTGCTAACTCGTCTGTTGATATTGCGTAATTATTCAAACTGTTACTTTCGAGTAAAATATCAGAAACTCTACTGACCACACAAAATGTATGGCGCACAGGCATTTCTACCTATGTCTCACGTTTTATATAAATTGGGATTATTGCGTGACGATTACACTAAGAAATGTAAAAGAGCCATTTGGCTGTTCGGACTGGATCTTCATCCTATAAGATAGGAGAGTAGCGGAACTCTATTTGTTTATTATCCAAATAGAATGTTACGGTCTCTACGGATTCATATATAATATGTCTTTCCACGGTCTTGGCTTTCCCTTAAGCTATTAACCGTTATAGCTACTTGCTGGGAATAATGTCCCCATATATTTCTATATGTTTAGGCATAATTAGACACCTACGGCATTGAGTTTGTCGATCAAAGTAGATTCAGATAAATCGCTATACGCAGCTTTCATAGAAATCAGCGCAGAAGTTGCATCATCAATATTATCAAACTCTGATACATTTAATAATTTATTAGCATTTACAGCTGACTGCTTGGCATCCGAGAATGATTCTCCAAGCCTCTGGAAGTCTGCGGTACTGTTCTGGATCTGCAGAGCAGTAGTACCAACGCTTTTAGCCATATCAAAGCTTTCCTTCTGGAATTCTTTCAGCTTACTGATTGGCTCATCTGATACTTTTCGCATTTCTGTAAGAGCAGTATCAAACTCTTTAACTACTTCTAAACCTTGCTTGAACGTATTCCAAACTTGATTCATTGCCTGAAATGAAGTCAAATACTGAGCAAGGTTTACCATTTTTTCTTTCCAACCTGAGAAGAATTTACTAAATCCACTTTCAACAGGTTTTACAGAAGTTCCAAGATTTTTAATCTGTCCATTCAGTGTATTTAATTGAACACTTAAAGTCTGCGCTTCACCGGCACTATCCTTAAATGTACCTTTGAGCGAAACAATTCCATTCTTTTCTGTAAATCCACTAAAGGTAATATCCTGTACATTGGTAAGTTCTTTCAGATAACTTTCCAATTCCATTTTTGCATCTGTGATACTTGCAGGATCAATGATTTTACCAATACTACCAACAGATCCACTTAGCCCGCTAACTTTCTTCTCAAATTCACCAATGCCCATTTTGCCTTTTGCGACAGCAGTAGCCCATTTATTTATTTGTTCTTCACTGGATTTAAATACATCTCCAATTCCAGCGATACCACTTTTGTCAGCCTTTATCTTATCGAAAGCATTGTAAGCACTCTGAATTCGATCTCCGTATTTACTAAGATTGTCTGTGATAGTCTTATCAATATCATCAAATCTCTGTTTTGCATTTGTTTCTGAAGTGTTCTGTGGTGTTTTTGCGTTTACTCTTGCCATAATTTTATTTCGTTCTTCTATGGCGGAGTTAGCTTCGGTTGTATTATGTCTAAACGTATCAAGAGTACGAACAAAAGCTTCATTATCTGCAAGTGTCTTATAATCACCAACATAAGACTGATCAGTTATATATTTTGGGGTTTTAGTAGAAGTGGAAGATGATGTGTTATTTGCAGATTTCTTATTACTACTTCCAGTCGCTTTTGAAGCTTTATTTAAATCTTCTTTGTTGCTTTTTAAAATATTCGCAAGATTCTGTAACTCATCTTTTTTCGCCAACATAGCATCAATCTGAGTCATTAATCCGGAAGTAACTTCTGATCCTAATGTTTCTTTAAGATTCTGAGCAGAAGTAGTAATAGATTCCATACTATTTTTTATAGCATCAATAGAAGCCACATCAAGTAAAGAATATTCACCAGATGATATTGCTGAAAGGTCTTTTTTTGTATCTTCGATTTCCTGTTTTGTTTCAGTAATATTGCTAGTATCAATTTTGGGCGGTGTGAGTTTACCATCAAATTTCAAGTTATCAATATCATACTTAATGTCATCTTTCCAAAATTTGATACTATCCTTCCAATAATCTGGATCGTTGTCTAATTGATCTCTAAGATTTGATTTTGCCCTAACTACTTGTGTAATTTTATTTTCAATATCTTTTGGAATAAAATCGATTTTATTCTCTTTTTTTATTTCATCAATAGTAGAGTAGTAGTCTTGTAACGCAAGACTTGCTTCTTTTAAATCATCTTCGATATCAGATGCACCATACTTATAAAAGCTATTACTTGCATATTTGTCAAAAGTAGATTTATTAATACCTTTTGCAGCAGCTTCTTTTATTGACTGCAGGTATTTATAATCTGATTCGAGATATTCTTTTGAGAACCATATACCATTTTTATCATCTGTACTTTCCAATGATTTTTGTAATGCCATACGTTCCTTATATGAGTCTCTTAATTGTGATGTAGCATCTTTCTTGTTTTTAGTAATAAACGATTTTCCACTTAAGAAATCATCTCTATTAAATACTTTTCCAATATTAGTTAGTGGCTTTCCAGCACCATTAGCTGACTTCTGTAATTTATCAATCTCTTTAGTGACGTTCTGAATATTTTTCCCTGCATTAGTCAATCCAGAGAAAATATCACCATTAAATTTTACGTTATTAATTTTCTGTAAAGCTTTCGCTGTTTTTTCAAGTTCATCAGCAATACTTTTTAATTGGCTGACTTTACTATCATCAACCTCTATACCAGTTTTTATACTAAAATCTTCATTAGGCATATAAATTCACATCCTTTCTTACCATTTTAGATATCCAATAAACGTACTCCACGTAAGTTCCTTAATTGGATCTTTCTTTTCACTAATGTATTTCTGCATAAGCATATAAGCAGAAGTTGTTTTTGGAGCAGGACTTCCCCATTCTGAAAAATTAAATCCTGTTCTCCAATATGGAGTTCCAGGAGCTGGATGTTCAGGACCATCAATGGCTCCACCGTGATAACCTTGTTTAAATATATACTCATAAATGTAGTCGTTACTTGCCCTATGTCCACCAAGCTCATCCGAACTCAAATGAACATTAACTTCTCCTAATAATGGCCTTACATCATACACATTTAATAGGGATTCAGTTCTTTCATAGTATTCAGGATTGAATGACATATACCAATCTTCAACTGCGAACCTGCTTGCGCTTTCAATCTCAGGAGCAGCCTTTTTAGGTACCTCTTCATTTGTTTTCTTTTCTGCAGTCTCAATACTGTCAGCTAATTTTCTAAATTTTCTAGCTGCTTTATTGAGGTCAGATGCGTTAATTTTTAATGAAATCATATTTTAACTCCTGTTCAAACTATAAAAAGCTCCATGACCTTTGACAGCCATGGAGCTTAACTAAATGTTCATATTTTATTTTGAAGAAATCGCCTTAATAAATTTCACAACGTCTTCCTTACTCATATCTTTCATAGCTTCAGCAATAACCGGTGCGAGAGAAGTACCAACCTGCTTCAGTACATCATTTAATCTTGTAATCTGATTCTGGATAAATGCCTGTGTTCCATAATGATTAGTCATAAAATCCTGAGCAGTCATTTCCTCAATAGCTGTAAATTCTGTAACATCATTTCCAATTGCTTTAATAAGTTCTACAACAAGTCCACCTCTGTTAAGATAGTCATAATCTTCAGCCATAGTCTTGTTATCCATATGAATATATGTATAGTTGTTAATAATCGTATACACATGAAGAACATGTCTAACTGGAGAACTTACACTTACAATATCCTTCTTTTCAACATCTTTCCAATATGCGTTCTCAACAATTTTTTCAGCAAGAGTCATTTTTGTATTGATCGGCATATACTCAATTTTTACCATTGATTTAATATAATCCTGTTTCTCCTGATCGGATTCCTTCTTATTATATGTATTAATAAATTCCTGTACGGTAATATCTTTCATAGTTAATTACTCCTTTTCAAACAATTTTCCTTTTACTCATAAACAGTAGCTTTCCAATAGTTTCCATCGGATGTCCAAATTTCTATACAATCACCATATGGATTATATTTAACTCTGCATACCTGTGGTGATTCACATATTTTCCAATAAACATCCGATGGAATTCTATAGTTACTTCTTGTTAATAGTTCATTAATCTCATAAGAGTACATAATAATTTTCCAATATTTAATTTTTAATCTCAGAGTATTTTTCACATACGCATTCTTTGATTTCCGGCTGGATTCTTCCTTCAATAGCCTTTCTTAGTAAACTACAATTTCTTGCATAGCGTTTACATGTTTTGCATTTGTCTTCAAATTTTACCTTATCATCGTCACTATTAAAGATCCCAATATATTCAACAGGATAAATTGTAAGCTCAATCCTTGGATTGTCCTTATCATAAAAAATTCTCTGAGGGCGGAAGAGTGCTACATTATCATCCTTCCATATTAGCTGTGTTTCTGTGATTGTATCATCTAAGCATTTTTCATAGTTTGCACAATCTTTATCAATTCTGTCAAAATAAAAAACAGCATCTATAAAAAAATGCTGTGTATCATTTACCTCTCTGGTCCAGTTCTGTTTTTTTACTTCATCCTCGATTATTTTCTTGAATGCCTTTTTATAATCCTTGGCTTCTTTGGTCTCATATACCATTGAAAGTGGTCTGCCATTTTTCATTATGGTACGCACAGAAGTGTAGTGATTAACTGAAGGTGGCATAGGAGAGGTTAGGTATAATTTTTCTGTCATCTGTATTATTTAATCTGTCCAATAAACTGTTTTACTTTATCAAAACCAACCATTGCACCAACGCCGCTTAAAATTCCAAGTAGCACTGCACAAATAATATTGTTTACATCAAAAGCAATACCATATAACTGGTAATATACAAGTGTTCCTACAGTTCCGATAACAATTGCAACAATAAAAGCAAGTAAATTGGAAGCATATTTTCTATTTGCTTCATCAAGTAATTTTTTAATTGTCTCAACTACAAGTCCTGTTGCAATACTATAAATTGCAAATAACATAATAAAAATATTTGTATTCATTCATCTCACCTCTTTAACCGGATGCTTTATTTTCTTCTTCATTATTTAAGTCTAAAGTTACAGATGGAGTCTCTATCGGATTTTCAAACTGTCCCATTTGATGTTCCACACGACTATTTTTCATATAACTTAAAACAGTTGGAATTAATGAGGCAGGAATAGCGACAAGTGCATACATAAAACTTGTGTCACCTGTAATAGTTGCCATATATTCTGTAAACCATAAGATCTGTATACAAATGGCAATCACAGTCCATAACACCATCTTACTTGTTCTTGGTTTCTTAAACTTAGGAAATCTGCGTTTTGCTTCTCTAAGTTCTTTTTTCATTTCATATTGACGCTTTTGCTGTTTGATCTGCGTCATTTCTTTTTCAAATTCTTTTTCTGTTAAATATTTCATAATGTATCACCTATAATTCGTGATTTTTCCATTTTTCTCTAAGTCTCTTATGATCACTGATAAGGAATGCAAATACAAAGCGTCCTGGATTTCTTTTCGAATCTAAGACTGCCTGTAGCTCTGCATTACCACGAAAAATATAAGCATTACTCTGAAGTGCATTTTCAAAGAATACACATTTTTCAGGATCATAATATTTATTCATTACTTCGTTGTATTCACGCATAAGCATTTTGTCCTTTTAATCCTATAGAAAAGCGAAAAAATGAGGTAAGAATGATTTCAAAACGCGAACAATGCGAATAGGTCATATTTTCTTACCTCCTTATAATCACTCTTCAAAATTATTTATTAGTAGTTTTATTAACTACTGGTTTTACTGTAGAAACTGGTTTAATCTTTACTGCCTGTTTCTTTTTCTCATCAGCTTTCTCAAAAACTTTGTCATTTTTAAGAACTGGTTCTATATTTTTAATTCCATCCATAATCTCATCAGAATCAACAATTTCATCATGAACTGTTTTTAATTCTTCATCAGAGATCTGCATGATTTTATCAATATTTCCCTGTACAGATGAATTGAACGGAATATTTTTAATATTCATTGCAAGAAGTTTTTCTCTAGCTTCTTTCTGAGTAAGTCGTTTACCAAGCCAATCACTAATAATGTAGTAAACATCCTGGCACTCAGCTCTATCAAAAAGAGTTCTCCATTTTGGCTGACGTTCATATTCCCAACAATACGGACAGTATTCATATTCAGTCTCACACATCAAACATTTTCTTTTTTTAGACATGGTATCTCCTTTCTTTCAATAAATCCCATGGACCTATTAGCCCATGGGATTAAGAAAATATCAGTCTTCGTCTGCCTGTACATCATCTTTTGGGAATACCATATAGAACAGACGTTTCTTTCTTGCACAGTAGTCAGACTGAGCATCACCCTTGTAATCGAATGTAGAATCATTCTTCATAGCAATTGTGGTCTCTGGACTTGGCTGGAAGCTTGGGAAGACAATGTAACCAAGGCGCAGAACGTCCTTTTCACATGGGTCACAATATAATCCAACAATTGTAAGACGAACTGTTTTAGGGAATTTATTTGCATGATTCTCAATAATAACAGTGTCTTTGCACTTGTACTCGTATTTAACGAGCAGCTGTACGATTTCAGTATTACTCTTTACACCAGTTGGGAAAGTAATCTTCTTTGTTTCCAGTTTGAATTTTGTATTCTCGTCAGCCTCACCATCAGACAGAGTAAAGGATTTACCTGTACCACCATCTTTATAAATTGGTGTTACACTAACAGTACCAGTAACAGGCTCATCCGGAAGATCGAAATCTACCTTACTTGGATCTACAAGAAGCATTTTTGGAGCTTCTGTTTCACCTACAGTGTCAACCATAATCTTTTCAGAGCCAGTTGTACCTGCATAAGCACCAAGCACAAGATGAGTATTTGTCAGAGTAACTGTTGCAGCTTTAGCAGTATAAGATCTCTTAATAAGGGCACCATCCTTATCAACAGAGTCTTTTGTATCAGCAGAAATGTCGATAGAAACATCACTGATATCCGGAAGTCTGTAATAAACTTCTCCAGTGTCTTTATTATCAGCGACAGCATGAAGGGCTGAGTCCCAAATTACACCATCAAGATTAAACATGTGTGTATCCTCCTTTTAAATTTTTGCATAAAAAAAACAGACCTAAGTTTGGTCTGTGCTACGTAACCAGTTAAATGATTCCTGCTTAATATTTTTTGTATCCATAAATCCACTGTAAGCTCCTTGTGTAAGAGCAATAGTAGAAGTGTATATCTGTGAACGCTTAACAGCATCCATGAATTCATATATTCCGCATTCTTTTAGCTGATCTTTACTATATTTGAAACCAGGATAAACAAGCATAGCAGAAATCAAATTAACTAATTGTGATTCGTATGGCTTGTTTACCTGAGCTTTCATTCTATTTCGGTCTCTTTCAATGACCAATTTCTTTGCAGTTGCTCCTTTTATAATCTTAGTTCCTGTATAAGTCATACCATTAATACGTCTTATATAAGAAATCATATGGTGATAAATAAAGGAATCAATTGCAAAATCAAGTTCTTCATTATAAAGAACTGTTTCGCCTGTCTCATTTTTCGTAGCCAAGCGGAATTTACTAAAATCTAAATCTCCAAATAAAATTCCTGTTTTGTCTGGTGTTAAGCTTGTAGCAAAAACACAGAAAAAATCAAATTCACTAATTTTGTTCCAATCCTGTCCATTATCCCAAAGCATTACCTTAAAATCAGATGGTGTACCACATAGTAATCCAATCATCTGATAATATTCTTGTTCACCAAAATTAATAATATCCTGCATAGTCGGTTGCGAAATTGTTATATAACTGTTCAGTCTATATGGTTCTCTAAATAGAAGTTTGCACTCATCATATTTAAAGATTGATTCATCAAACTCTAACTTGTCCATGGCTGTTTATTAATAACCTGTCGCTTTCCATTTCGAATACCGGTGATATTATTTGTGGTTTCCTGTTCAAGAACAATAGTGCGAATAATATAATTTGAATCTGTAAAAGATTCCTTATCACTTACAATATTGCAATGTGCACCAAAAATGTTAGACCAATTAAATCTTTCACGAAGAATTGAGCCAATAAGATCGTGTCGTGTAATTCCTGTAAGTGGATCAATTGCATCACGTACATCTACCATTACTAAAAAAGTAACATTCATATAACACATGATTTGGTTGTACTTTGGAATGTCTGTGAATTCAGTTTTAAAACAAAGATGATGACGCACTTTTTCCTGTGTATTAGGTAAGTAGAAGTGAGGGTGGATATTCCCTTCTTCACCGTAGTACATAGTCCAGTCACCATCATAGTTGATAGTTCCGTCCGGATTAAAAAGTTCAGTATCTTCTAGGTCTAAATTGTGAAATGCATACAAGAGTTCTGGAGATTTTAGTAAGGCTTTTTTAACCTTTTCTTTTAGATAAATATTATTATCATCAGGAACGCTCGTTAATGCTGTAAGCTTTGCAAGAAGTTCCTGCTTTGTTTGAAGCTTATCCATTTATGAGCCTCCTTTATAATATGGATGAAATTTGAAGTTGAATCTCTCCAACAATATTTCTTCCATCTTTATTTATAGAGCATTTAATTACAAGAATTTTTGTTAAATACTCTTTGTTGTCTGCTATTTTAATTTTAATTTTATTGCTTTCTTTTTGCTCTAACCAGGTGATTAAATCAGTGTTATCAGTGACTTCAATTTCATCTGGTTCTTCATATCTGTTATTTTTTATATAACAGGACCAGCTACTTTTTGCTAAATAAGGAATAAATTCATCTGTGATTTCACTTCCCTGTATATTAAAGAATTTTGCAGTAATTAACTTATAACTACCTCCAATCTTAATCTTATTGGCATTACATGATAAATCACAATGAATAGTATCCATTTTTATCTCAGTATCTGTATGGAATGGAGTATCAGTAGGTACTTCATTGTCATATAAATCTGCATACATAGCAAAAATGTCGCCTTGAGCAACTTCAACATCATCTCTACCATCTGTATAAGGATCAAATTTATCCTGTGCAAAAGTAAGTCTCTTCAGTCCAAATAGTGGAGCTGTTTCAACTTTACTTACCTGGAATACATTTGGTTTTTCTACAGGTGCAGAAATGATTATACGCATATTTTTATTGTCTTCTTCTACATAGTAGATATCTTCAGTAATTGGATTCAACGGAACGATTGCCTTAAACTGGCTCTCAGTGGAAGTAGAGTAATACCTTATGTTACTTTTACAGTTCGTTAAGCTGCAAAAGAGCACGAATGCTTTTCTCATATTCTCATATGAAGTGCTGACTATATCTTCACCATGCCTTACGGTTTAGGTGTTCTCCATTTCGGACACTTGTCCTACATAATAGTCGATGAACCTTACTCTATTCGAGTCTTGGCTGCTGATTATCTAATATTTGTAATTTTTAACATTCACGATTAACCATTTTTCATGCTTGCGTTGTAGTTTACAAATTTCTAAAGAGTTTCCAGCAATTAGAAGAAATTCACTGCACAGTTTCCAAATGCAGTGGACAATTACTTATCAGTCCATACAAATGCGTTACTTATTTGATTCGTTAATTCAAATAAGACCTTTCGGTTTTCTCTTTCTTTCGAAAGAAGTTCAGACTATATCTTCATCCTTTCGGATGTCCTCCACAGTACCTACTTAGGTAGCTTAGTCGTTGAACGTTCCTCTATTCGAGGCTTCGCTGCTGATTTTCCATTAAAAAAGAGAACAGGGGTTTTAACCTCGTTCTCATACAATTAATTTTTTCTGCTTTCGCCACATTCACGGTTAGTTATATTTCATACTTTCGTTGTAGTTTAATTGTCTTTAGGAATTTCCAGCAATTCAAAGGATAGATTTCCCCTTATTTCTAAAGGGAAGGACCATGTAACAGATCCGCTGTTGTACGAGGATTGTGTCCTCGTCACTCCCCAAATTTTTCGCTTATACCGTTTACCGTTTTTCTTTACAATAAAATGAAACCAATAATCACATGGAAGGATATTATATTTGACAAACTGATTACCTATTTCTTTTGTACAGATAAGCCATCTATGATAAATACCTTGATCATCAGGTAAATCACAGTACAATCCTACAAAATCGTCTGATCCGTATTTTCGTCTGTAATCTGTCTCAAAATAATAGAGTTCATCAGTCGGTTCGAATTGTGTCTTCTGACTTGGTTTAAATTGTAGATAATACTCAACCTGGTCTTTATCAAGTGAGCTATAAGATTTGACAATAAATTTTGCATCAATACGAGTTTTGGTTGTGTGTGGTCCATAGGTAATATTTCTATTCAAAGTAGGAGAGTCATCATGATAATAATCATAGATGTAACAAACCCTTGATGCGATAGAATTATCCCATGTCGCTTCCATAGCATCATCAGATTGTTTTTTAATCTGTTGACCAACCGTTCCAATATTCGCATATAGTTGTTGCATCTCTCTAAAGGTAGGCATAATCAGTCCTCCTTTATTTTCAATACAGCAACACCGGCATCTAAAATGAGTTTTCTATAATCCTCAAATTTAGAATCTGGTTTATTGTACGTAACTCTGGCAGCTTCCAATAATTCAATCACAGGAACTAACTCAACAGGATAGAAAAGTAAGCTGTTCAATCCATTTAAGTCATATTGAATATTCTGAAATATTTCATTTACGTCTTTACCTGGATATTTACTTGAAGTATTAGGATCTGCACATTGTAATAAGAAAAAAATAGAACCTCGTAAGGTCTTCTTAATTTCTGACATTTGCATATCACTAAATTTTCCGTAACGGTGTTTCGTCATGACGTTTCACCTCCGGAGATATAACTGTTGTTTATATATCCATCATCACGGATAAATTTTCGAAGATTACGCTCTAAAGATTCTAGTCGTTCTATATTAGCTTTATAATTAGATTGGATGTTCTTTTCTTCCTTACCGCCAATAATTCTTGCTGTATTAATCGCATTATCAACCTGTGGCTTTAACCAACCGATTACCATATATTGAGCAAAAATATTTATTACAAAATTATCGTCTGATTCCTGATCTGATGGATTATTGAGAGAGTAAGTTAACTCCAACAGTCTATCATCTAATTTTAGCTGAGAAAATTTCTTCTTAATATATGGCTCTGATGCAGCATCATTCAACCATGAACACATACGATCATAAGCAAAATCTTGTGGTAATTTATAGAAGTTTGGATCATCCATTAGATTATAAAATCTGTTAAATATTTTATCGTAGGTCATATAGCACCTCCGATCCGAAACATCAATACTTTAAATCAAAGCGTGTACCACAGACTTCATCAATGATTTTTGCTTTGCTTAAGTCATCAAATGTTCCATTTTCAATTTGTGTTGCGTATTTTTCAATGATAATTTTCTGTACAACTGCAGGAACTTGAGTAAATGCAACTTTAAAATCTGAAGCTCTAAGATTCATTAGTTTCTGAATATCATTTTCATCAAACATATTTGCATATACGTTCTTAACATCAATCCAATGTTCATCATTAAGAAGATTGTCATCCTCAATAATAATATCTGGATTAAAAATAGAGGGGTATCCTTTGAGCATTGCTGCCTTTAAATCCTGATATTCTACGTTTCGTCTATCACCAGATCCAACAAATTTATATGTAATTCCGCTATGAATACCATAGAAATGTACTACACCTGGAAAGATAGAGTGACATGGAATCATTTCATCCGGACGATAATCCGCATCAGTTTTCACATTTTTTTTCTGTTCTTCCTCTTCTTTAATGTTTTCCATTTCAAGATTAAGAAAATCAACCTGATCTTCGGTAAGAACAGATGTTGCTACATACTTTTTATCATCATTATTTTCATTCATTAAATCTACCAGAACCTTACTTTTTACTTCAAGTTCTCTGGCTAACTCGTAAATTTTCATAACAATTATTTCCTTTCAGTCAGAACAGGTAGTAACATAAACTGCTACTACCTGCTCATAAATTCATTTATTAGGCTTCAAACTTCCATACACCAAATCTGCGGTTTACGATTGTCTCAACACCGAAAGTTGTTTGGAATTCGTAATCCATAGTATCATCAGCATTCTGTCCTAATGTGGTACGCTCAACAATCTGATCTGCACCCTCGTAATATAGTTTTACGAACTGATCAATATTATCTGGCATGATAAATACAAAGTCATCAGCTTCAAGATTCTTGGTTTCGTCATTGAAAGCAAATGCCTGTGGAAGCTCAACAACTGGAGTTCCTTCAAATGTACCAAGACGACCTGTGTTATAAACATCAGATTTTGCTTCGTTTGGCATCCATGTAACATCTGCGAATCCTGTAAGCTCGCCAAGAGCAACATCTGTACCCATAATCATTGCACCAGAGCCGTTTGCACGTTTAACATCAGCAATAAGAGTCTTGAATGCTTTCTTTGTTGCAGAAGATGGGAGACCTTTTTGGTTCCATTTTGTCTGTACAGGAAGTTTCTTAATTGCGCCAATAACCTGATCGTGAATCAGAGTATTAACATACAGAGTGTAAGAACGAGAGATTGCATCAATCAGTTCATTCCAGTCCTCAACACCCTGTAAAAATCTTGAAAGTTCCATATAGATTTTCGCACCGTATCTGGATGTACGAACGGAAAATTCTGTTCCCTTACTTAATCTGGAGCGCTCGATGTTATGGTGACCATCAGCAATTTTAGAGATGTTCAGAATAAGATCATTAGATTTAACATAGAACAGGTTTCTATCACCAAGAGTAAGAGTCTTAGTCTCTACATATTTCTTAAACCAAGGATCATTTGCCCAACCAGTAATAAGAGTCTGGTCAATTGTCTCCTGGATAATTTCAAAATAAGCCCATCTTACATTTGGATTCTGAAGAGCACGTCTAACCTGAATGTCGTTTGGTTTTTCTGTAAAACCAGCAATATCATAGAATTTCTGTAAAATTACAGAGTTTCCTTCTGCCTGGGTCTGTCCCTGGAGTTTATTTCTATATGTATCTAAACAAATTTTAGAAAATGTACGTACATCATGTACGTCTTTAAAATTCTCGCGAATTCCCATACTATATTCATTAAAAAACATTTTAACCATTATAGTTTGTCCTCCTTTCCATTACGCTAAAGCTTCGTTTTTCTTAACGAAGACATCAAAAGTTCCATTTGGGTTAACCTGAATAATCTGTCCAACAAAACCATTAGTTGCACTTGGATCAGATTCTTTGGTTGTAAGTTTAAAGGAATCAGCTTTTACACAAACGTAAGCACCTTTCTTAGGATCTGCGTCCTCTGCAAAAGCTTCCTTATTCAGAGAAAATCTATCTGTCGGATAAACCTCATAAACTCTCATTCTCTCGCCTGCAGCATTATAGAAGTTTCCTTCATCCTCCTGCATAAGTCTTGTGTACTCCGGATAGATTTTTACAGGTGTCAGAACAAGTGCAATTTTGTCAGTAATTGCAGGTTTTACTGCCTCAAAATAATCATTCTCTTTCCATTTCTCTGGAGTTGGATACTGAACAACACTACCGTTATCAACATCTTCGTCAGAAACCATATTATAAAAATGTCCACCACACTCAGTAGCAAGCATGAGTGTACTTTCAGCGACACCGTGACCGCCATAGGAAAATTTGTCAAAAATACTAGCCATAGTATGTAATTCCTCCTTTTAATATATTTTTTAAGCAAATAAAAAAGGGCAGAATAAGCCCTATTCAATATTTTAATTGTCAATATTCAGTTTTATTTTTTTAGAGATTTAAAATAGTCTCCATAAGGTGAATTCTCATTATCCGCTTCTGGTTTTTCAGAACCAACACCGAATGTCATTCCACCGTTAAATTTCTTCTTGGATTTTGTTTCAGAAGTGTGTGCAGAAAAAGTACCTGCATTAGATGTGATAAAGTCAGCAAAAATAACTTTTGCCTCTTTTTCAAGATCAACAAGACTGTACTGGTCCATGTTCTCAACAAGAGTCTTGAATTCGTCTGTGTCTCTCAGATCATTGTATTTCTCCGCATTAAGAATTTCTTCTCTCTGTGTATGAAGTTTTGCAAACTCTGCATTTTCTTTGTATTCAACAAGAGATGCATAATTACTTCTCATCGCTTCAACTTCATCTAATTCCTCTTTGGTAAGATATGTAGCGTATACTTCTACACGATCACCGGTAAGAGAGAAGTTATCTCCATCCTGGGAGTATGTCTGCTTGTAAGCAATACCTGCCCAATAATCAGACATAATCAGATAGTTCTCATAAACTTTAACGGAATACCAGCAGTTATCTGATTCACCATACTGAATATTTACCAGATCAGATAATGCCCAAATCTTTTCATCAAGGGCAATTTCAAAGTTTGCAGATTTCTCATCAACGGTAATAGAGTATTTTTTCTTCTTTTTACCATCTGTTCCACAAGCCTCTTCCTCAACTGGATTTTCTTCAGACTCATCGGATGTTGCAACAGGCTCATCTTCGGATTCCGTATTTTCTTCCTGAGTTTCGCCAGCTCCCTCTTCATTTACTGGTTCTTCTACAGGATCAGCGTCACCATTACCTTCGTCTGCATTTTCATCAGAAGTAGGTTCTGGATCAGAGTTACCATCGGTTGTACCTGCATCACCGGTTCCATCATCAGAAGCTGCGCCATCGTCATCATCAAATGTTTCTGCAAATTTCTGTTCCAGCTCTTCGTCAGATAATCCATCGTAATCAAATGTAATATCATCAACTGTTACATTATATTTCTTAAGTAATTCTTCAAATTTCACCAGATCATTTCCTCCTTTCTGATTAATTTGTGTATTATTATTGAAATTGGATAGAGTAGTATTTAAAGCCTCCAATGTTTCAATCAATTTAGAATTAAAACTCTGTGCATCATTAGCATGGGCGACAATCGAATTGTTCTCTACACTAAAATCTGCTATATCAAGTCGTGCATTTTTCATTCCTTCACCGACATCCTCCAGAGTATCTGGATTTTTACCAAGTAAAGTAAGTCCCATAATATCAATATCTGAAAGAATAAGCTCTTTTGTTTTTGCATCAAATTCCATAGAATTAATACCAAGCTCTACACTTACCTTAGTTCCATTTTTTCGTTTTATGATTGATGCAGTATCTGTATAAGGAACTGGAATAGCACATTTTCCATATAAGAAATTGTGACCAGTTTCTTCTTCAATCTTGAAATATGGTTTATCAGAAGTAAAACTGCCTACCTGTTTTTCAAAATAGATGGTATTTCCATCTTTATCTACATCGAAATCATGTGATGTAAAGTCTTTTAGGACTTCGCCTGTTTCTTCATCTGTATACTCCATAAAGTTTGCAAGAATAGGCTTATATGCCAACTGTTTTGCTGCTTTTTCAAGAGCATCATCAGTAACATTTGATTTATTTCTGTTACGTCCGGAATGCATAATTTTTACATCACAGAACATAAGTAATTCATCTGATTCGTCTTCGTCAATTTTCTCAAACTGAGCTGGAATTTGTACAGATAACTGATATCCAGAATCTTTTGCACTAAAATTGAAATTTGTATTTTGAGTTGCTAAAAATGCATACAAATCTTCGGCTGTAAGCATTCTTTTATTATATTTTTTAGTCACTTTGTATTTACCTCCTTTCTTTAGAAATTAAAAATAGCCCTTAGAAAAGAGGACTAAACACACATAATATTTGTGAATTTTACTTTAGACATATCAATGTCATTTTCAGCAAAATTCATCTTATTGTTATTTACAAACATATAAAAATGAGCAGGTGTCTGAACCTCTATATAACCTAGAGTGATCAACTGCTCACGAACTTCTTTATCATATGTAAAAATAAATTTTTTATCTTTCATTATTTATCACTCATTTCCACGTTCTTTAGATTTGCTACCAGAATCGGTTAGATCATCAGAATCTTTACTTGGGGCACCGCCATTAATTGGGTCTGTATCTGCAGTAGAAGTATCACCAGATTGCGTATAACTTGTACTAAGTGGATTACTCATCAAATCAACAAGTCCTAAATCACGCTCAAGCTTAAGCATAGACATTTGCTCAAGAAGTGTATTTCCATCAAGGACACCAACTGACATTCTTGGTAATCCATTTTGGGCAGATTCAACAAGTTCTTTACGTTTTGCTTTTCTTGTATAAGGACAAACACCGTCTATGTACTTAAAGTATCCATGTCCTGTACCAACTACATAATTAAAATATAGATTTAAATATCTTTGAACCTGTGGTAAAAGAGTACTCTGACCATATTTCATATCTGCAATAATCTGTGCTTCGTAAATTGTTGTTCCAGATTTATCTGAATCAAGAATTACACCACCAATATGCTTAAAAATATTAGATATGGAATTTGAAATCATATCAGTATCATCTGTATTATTCAAATCTTTGAATTCAATTGTGTCAATTTCCATAGGAGAGAGCACAACATTAACACATGGAGGAACATTAGCTGCAAGTTTCTTATAGTATTTCAACGCTGTATCCGGATCAATCTCAAAATCGTCCGGATCAGAAGTACCACTTAATGGTTTTAGTCTAGCTACAAGGAGTTTATAAGCACTAAGTTCATCCTTAACTGCCTGAATCTCCTGTAAATCTATGGCATTTATGATTGTTTGGAATAATGCCGCGAAACTCGGATAATCCATTGTTGGATCATCACTATTTACCTTAAAACAAACCTGTCTTTCAGGTTCAAGTTCCTGCCATCTTAATGTAGAATCTTTCTGATATGCTTCATATTTAGACTTGAATTCAGAATCCCAATATTCAAGATATGCTTCATGTGATCTGAAATAAGAAAAGTCAAATGCAAATCTGAATACACCTGCTTCAACAGAAGATACTCTACAATAATCTCCATCAAGAATCTGATAGAAACAAGTTCCACCTTCCTGATCAGAATCATCATAAACATATGCGTACACAGAGTCTTCACGCCAAGCTACAAGAAGTAGTTTTACAAGTTCACTGGCAAAATCCATACGTTGCCAACGAATCATAGTTTCATACCAAGTATTAGTACGTTCCTCTGGAGTCATTTCCTGCGTAGGATCATCCAATGGGATAATATTAAACGCATCTCCACAAATCATAGTCGCATAGTGTAAACAGATACGTCTGTACTCATAGCAAAGTCTGTACAGATACCGGCTTAAATTCCTTAACTGAGACTCATATGATTTTGGTGATTTCATATAAGTACGAAGTGTTTCCCTGGAATAAGTCTGGAAAGTACGCGATTCAGTTTTAGACAAATCAGTAAGCTGCAATGCTTCTATCATAGCCTTTGTGGTTTTTGCCATTTCAAGTACACGTTCATGTTTCGTAAGTGTTGTTGACATTTCAGCTACAGTTTTCTTCCCTTTTGGTGTATCAATAGTTGGAACAGTGGCTGATTTGTTTAACAGTAATTTATCAACTTTATCCAGTTTCTTTGTTGGAGTGGAATTTGTGGATTTAGTTGTTTTAGCTGTTGAAACTTTAGTTGTTTTAGGAGCTGCCTTTGATTTTGGAGTGGAAGTTGAGGCAGCTGTATTAACGGTTTTATTTGAAATAGGTGTACCGTCCTGCACCTTTGGCTTATTTTTACTACCTTTGGGTCTATCCATTGGTACACCTGCCTTTCTATTTATTGTTTTTTATTTTGATTGGTTGGAATTTATTTTAAGAAGTAAGAAGCGGGAGAGTAGTGGGTGTTGGAATAGATTTGAATAATAGATTGATTATTAATCGAAATAAGAATGACGCTTCGCTGTACGAATTGGTAGGATGTCAGCGAGGTTAGTAATGTTTGTATTCTTTGGCTTAAGCTTAAGTGCGAGTTCCTGAACAACGTAATAATTATACTCAAGTGAAGAATAGCGGTCCTTACGCATTCCTGATTTTTCTTTAACTTTAATAAGTCCATTATTTACTTCATGGTCAAGATTGATGAGTTCTTCAATAAGGAATGTTGTTTGATAATACGGAAGACGAAGCTTTATCTTTTGTGTATCAGACAACTTATTAAACCCTTTTATAAGTTTTTGTAATTTTTCGTCAATTTCAGTTTCAGAGTTTAGAAGATTAATATTTCCATTCTGAAAACCACTACGAAGAGCAAGACACATATCATTATTTGATTTTGCACTTGCTTTTATTGCATAAATAACCTTTGGAGCATTACGAACTTTGCACCTATCTGCTAAATCATCATTATTACAACAATTTAAGGCACCATATGTCATATTATAAACAGGATCATATCTATCCTGCATTAAATAATCCAATACACCTTGTCCAACACCATTTGCGTCAATCGCAATATAATCACAATCATATTGATAAAAATAGCGCATAGTCATAAGACCAAGCTCTTCGGTCATTAATCCTTCTTGTGTTTCTATATACTTTATATTACTAATGTAATCGTTTGAGGATGTAGGAAGGGCACTGTTAATAATAAAAGCAGAAGCATCATTATCGTGTTTTTTTGATGCAAGAAGTGCAATATCAAGACTTAATATACGTTTTTCTCCAGCTTGTTTTTGTGGAATCCTTACATTACTATTTCTATAAAAATCTAAATCATGGAAACTATCTTGTAAAATTCTACGTGTATTTAATACATTAAAATTGAAAAGCGATTCGTCACCACTTCCATAAAAAATACCTTCTCGTTCCATTTTAAATGAAATATCAGAAAAAGTAGCTTCAGACATTTCATTTTCTATCGATTGACGCATAAGAAGATGCTCTGCAATTGAAAGTGTATATGGTAAATCACAAATGAAATATTTCATCTTTGGATCAAGCATATTTGCCACATAAGCTTTTACAATTTCATACATCTCAGATTGTTTATACCAGGCAGAAGACATCATAAGGATTTTATTCATTTCCTCATAACCTTTACCCTTATATTCCGGCTTGTTTATATACGGAGGAGTACGTGGAGCTGAAAGCATTGGCTTTAATACGGTATCTATTATTTTTTGCTGAACCATACGACTCTCATCAATGATTAATATCTGACAATGGGCACCGCGACTACTTTCAGCTGCAACTTTTACCTGTATCCAACCACCAGATTTAAAATATACCGAACAATCATTTTGTCCTATGCTATATTTAGCTATTTCACTTCGTAATAATGGAGATTTTCTCATAAAATCATCAGTTATCTTCATTATTGTTTCTTTTCCCTGTTTAAAAGTGTAACTGCTTACCACAATGGTTGTACCAGGGTATAAAAGACATCTTACAACACAAAATAATGATACCAAATAAGTTTTGCCCTGGCCCCTCGAAGCAATATAATAAAAGGCATCATTATGCATCATGCAGAAGAGTAGTATTTTTTGGAATAATTTCAATTCTATTCCAAGATAATCCTTCACAAACCTATGTGGATTAGCTCTATAATATGAAGCTCTTTCTGCAACAATATTCATTATTTTGTCAGTTTTATTTTTTTTTATTTGGGAATCAGATAGATTTTGTTTTGATCGTTTGGTCATTACTTTTGACTTTCATCACCAAAAATTTGGCTATAAATACTTTCAGATTTTTCATCAAGATCTTGTTCTTCTGGTTTAGTTACGGCATATTGACTAACATAATCTTCATACTCTTTGGAATAACCGCTTTCTAAACCAAGAGCATGAGACAATGCACCTTTAAACCATACGCGAATATATTTACCTATACCATCACAATCCTTAAATTCCGGATCTGGTTCAGGTATTGGCTTTTCTTGTTCCCATTTTTCAATCAACTGACTAAAAGTTAAAGCATCTGTAGCAGCATTCCCAACGTTCTGTCGTGGCTGTAAGTTAGCTGCATCCATTAATTTATTTAAAGATTCATCAAGCTTTGTTGTATCTTTACTTGATTTCTGTGCTTTCCAAATATCCAATAATTTAAAACAAATTCTAACAATATATGTTTGCTGTGATTTAGAATCTACTTGAGTCCTTTCGCACCAATCATCATACTGGTCTTGAAGATATAAATAATCTTCATTTGAAAGTCCTGAACCAAATAGTTTTACAATTTCTTTTCGTGGTTTTCTTTTATAAGCAGGAATATCATCACTAGAATCATTAAATTTACTTTGCGCAAACGTCATTGATTTATATTGAGGAAGAGATTGTACTATTACAATAAGTTGCTGTGCAGCTGTACCCCTAAGTTTCTCTTTAACTCCCTCTTTTACCTTAACTAACTGTGCTTCATAATCGTCTTCGTTAAAATACCAGTTAAGCCTTCTAAATGTATCAATTGTTTTTGCCTTATTATCTATTCTATTACCATTTTTATCACGGTCAGTACACATATTAATAATACATTCTCTACATGCAAAATGTTCAATTCCATCAACAGTTTCATTAGAAGAATAAAAATTATCTGCCTTTATTGATTTAAATTTTCCACAATGAGGACAATATATAAAATCCAAATTAATAAGGCGATTATAATCTTCTGCGAGGATAGAGTATGCTTTTTTAACATTACTTATTGTCATAGAACGTAACTCTGTATCTGTTTTTGCTTGACGCAAGTTTGCCATATAATCACCATCCTTTTACTCATAAAAATAAATTAAGCACTCATCTTCAAATCGAAGAGAGTGCTTTCTAAATATTTAACATAACAAATAAAAGCACCTACATTTCTGTAGATGCTCTTACGCCAAATGCATGGCCACTAACTCTAAACGCCAGCTTTACCGTAAAAAAGATAGGGCAGTGGCGCGAGTATCCACTTTTCTCTTATAATGATTAGTTATAAGATCCCTATCTATTAAATATCCGGTAAGAGATTCGAACTCTTGATACTGCATAGAAAGTGCAGTGACTTAAACCACTTGTCGAACCGGACAAAATATTCATTTACAAATATAATAAATCTGTGCTAAAAACTAATTCTTATATCTATATTAGTAGGTATACACATTTTTGTATCTATATAACTTTCTTATAGATTTTTGTGAGTGAATAAAATCCTCACACTTTGGCATCAAAATATACCATATTTTTCCTGTCACCGGTATGCAAAATCTACACCATGCCTCCTGTTGAATACTATGTCGTATATAGGAAAGTTGGAATACAGGGACTTGAACCCTGGACCTCCTGAACCCAAATCAGGCGCTCTACCAAACTGAGCTACATCCCAAGACGCTGGACCGAAGCCCAGCTTGGAGAAATAATCATGAAAATGAAAAATACAAAGAAAAGAGAAGAATAATAGAATAGGACAGTAGTCCTATAAACGTAGGCGGAAGGATTTGAACCCTCGGACCTGTTACAGCCTCTTGGTTTCAAGCCAAGCGCAATAAACCTCTCTGCCACGCCTACAGAATCTTGACAAGCATTTTCTCTTGTCTTATGGAGGTTTCACCACTGATCGTCCGAAGACAGCACACCGTTATTTAGTGGATGGAGAAGGATTCGAACCTTCGAAGGCAGAGCCGTCTGATTTACAGTCAGGAGCGTTTAACCACTTCGCTATCCATCCAAATAAAATTTTATACTCAATAAAAATTGAGTTGTAGGGCAGTGTACCAGGATTCGAACCTGGAGTCTTCATTTGTATTATAATCCGTATTAAAATATGACGCTTTACCATTAAGCTATACCTGCCAGATTGCAATGTTTCTTTTCCGAACATTGCGAAGCGTATTTGCGTAATTACGTAGTTATTTTCGCTGTCCGCCAGCTATCCTGACTAAATCAGGAAGGGTATTATTTGCTTCCGCTCAGTCGGAAGGTTCCAGTCCTAACACTGTATGATGACTCACGGATTATTTTACATCGGCTACGCGCGAATAACTTTGAGGCACTTGTCAACCATGTCATTCTCCGATGGCAGACGCTCCTTATCTGCGTAACAGAATATTTCTATTCTGGGCAATAAAACATAAGTTCTGACTTGTTTATTTAATACCCATGAATCATAATAGAAAGTGTAGAAGAGTACTTCAACTACTCCGATACACTGTAACTTATTGACACAGCACCTGGCATTTAAGATAAGACCGGAAAGGATCGGTGCATTCAAATCAGAAGTCTATATGATTCTGGGCGTTCTGCTCACATATTTCCCTCTGAACTAGTTGGCTACTTTATAGCCAGGGAGGAGGTGAAATATGAGAGACGAGCGAAACAAGCTTAAGCTTGCAAAGTTAGCGATCCGACTTCTTTGTTTTACTATAATTACAATCGCTGCACTGTGGATAATCATTAATCATAATCCGCAAAGCCTTACAGTTTCTGTTAGTGCCGATAAGGTCAATGCAGAAATTGCTGTGAACTTTGCAAGCGAAACAGATGACGATAGTCAATAAAAGGCTATCTCATCGACATTGAGGTGGTTACTTTTGTAACTGCCTCTTTGTTTTTTCAGACTACGTTTGTTATTTATCAGGTACTGGTGCAGACTTCCAGAACAAATCCCGCTTTTCAGCCTCTTCTTGCCTACCTGATATCACAAGCGTCTTGGGAATAAAATGTTCCACCATAGAACAAATATAATAGAGAATAAGTTACTTAAACATTCCGGCTTTTCTCAAGCGTTCTCTAGCCTCTCGAATTTCTTTCGTATGATCACCCATAGGAGTCTGTGACCTTTCATAAATTTCTTTTGCTTTTTTACCTGTTATAATCATAATAGGGCTTTGTTGTCCATTGAACATTGCTTACCTCCAATATGTACTTCTTGATTTATATTGAATTTATTCTCGAAATAGTATAATATATTGATTTAACAGGTCATCTACCTTCCGTTTCAGAGATAATAGAAAGGTAAGGTGATTCATATGAGTTATCCTAGTCCAATTTATTGTGTCTACGTTCATGCATACACTCGTGTAAGGTTCTGCAGAACTGAGCATGTTTGTGCGCCCTGGCGTAGGCTGCCATTCTGTGCGTGAACACAGACCCCTCGCGGCACTCTGAAAATGTAGCGATTGAACTCTCTGATAAAAGTTCGTAACTACATAACTAGGAAGTAGATGGCTTGTTATCTCTGGTATGTTTTTGTAGGCTTCGTGAGCTATGTTATGTACTTCTAAATAACTTATTCAGTTATTCCAAACATTTCATTAATAGTATCTTCCGAGTGGTCCTTTAAGTACCCCTGGGTTGTATTTATGTCGGAGTGGTGAGCAAATATTTGAACTTGTTCTAGTGTATACTTTCGTACATTTCCATCTTTATCTTTAAGTCTAGTATCTTCACCTTGAAATAAACATTCTAGCCTTGAATGTCGCATACTATGTGGGAATATATTACATTCTTCTCCACGAACTTCTGAAAGAATCTTAGAAATTGAAACGATTCTATCATATAAAATATTCGGATCATTAACAGCTTCCTTATGATCACCTTGACCTTTAATCCAAAGTGAATCAATATCATCATCACCACGCCATTCCAAATATTTTTGAATAATTTCTTTAGTATCATCTAAGTAAACTAATGGAAATTTCTTTCCTCGTTTTCCAATAACAATGTTTGTTTTATTTCCGTTTAATAATCCATGCTTTTGAATTTGAAATAATTCATTTTTTCTTCCTGCTGAGTCAAAACCGATAGACCATAAAACAGCCAGTTGCCATTTTTCTTTTTCTACAAGAATATCTCTGACCTTAATAAATTCCTCGAATGTAAAGAAAAAATTATCTTCACTTTCTCGTACACGTTCTTTTGGAAGACCAGCTACTTTCTTTGCATAATTGATTTCGTAATCATAATCATCATCTTCTTCACAAAACGTGAGCATACTATTTACTGCACTTTTAAGCCTATTAACTCTAGCTGCAGACATTTGACAATCATCTGAAAAATATAAACTTAAATTACGAAAATCCTTTTTATTTAATTCGAGAATACATCTATTATCTAATTCCTTGAGAATATAAATGAGGATAATTTTTAAATCGCTTCTATATCCATTAATAGTTCCTTTACTTTTTTTACGTTGTTTATACTCAGATAGGAAGTCTTCAAGAATACGCTTATTTTCTTTATTGACCTGTTCCCATAATTCATCAGTATAAAATTTATTATAAACACGGCCTCTTTTAGCCATCCTTCATCACTTCCTTTTATCAAAATATTTCATTATCTTATGTGAGATGACAGCATCAACTATCACCTCTTCAGAGAGTTTTATAAAAATGAGCGAAAAAAGTAATTGCCTCACGGCAAATCACCTCACATAAAATAACGATTTTATAGTACCCACAGGACTATTACAGCCCTGTGGAATTACTTCTATACATCTACAAAATACAAACATAATCTTTATCTGGTTTGTCGTATGGATAATTGTTATGTATCCATGTTTTTACACAAACCTTTTCTATTTTCTCAAAATCATAATCTCTAATTTCCATATTTCTTGGAAATTTTTCTAATTCATTGATAAGATCTTGCACTGTATTTATCATCTTATCTAGCGGCATCCTTTACAGCTTTTGCCAGTTTAGCCTTAACAGTTTTATGGGCATCGACATGTACAGTTCCGCCAGTAAGTGGGTTCCTTGCATCTCTAGCCGGTACATCCTTAACTTCAAGACTTCCGAATCCTGGTACTCTAATATCCTCGCCAGCTTTCAGTGTCTCCATGATAACTTCCTGAAGTGCTGTTACGATCTCACCTGTCTCCTTAATTGTCTTCTCTGCTTTGGTTGCTGTTGCTTTAATAAGTTCAGTCTTTGTCATAATTTTGTTACTCCTTTTTTTCTTCTAAAAATTTTTATAATTTGTTTTTTGTTTTATACGTGGGACCGCCACGCTCGGCATATTATTTAATTGTCTATATTTGAACTGATTCTCATCAGTCGATAACAATGTTGTTAGTTCCTTTGAGACCTTTTTCTTTGTCCCAGATGAAACAAATACATTTTCTTACAGCACCAACAAATCCGGATTCATGCGACCAGTTATCCTCACCTGTAACAGATGGGAGATTGCGGATAATCAATCCACCAAGCTCTTTAATTGCCTGTTCTGAATGAAGGTGTGCGAGATGCGCTTCATGGTATTTTGTTCTTCCCCATTCTTCTCTGGCTTCAACCTGCATTACTTTGTCTGCACGTTTTCCCTCTTTATCTCCATGAGCATACATGATGAGAGAGTTGCCCCATTCGTAATACTTTCTTGGATGCATGTCTACATCAACAAGCACATTAGGATCTTCATGGAAATAAGCCCAAAGTGTCATAACAACATGCCATGAGCTGGAAAAATCATGATTTCCTGGGACATACATAAGCTCAACAGGAGCAAACTTAGATAGTGCAGTAATGCCATTAATGAGCATTTCAACACATCCTTTAAACATTTCCTGGTGTCTCATATTTGTGTCTTGGGCAGTGCCACGAGTTGTTGTTCCTTGTACATTGTCAAAATGGAGGAGGTCGTTGCCGATTGGCATAAGAATTTTTGCGACTTTTCTTGACTTAATATCTTCAATAGCCTCAGTTATAATTGTATTAAAGCATTTTTCAGCTATAATATAATCGTATGATCCGTTTGTAAGATTTCCGGATGCAAATTTACCATAATGTAAATCCATAATTGGAATCTCATACAAAACTCCATCATCAACTTTTGGCTTTGTAAAATAATCTCTATTTGTCGGTTTATAGTTTCTAACTAAATCTTCGTAAAACTCTTCAATTTCAATCTGAGAAATTTCAGTTCTAGGTTTTACATTGATTTTGCTTGCATACAGATTTTTAACACCAGATTTTCCACCCTGATTCCAAATAGAGTTTCTTGCAGAGACAAGTTCCCATTCGAGTGGATCGTAACCATGTGCGCTAAGTAAAAATTCAGGATTTTTCAAGTTTTCCTCATTAATCTCAATAAGTCGATCACTTGTAAAAGAGCCATCCTTATTTACGTCTGTCTGTTCTTTATATCTTGGAAGTGAGAGAGAAGCCGGTTCGTCTGTAATTGGTTCACTATTTACTTCCATTTCTTTTCTTCTTTTTTCATCAAAATATTCTTTTACAAATACGCTGCCATATACATTGCTACAAGCGTTCCGAAGAGTATTGCGAGATAGTGGAATAGAATATTGATCAATAATTTCAGTCCAATCTTTATCTGAGTTTCCCTGTACTTTTGCAGTTATTTCGGCAAACGAAGCCTCATACTGTTCAGGTGTCATTCCATAATCACTTATTCTTTTTTCGAAATCCATAGGCGATCACCTATTCTGCGTTATCTGCATCCTCTGCAGGAATTACATCTAACTCTTCCTCAGTTTTAATCTGAGCAGTCATCTCAATATACTGATTTTTCATAGCATTAAGAAGATCTACAACAAATATTTCTTTTTCATCACCATTTTCATCTGCGTATGTAATTGTGGAACAATCATCAGAAAGTGTTCCTTTAATAGATAATTTATCGGTTGTATTACGTTTAAAGCTTAAACAAGATTTAGCCATTTTTTATTTTCTCCTTTTAATCATTAAATTTTCTTAAAAAATCATTGAAATGTCAGTGACAATCCCATCTACGACATTGTATTTAATAAGCTCATCATCATTGAGATACCAATCTTTTGATCTATTCTTATTAAAAGTTTTTTCATCAATAGAAGTACGTTCAAGAATATAAGATTTCATTGCTTCAATTTGTTTCTTATAATTTTTCTGTGCGCTTTCAAGTTGTTCTGCAGTTCCTTGAAATGATCCACCACCAGAATGTACCATTAACTGCGAATGTTTAAATGCATATCTTTTATGCCCAGATAGTAAAATCAAAAATCCTGCAGACATTGCAACGCCCATTGCGACAGTAATAATTGGAATACGACTACTCTGAATTAAATCACATAAAAAATTTGCCTGTTCCAATTCTCCGCCGAATGAGTGTATAAAAATACGAATGGGCTTTAAGTCTGAAACATCAATATCCTTTTCTGCAATATTTAACTGAATGATTGCTTTGCACAATTCAATAAGTTCATAGTCATCACCGATTTCATAGTCAATATAAAATGTTCTGTCGCTACGACTTTTCCAATATGTATATTCAGATGGCGTAGGTACATCACTTTCTTTAGTTGCTCCAATAAGAGGTAATTCTAAAAGATCCATATATTTTACCTGCTTTCCTTTTAATCTTTTATTTTTATAGTCACATAAGATCCGCAAGCTCACTAAGCTTTGATCTATAGTTATTTTTCAATTTGACACATCCAAAACTTTCGTTACCTTTAAACACGTCAATAAGTCTATTCATTCCGATATTTTGAATATTTGTATCTTTCTGTTCAATAATATCTCCCTCATAAATCTGCTTACATCCAGACTTACAACGTTGAATTATTGTTTTTAAAGTATAAACATCCAAGTTCTGAGATTCTGTTACGAGGCAAATACTGTCTGCCTCAAGTTCTATACCTCGTATATTTGCAGTTGGAATAATATCTAACATTCCACGTTCGACCATGTATTCTACTTGCTGCATATCACCAAATTTTGATGCAAGAATATTTCCAATAGAGCCGTAATAAAGAAGTTTTGTAAGATGATCACCTTTTTCAAATCCAAGTGTCTTTGCATTTTTTAATGGTTCATAAGAATAAATGATGTAGCATTTTTTAAATCTACCTTTTTCAATTTCTTGCATAATGTAATTAAGCGGAAGAGTAGTTTTACCTGAACCAGCCTTACCGTATAATACTGTAATATCATTAGTGTTAATTGAATCCATTGCAAATGCCTGAATATTATCTAATGGTTTTAATGTCCCAAACATATTAGATTTAAATGGCTTGCATCTAATTGACTGATAAGTTTCACCATCCCATTTTAATGTATCTACTTCATTTCCATTCTCATCCTTAAGCAGTACATATTCGTTTATCAAAAGATTTAATGTATTTTCATTAAGATGTTCATAAAAATAAGCCATCTTTTCTTCTGACAGACTTATTTCCTGGTATCCTTTATAATAATCAAAATTATTTTCACAAGCACTTTCAACATCTAATTCAAAAATCCATTTAGCAATTGTTTTACATGCAAGATCATTTGTAACAAAAATTGCATTTTCAATTGTAGACGCACATGCACAAATCTGATTGTCTGGGGAATTTTCAAGACCTTTTGATTCAATAATAGATATGATAGAATTGTCTGTTATAACAACTTTATACTTATCAGTATTTTCATCTAAGATATGTAATATTTTACGTGATTTATATTTTGTTTCTTCATCTTTATTTCTTGATACTTTAATATGCTCTAATTCTTGAAGGGTAGTAGAGCTAATGTAAAAATAACTGTCTAATACATTTTCCTGTAATGCTAAAACAGCATTTGTATCATAAAATTTTACTTTTGCTTCGATGGTAAATAACCACCTTTCCTTTAAGTATTTCGCCTTGTGCGATGTATTCAGTTGTCAAATATTATTTTAATTTCTCAGCTTTATCAGCGTACCAGTCGTGAATTTTTATACTATAAATTCCTGCTTCAATGTCATCGTCACCTACTAACTCCACAGGCGTAAATTCCGGTAATTCCTACCGTACTAAATATCTATTTATGCATTCAAAATTCTCAAACCTTCGTTTAAAATATTAATAGCAGCATTAATATCTCTGTCATGATGTGTACCACATTCTGGACAAATCCAATCTCTTACGGTTAAATCCTTTGTATCACTATTCTGATATCCACATACATGACATAATTGGCTTGATGGAAAATATCTATCAACTTTAATATACTGACGATTATTCCATTTTGTCTTATATTCCAATTGTCGTGTTAATTCATACCAACTACAATCTTGAATTGATTTTGATAAATTTTTATTTTTAATCATATTACTTACTGCTAAATTCTCAGAAACAATTACTTGGTTTTCGCAAATTAGCTTATGAGAAATTTTGTGTAAATTATCAATTCTTACATTATGAATTTTTTCATATATTTTTGCTACTTTAATTCTTTGTTTGTTATAATTATTACTTCCTTTTATTTTATGTGATAGCTTGCGCTGTTCTTTTGCAAGTTTATCCGCATACTTTTTAGTTATTTGAATATTTTCAAATTTTTCACCATCGGAAGTTATAAGTAAATCTTTAATACCTAAGTCAATACCCACTATAGATCTAGTTGAATACAACGGAGTATGTCCTGTTTCAACAAGAATTGATACATAATATTTTCCGGATGGATTTTGTGAAACATACGCTGCCTTTATTTTCCCTATAAACTGTCTATGTACTTTTGCTTTTATCCATTTTAATTTTGGAAGTTTAATTTTATTTTTTTCAAAAGAGACTTCGATATTATTGTTACAATAATCGGTTTTATATGATTTTCTGTTGTTATTCTTTTTCTTAAATTTCGGAAAACCTGTATGTTCTTTGAAAAATTTCTGATATGCTGTATCCATATTATGTACCGAATTAGTTAACGCAAATTTATCAACTTCTTTTAACCAAGGATATTTTTTCTTTAAAATCCTGTTTACATAATTATTACAATCAAATTTATTCATAAATTTATTTTGTGTTTCATATAAATTCTGTCGATAAACAAGCGTTTGATTATATACGAATCTACAACAACCAAAAGTTTTTTGAATCAGTTCTTTCTGCTGTAAGTTTGGAAGCAAATAATATTTATATGCTTTGTACATTAATAAATCCTTTATTTAATTTTATTTACTAAATCTGCATAGTAATCCTCAATATACCTCTTGTTTCCACAGGTTTTATAATACCCCACATGGTATCCTCTGGAATTCATGTACCCACCTGAATATGGCTTTAAGATTTTTTTATCAATAAGGGACTGGATACCCTCTTTTGTAATTGTTTTAATAACAATACACACCTTTCATTCTAAATTTCCTCGTAAGAGAGGATAATAATTGCAGGAGACAGATTTGAACTGCCGATCTTCAGAGCATGAATCTGACGAGATACCAAACTTCTCTATCCTGCGTCAATTTAAACTACAACTGGACCAGTTACGTAGCCTAGCCCAGCTGCAGTCACAATTTGTGAATGGTCACCCATACACTCACCTCACCCCTGTGAGCTGTTTGTACATTTTAATTCGCGAACCCATATTTATAACGCGCACTCGGCAATAGCGCGAGGGCCTACTAACACAACTCTGTGCTTTCACGTTATTCTCCCTATTACCGGTATTTGTTGGACATGCAAAAATCCCTTATTTTATATAGGTTTTTCGCATGTCAAAAACACCCTAAACGCCAAAACTTTTATATTTTATAAGCTTGAATTAAAATTGCACAGAAATTTTTCTTTATCATAACGATATAATATATTTAAGATTTTCCTTGTATATTTTAATGGATTATATTTTCTTTCATAAGACAAACCAATTTCATGACTTAATCCAAGGCTGATTTCAATAAGTCTATTTATTGTAATGATATTTCTTATTTTTATTTTTGAAATATCAGAAATAATACTTTCTGTTTTTACAACCAATGAATTATAATAGTCTTCGTCTGATTTACAAGTATCCTTTAAAGCTTGTGTATATATATCATAATCAATTACAATTTTCATTATTTTACTAATTTGATCACGATTAGGTCTGCCTGTCATCTTAATAAAGAAATTCTCAGTAGGAGTAGTAACCTTAGTGCTTGCTCCTTGAATTTTATCCAACCATTCCTGTAACCAGTTCATTGGACATATAAGATCTTTATTGATTCGTCCTTTTAATTTGTTCTTGGAGTCCTCAATATCTTCCTGTGGAAGCTCTTTACCATCTTTAGTCACAGCGATTTCTCTTGTGTATTTCATAAATTCAGGGAAGTCACACTTTTTCATTCTTTTATTCCCATTCTTATCAATTACTTCTTTTTTCATTGACATGCATGGAAGTTTACTTATTCTATCAATCTCTTTAACACCATCAATTTCATAAAGCCTCTTGCAGCTGTCGATTATTACTTGCATCTGTTATGTCCCTGGCTCTTTATCCAGGGCAGCTCCGAATTTCTCCGGAGTGTCGGAACATATCTTTGCCCACATCTTATTTTGTTTGGGCACTCAGCGCTCGTGTCCATATTATTAGTTGCCATACTGCAATGATTGTTCTCTGAGCCTTCCGGTTACTTTAACTGGCTTTCACCGGCTTGGTTGCTGATTAGCATGAAAAGCTTTCCAGCAGTTCACTGAGTATTTTTTGAACGAAGTTTCCTCCGAACCGGCCCATTTAATAACAAGCCAATACTGAAAGAATTACGAAATTATCTGATAGTTCATCAAGCCTTTTGGGATCTGGATTAGCACTCTGTAATTCACTCCAGTAATAAGTCATGGCAAGCTGTGCCAAATTACTGGAATATCCAATTCCGATTCTTGATTTAGAAAATGTATTATCCATACGTGCATATTCTGATTTGTTACTTTTATAAATCACGCCACTTTCTTTTAAATCATTAACAATAGTAGGGTAGTGTTCATAGCAATAAGCTGCACACTTAACCATTGTCGGCTGATTTGTAGCAAGAACGAAATCCGAATCTTCATCGGCACCATTTAAGCGTGGCTGCACATCAGTTTCAATACAGTTTATTGCAAGAATATTTGGTGAGAATTCAAAATATCTTTCCATTTCATCACTGTAAACATTATGAAAATAACAAATATTATTTGGAGAATTGTGCGGATTGCGAAATGCACATAGAAATTCGTCATGTTTAAATCTTGTGGTATAACATTGGATAGTTCCAGGTTCCGGTAGAAGCGTAGGATCTTTTGTAAAATCCTCACCAACAGAATAGAGTAGAAGTGCGTATGGATTTCCACATATAGTCAAATTGTCACCATTTACAACAATCTTACCTTTTCTAAGCTTATGCACATATGCGGAAATAATTTTAGATTTCTCATGCCTGAAGAACGTACTATTGCCAAATTCATGATTGTGATCATATAAATCAGCCATCATCTCATAGTGGTTTACCTCATTAGCATTTTTTCTTAAGAATTTTTCAAACTCATCATTATCCTGTTTCAGTAACTCCACATATTCAATACTGGTGCTTGCAATATCCCTTACATCATCTTTGGTACATGGGAGGGTATTAACCATCTGATAACTGAGCTGTTGGTATTCACCAAGCTTGCTAGGATGATCACTTTTTACGATTCCGAACACACTGCCATCTTCATTTACTTTCTTACACCAATACTCATATGCAGATTCTAATGAGCCACCCATCAAATCTTTGAATTTTTTCCATTTGATGGCATTGTCAGTAGTGATAATCTTAATGTCTTTCAAATAATGCCAATGACCAAACATGTCTTGGACCTGGTAAGTTTCATAATCATTACCGGTTTTCTCACACCAATCCTTAAAAAATAATTGTATATGAGATTTAAAACCACACATCTTAAATAAATGGTGTCTCATCAGAGCCATGCCATTGATCTTAACAGTCCATTCCGGATTATATGCATTTCTGCAGTCTTTAAAATAATCAGCTTCGATTAATCCCATGCCATCCCAAAGTGTATTCTTGACTTCAGTAACCTTCTTATCTACTACACATTTCTTGCAAATTCGACCCTTAGAATCCACGTAATCTTCTGCACGAACAATATTAGCCATTGTCTTAAAAAATGAATCCTGATCTCGTAGAATTAGGATATCCTCTACAGGAATATACTTAGTTCCAACGATGGTAGAGGTAGTAAGTGGAGCATAGGCAGACATCTCAACAATTTTTGCATTATCATCTGTCATTAACTTTCCAAGTCCGATAGTCAACCATTCATAAGCTACTTTATAAAGTTCAGAGTTTATAAAGATAACCTGTCCGAGTTTTGCTTTGGCACTGGTTCGAAACAACATCTCATAGTGAATTGTCTCTTCACTTTTAATACTGCCATCTTTATTCTTGGTTTTATAAGTAACATCCACACCTTCGTTGTAGAATTTATCTCTGATCTGCTCACGCTTTTTTTCATCATAGAGATCCTTGTTATTCTCAACTTTCTCCAAAGTGTATTTAAGACGTTCCTTTAATTCACCATCAGAATTTTTATACAACTGCTCAATTCGTTTATGTTCATCCTCATAAGATCTTGTACCAAAGTCAAAGTCTAAGCAAATAATATCTCTAGTAGATTCACCTTTATATACATTAAGACCATTCTTTATAAGAAAAGCAGAGAACAAACTGTTATTAAGCATTGCTTCAGTGTATGAGAAATAATCTCTTGTGCCTAAATTAACATCATATAATGTACCAGCACTGATATTTTTAATTTTAATCCCAAATTCACTAATGATAATCACCACCTTACATTATTGATGATCTTTCTTAGTAGAACTTTTAGTTGATTTAAATTTATATTTATTTCCCTTATTTTTATTATTACTTTTTGTCCATCCAATAGAAGAAGCTGCAGCATTAATATTACAACTAGGAAATGGGGGATAATCAGTCTCAAAAGCATATAAATTTAATACATTTGATGCATAGCGATGAAATTCTTCACGAGATGGTATAGCAGGAAATGTACCGCCTGTATAATAATTTTTAGTAGTCTTAGATGATAATCTCTGTGTAAGAGCAACGTTGTCTGTATTTACTTCTGTATTCATATTTAGTGTTTACTCCTTTTAACATAATTAGTATTAATCCTTTCTGTGCGAGGTTGATAAGTTGCATAACCTACTAAATGTGAAGGGTTGAAGGGTAGTAGGTTATATAAAATTCTTCTTAATAGAAAAATCTTTTATTCATAAAAAGTGCAAATGTGTTATTTTACATCTGACTATTAATTTCTTCTCTATTTAGTTGTAAGTTATATTGGAATTTTTTATCTAAATAGATAATGATATTGAATAATAAAATCAAATAGAACGAAGCTAGATGTGAAGCGCAGCGAAACATATAGCGTAGTGATGACAAATGAACGTAGCGTAAGCGAAGTGAGTGCGGCAGTATCTGGTGGAACACCAGTAAAGTATAATCAAATCTTATAATCAAAATTCAAAATCAAATTAACTATCCTGTCGTTCCGACAGTGCTTCACCGCATTCACTACGCTAAAGCTTCGTTCATTTGGAGTCACTTCACAATTTTTCGCTAACGCTTCAAAATTGTTCGTTCGAAATTGGTTTGATTGCATATTTTTATTGGGATTCGTCAGTGTTAAAAAAATCGTCCATTTAAACTTCCCTATATAAGAGATATATATTGGAATTATAAACGGACAACTTTTGGTTTTGCCCTTATTTTATATGAAATAACGACCAATTTATTAAAACATATTTTACACAAATTGGAATGCCATTTTGCCCTTATTTTATATAGCATTAAGGGCGATTTTTTAAAACGTCTGAAACAAAAATTTTTTTCAAAAAGTCAGTATTTATAAGGGTTTAACGCACTTTAGGTGTCCCTGTTTGGGTGAAAAGCTTATAATAAGGTTTTAGTTAAAAAATGGTACACCTAAAAGTACGTTAAAGCTAGAGATTATCGGGTATCTGACGTTTTACAGGTGTCCCTATTTGGAAATTAGAGTTTAAAAAAATCGACCTCAATCCCTTATAAAATAATGTTAAAACAGTTCCCCAATTTTTGGAATTATGTGGTATTAAAATTTAACAATAGTCCATGCAGCTTTGTATCTTCGCTGTTTTTTATTACCATTTTCATCTGTAATAGTTTTCTGAATTGAAAATTCTTTGATTCGGTATGGAGTATTTTCTTCTTCAAACATATGATTTAAAGTAGAAGCTCTCTTCATTATCTTCCCATTATGGATAAGATTTATTTTATGAATAAGCTCTGTTCTATCTGATGGTTGGAGGAATATAATTTTGTTATCTGCCAATTTTTTTAAATATCTTTGTAATTCTTTGTTGCTATTTTTATTTGAAAGTTCACTTATCATTTTGTATTTATAGACTCCTTTTTTATTATCATAGAAACCGAAAAACCTTGCTAAATATTTACAATAACCAAACTCACCATATTTGTTTATGATCTTTTTGTATTCTTTAATGTCTTCTTGCCGTTTAAAAAACATTGGACCGTTAACTCTTTTTATGTAAGTATTTGGTACAATTTTACCATTAATATCATAGCATAAATCATCATATAAAATGTTGTTACTATCATTTTGCATTGGATATTCTTGGATAAGTTTTTCCATTGATAACGAATTTTTTATAAAGAATTCTGCCATTTCAACTTTTTGTTGCATATTTCTAATAAGTCCTGATAATCTTTGATTGGTCATTGCATGGATGTATAGATTTAATTTATCATTACCGTCCTGGATTCTTTTACGTCCAACACATTGGATTAATGAGCCAAAATCAATAATGTCAATTACAATATGTTTTACTTCTCTGTCAACAATATTTATTCCTGCATCAAAACATGATGTTGTTATTAAAAACTGTTCTTCAAAGCGCTCATTCTCAAGAATTTTTTGGATTTTTTCCTTGTCTACATATTTATAATATTTTTCATTATTCTCACTACAGTTAAACACACAATAATCTTTATATTTCTTATATAATTTATAAGCTTTCTCTGCAGACTGTATAAAGAAAATACCTTTAGATTTTTTTCTAATACCTTCTTTTAAAAGTTCTTCTATAGTATTATCTCTATAAAAAAATTTTAAATTACGTATAAATGAAAAATCAAATGGAAGATCGTATTTTGTGTATTTTGGTAATTTATTTTCATTAATGTATTTTCTCATATAATTTTCCATATTATTTCCTGTTGCTGACATGAATATATGAGTGGCAGTAGTATTATTAATTATCAATTCAAAAGAAATTGATGTTTTATTATTAAAACTACTATCATTAAAAAAGTAATGAAATTCATCACATACAATGTATCTGTATTGAGATAAATTGATTTTATCTAACGTGTTGTGTAGTTTTGCATATTCAATAGATTGATAAGTCATTATGGTAATAACATCATCTTTTTTACTTTCAGTAATCTCATAAGAAAATTGATCTACACAGTTTGAACGGTGGATTAGCATTAAGATTTTATCATTATTATTTTTTGCGACATTATATAAGGTGTTTTTACAAAAGTAACTTTTACCTGATCCCATTGGCGCAGATACTAAAACATTATCTCCAGGTTTCCATGATTTTATAACAGACTCTGTAATTATATTTGATATTCTTGCTTTCATTATGATTTCCTCCTAGTGTGTTAAATATTTATTTCTATAATCCCTAATTGCCTGGATTAGTTCTGGAGTTTTATTAAAGAAAAATACATTTCTTCCTGATTTGTCATTTCCTGGTTCTGATCTTATAAGAACAAAGCCTCTTAGCATAAGATAACCAGCGAGTTTCTGAGTGTAAATTGTAATTGCTTCTTTTTTATTTTCTGTATACATTTGTTATTTTGTCCTTTCTTAATCTTAATCGTTTGAATATATTAAAATGTTGGATTATGATTTTTATACATAAGAAAACCTCCTTTCAAATATTTCTTCTAAATTACTTCTTTTTGAATTCTGAAAAAACGTTATTGTATTCTTCTTCGGTTAATGTTCTTTCTAAAACATATTCATATTTAGGTTCAGATAATTTCTGTGGTCCATTTGGATTATCTGGATCAATTGGTTCGCAATAGAAATATTCTTCTTTACGTTTATATGCCTGTTCTGCCAATTCTGTCATATTAGGTTTTAAATAAGGTTGTGGTCCACCGTAAGGACATGTTGAGATATGTTTATTAGCAATTTGCTTCTTAAATAGTGATTGTAAATCTGATAAAGACTTTATTTGTTCCATGATCCTGTTAACCTCATAATATATTCTTTGTATAATGTTGGCGATGCTTCCTTTAGTAATTCTTCTAATTCTTTAATAGGTTTATTCCAAATACATACGGTGAATGGTGCTTGGTAACCGTCGTAGTATTCTGCATAAAATTTAACTTTTGAATCTGGTATTACTTCAATATTATCCCAGTCTGATCTTGGTATTCCAAAATATGATTCTCCATAACCAGAATCTAGGATTGCGTTTTCAAAATTGTCAATTTCATCATCTAATAATGAATCACCTTTATAACAAAGCTCAGATAATAGTTTAACTAAAACTTCAAAATTATATTTTTCATTCATTTTTTTACATTCCTTTCTTGAGATGTGATTAGTGGATTCAATATAGTCTTCTAAATGGATTTTTATTTTATTCTTAGGAAATAAGTTTAATGTAATTTTGAATTAACTTTGAGTTAAATTCGAGTTAACTTTGAGTTAGATTTGAAAAATTATAGCTATATATTAGACCTGGATGGTGATCTGGGTAGTGAGTGCAGCTGAGACTAAAACATACCCTCATCATGGGACTTTAGATGAGTTTTTTAGGGTAAATTTTGACGAGATAGTGGTTTATGGTAAATTGGTAGGGTGGAGGTGTTTGGACAATTTTAGGATCGAATTTTGATTTAGAATAGGTGTAGATTGTAAGACGTGTTTGAAATAATAGGATTGAAGCGAGTGTGATAGATGAGATAAAAATAAAGCAGCACGTCCGGATTGGATGACTACTTTTAAATTTTTTTAGTTTAAATTGTGTGAATTAAGTTTGTGTTTTTTTGATACCGAGAGATAATAGTATTTATATAAGAAAGAATACGATTTGTGTGATGAGTAAAATGGGTTTTGAGTAGTGGGTTATTGGGATTTTATATGTAAAATAGATTAAAACTGATACAAGATAGTTTTTGTTGTATAAAATATGAGAGTATTAATAGTTTGAAAATATGATAATTTAGGCGATGATAAAGAATATCGTGTTTATGAGCTTGGAATATATGGGATTTAATGGTGCGATGGATATAATAGAATGAGATAATTTATGATGATTTATAGTAATTTTGAGTGACTGTTAAGTGTTAATTTGTATGGGATTATTCGATACGGAGTGCGATAGAGCGATAAAGTAGAAAATAGGTGCCGATTACAATATATGGTTGGATTTTGGGTCTGTGTAGTTAAAGGTGCTTATGCTGCAGAGCCGATCCTGGATCTTCGCCAGGATTAAAAGTACCCCCATCCCTTATTTTTCATGGCTTCTAATAGATATTAGATGACATGAAAATATACTTTTGCGATAGAAAATACAGAAATCACTATATACTGCAATCTGGCGTTGTCTGGCAAGGGCTTTAAACTGGTATATAGTAGGAATTTTTCAAAAAAATAGGGTAAAAAGTCGTAGAAATCCAGTATTTACAAGGAGTTGAGGGCTATGGATAAAATGAATTTTTTCACCAGACGGTGTGAAAAAGTGTTGCATTTGCAACATTATCGTATTTATAGGTTTTATCTATAATAAACGATTTATCTATAGCTTTCACCTATAGCACGCCTTGCCATAACTATAATCTATACCAAACTATCCAGCTATAACTTTCACTTATACCAGACTCACACCCTTTTATGCACTTTGCACAATGACTTTTCATAGCACATAATCTCAGCCCTCAAAAAGACATTTTTACCATGCATTTCTCCACGACATAACACCACATAATCCCACTAAAATCAACCACTTTGTGCAATATGCCTATACCGCAGTAAAACTCTCTGCTTACAAAATGTATTTCTCACACGGACGTTTTTAAACAATTATACAATTACACACGCAATAGCCACAATACACTAAATTGTATTTACATTTCATCTAAATCCCTTGCTATTTTCTCGCTTACAGCTTTATTTATAAAATCATTCAGACTTTTATAACCAAACTTGCTACAATGTATTTTCAATTCTTCTTTTTTACCTTTTTTGACTGTAAAGCGTACCTGGTCATAGTTATTTTTTATATAATCATTATCATATTTTACTTTATTGAATTTATTTTCATTATTATCTGACATTTATATATCAACCTACTTTCATTTTTTTGCATTATATAGAAGTAATTCCATAAGAATTATACCATACGACAGCCCACAACGCTAGTAAAATCAATACTTTCCATGACTTTTACTTCTGTATTTTCGAAAAGTTCTTTCTATATAAGGCGAATTAAAAAGTATGCAATTATACACTTTGTACAAAGTGAACAGAAAAGCAAGCTACACTTTGTACAATATTCCGACTTGAAAATACTTTGTACAAAGTGTTATACTTGCGCTAAGCAATTGAGATACAGTAACACGACTTCTCAATTGTGGATGTACAAGCGTATGAGTCAGAAAAAACCTACTGACAATTGTAACACATAAATAGCACCTTGAAAACTAAATACCAGTAAACGGACTTACAATCCGTTGGGCTGTCGTAGTTGCTACGACATGCGGAAAAAATCAGCAATAGCATTCTGGAATAGTGGTAAAGCCAGAATGTACAAAGATACCACCGAACCTTATAGGGGATGTCAGAAGAAAGAACTATCAACTATGTACCATGAATACGGCATGATGTAACCGTGAAACGGTTCTCGAATAACCGCAAAAATCGGACAGTCACACTTGCGACAGGAAAGACGACAAGGAAGTTTTACACGTTTTCTATTTTTTAAAAACGTGAGGTCACATACCAGACCATAAGATTATGTTATAAATAATCTGGCAAGGAAGTGTAGAGGGATATATCTGATGGATTAAAAGAGTAGGTGAAGGGTCTGCATGAAATTGCTAGGAAGGAACGCCATATCCGTTTATAGCTATACGGTATGAAAAACCATTCAGTGTAGGGACTGAATACAATTCGAACGCAATACCGAATAGTGACCGGATTTCATTCGGGGCTTGTGATTTCATCATAAGGCTATTTATACATAGACTTCTGACATATGTTCTAATGGCAATAGTCAGACAGTCGTTTGCAATACGTCAGTTTCCAGGACGTTAAAAAGAGTACAGTAACAATTCATTTTAACTGCATATCTCTTTTCAGTAGGCGCAATCCCTACGTTGCAATTTTACCAAAAAATTATATTTTGCGCTCACTGCCTAGTGTGAGAGAAAGAGGTCAATCATGGCAAAAAAATTAATCAGTATTTCAATCCTTTGCAACAACGAAAAAATCGAAAAACACGCTACAATTGTGAACTATGTCACAATGTTAGTTCGGTCTATGGAGTGCCAGAGTTTAAAGTCTGGTATGAAAACTGCACTTGAAAGTATTACGACAGCTCATCCGGAATATTCTGACAAAATGCCAGTATCTAGCAATACTGATGACCTGGCTATCATTCAACAGGTTTTAGGTGTTTCCGCTGATACTTTCACAGAATCACTCAAACTGTATGAGAAAGCTCAGTCTGAAATTCTGGCTACCGGTGTGACTAAAGAAGACTTTGCCAGCCTCAAAAAAGCTGACCGTATGTTTCTCACGCTCATTGCGCATATGAATTGCCGTGCTGTCAATTTCTCTTATGAGGAAATCAGCAAAGAAGAGCTTGCAAAGTTCAAGGATAATATTGTAAGTTTCCGCAAGGACTGTAAAATCAGTGACCTCAAGTCACGCCTCCAGGCTATGTTTAATTCTTTAGTATCAGAAGAGGGTGAAATGTTTTATGGTCTTAAAGTGCGCAAGTCTAACCTTGCCACTGATACAATTGTCCAGGCTGTAGGTCTGACCTCTGGCAAGGCTCGCTTTAACAAGGACAAGGACGATTATTCATTCAGTAATCGTTTTAGCAAGCTGAACCTTCTTCAGATTCTTTCCGACTACTTTGGTGTAGTTTGCTATGGCAAGTCCAATGAGGTGGAAGTTATTAAGCCTCAGTCTCAGACAACATCAGAAGAAAACAAGGGTGAAAAGGTGGCATAATGCCACCGATTCCACCACTAGGCACACTGTCTATAGGACTATGCCTCAACGTCAAGTGTGCCATTTGTAACTTGTCAACAAAATATCCCATGAAAAAGTCTGTCTAATCCGCAGCATTTCCCTAGGGATGGTCTACCCAAAAATAAGGAGGTTTTGTAACATGTCGAACCGTCAATATGTCCATCTGGCAGAACGCCAGACGAAAATGGAGGGATTTTGTATCCCAGTAGGCGCTATCTTCGGTCGCCGTAAAATTAATAATAAATCTCTGTTTTGGGTATCACTTTGCCCTTCAGAGATATCACTGAAAAATAAATCACGCCAGTTTTCCCTCTGGGTGAACTCTGGCAACGACTGGAAGAAAGTTTCTGTATCTTTCCGTGGGCTGTATGAACCGATCCGCTCTGACATGGTGAAAATCTGCCAAAAAATCAACGGTTTTCCGGTCGTTGAAAAATGGCAGAGACCAGTTCGTCCGGTCATTACACAAGCTGACCGTGACGCTCACAAGTTAGCCATGGAATTTTCATGGCGCAAGGTTCCGGAACCGCAGCAGGGATATTCTCGCAAAAATTCAGACGGTACAGTGCGCGACTGGGACGCACAATACATGGTAGACGGTCGTGGATACGATATTTCATGGGAAGAAAAAGTGTTCCCACTGGAAAACTACAATGGACTTCCGGTCTACTACCGCGAGAATTCCAAGCCTTCCATGACCAAAAAATGCTCAAACACTGGTTATGATGGAGCATTCGATGGAATTGGTAGTACTCGCCGTGACGGTATGAAAGTTAAACAGATAAAATGCCGTCCTGGAAAACCATTTATTGTTGAATAGGAGAGAATCTGTAATGGAAGTAATGGAAATAGATTTATCAACTTTCTGTGCTACTACACACAGAATTAAAATTCAGTTTTCAGAAGGGAAACTGTCAAGAGAATCGGCAATTAACAAACTTGCCAATCTATACGCAGACTTTTTTGGTATGTTTACCGGATCATACCAGGAAGCTATGTTGTCAGATTTTTACATTGATGAGGATTAATCTTTTCCTCATTCCGCCCACATAGTACAAAGGCAAAGTACAATCCACGCACACCACGCAGTCACGCATACCCCAAAACTGCAAAAAATCTGCAGCTTAACCCCTGAGCTGAGATGCCTCTCCCTTAGTGTGTATGGATAGATAACGGTTCGATTCCGCTTGTGGGCTTTGATTTCCATAAGGGAAATCACAATTTTTTATTGACAAGAATATACTTTTAAGTTATAATCGGCTCAAAAGAAAGGAGAATAAAAGATTTGTTTGAGGTTATTTTTTACAGAGACAAGAAAGGCAAAGAGCCGGTAAGAGACTACATCCTCTCATTATTTGAGAAGGATACAAAAGACAATAGAATAAAGCGTGAGAAAATTTTGGACTACATTGACGAGCTTGAAGAGAAAGGAACGAGAGCAGGAATTCCTTTTGTAAAACATCTCGAAGGTAAAATCTGGGAGTTGCGACCACTAAGGGATAGAATTTTATTCTTTGCATACATTGATAATAAAATCGTTCTATTATCTCATTTTCAAAAGAAAACACAAAAAACGCCAAAAAGGGAAATTAAAAAGGCAGAAAAACTTATGAATGACTATATAGAAAGAGGTGAAGATGATGAGTAAAAAGAAAATCAGTCCCAGGGGTACATCCTGGGACGAATTTAGAGATCAGATGTACACTCCAGAAGAGATTGCAGAAAGTAAAGTTCGGAGAGCGATCATAAATGAAATTGTTCAGGCAAGGGAAGAGGAGGGTATTACTCAAAAACAGCTTGAAATTATGAGCGGAATTAAACAACCAATTATTTCTCGGATGGAGAAGGGAACCACAGATCCACAGTTGTCTACAGTATTAAAAGTACTTAATTCTTTAGGGAAAACCTTAGAAGTAGTATCAATGAAACCTGTGAAATAATAATAAAACCTCAACAAAGCGAATATTCTCAAAATGAAGTAAGGGAGAGAATAAAATAAGTGAAAGTTCGGTATTAGTTTTATCAACACACAAGAGTCTATCATTAGATAGGCTCTTTTTTAATGCCCAAAAATAATTCCAAGAAGGGAGATTGTGTTTATTATGTCAGCTCCAAAAACAACCACAAAATAAAATTACATTCTAAGAAGGGAGAACACAAAATGAAAAAATTTCTTGTAGCTGCAACATTCGCAGCATTAATAATTACCACAACAACCACAGTTTCCGCAAAGGCAAATGTTCGGTATAGTACCGGAATTGTAACCGGTGCAAAAACAATTACAACACAGGACGGTAATATCTGGCGTACAAAGCGAAAACTTCATCTCTGCAAGGGAGCTAACGTCCAGGTTAAATTTGACACTAAGGGAACTAGGCGGAAAAAGGATGATACAATCCTTAAAGTTTCCAAAGCTCCAAAGGCAAAGCAGGCGAAACCGGAAATCAGTATTCCGATTTCTGATATTGCTCTGGTGTACACAGATTCCCTGGGCTACACCACATTACAGCTGAAAGATTACGGCTGCGTTGCTGACGATCCTAACAATATCAGCTACCAGGAAATTAAACAAATGGTCAACTCTTATTACGTCTCCGTAAGGGAAGCTACAGATTCCGTGACGGTAACAGAGCCAAACGGAAATAGCTGGACAGTAAGAAAGTGAGGTATTTACAATGTCAGAGTCAGTTAAAAACTATAAAAAAGAGGCAATTAGTATTGCAAGGGATTTTCATTACTCAACTAGTATCCTTGCACGTCTCAACAACGCCACAACGGAAAGCGAGATCTGCCGACTGATGATCGAAGGCAGACACACAAAACGGTATTATTAAACGCATTATAATAAGGAAGCTTTTCATTCCATCTACGGTTCGTAGGTGGATTTTTTAATATAAAAAGTTTCCGATTTTGGAAGAGAAACACAAGGAGGTGTAAAGCAAATGGTTAGAACATGTGCATTAGTTGAGCGAAAATATGACAAAACTAAAGCTGTCGTAATTTTTGATCGCTGCGAGGATGGTTTTCCACTAAGCATAATGATGTTTGAGTTTGTAAGAGAAAACTATCCGTATAAGTACCCTTCGCCGTTTGGGGATATTAAAAATATCTCATGTGATACGGCAAGAAATGAGAAGGAAATGAAAGAGAAAGGATGGGTGAAACTTACAGATGAAACGCAAATATTATAACTGCGAACTTAAAGAGCTGGATGCTCAGAAACTCAAGGCAAAACTGAAAGAAGAGGGAATTGAATTTGAGTCATCTGGTGTTGGCTGGCATTATACACATTTTGAAATTCTGTGCAATGACGCAGAAGTGGGAATCATTGATAACTTTTTAATGGAACTGTAATGGAGGTATAAGGCAAATGGTAGAGGTATTAGCAACAATCAATACTACTGAAAAATCAGTAGGAAGAGTATGCAACTATTTGACAAACAGAAGAGTGAAACACAGAGTAGTTTCATCTGGCAATAAAATGCAGATCAAATTGCTCACAACTCGAAGCGAAATCTCAGCAATAAATAGATTCTTGGAAAAAGAGGTAAATTAAAATGGGAGCAGAAGCTTTAAACTATGATTATGATGTTATTGATACACCAACCGAAACACCGACAACAGACAAGATTGTTCGGTGCTTTACAGATAGCGAGCTTAATGATGAGCTTGCTAATCTGTTAAAAGATTCTTTATCTGGAGTACGCAAGGCAAACTTAGAAGATCACGGTTTAGAAATCCGTAAAAGAAACCGTGAGTTAATCATCAGAGAGAAGAAGAAACAGAAACTTCTTTCTATAGTTGAATTGTCTATGATGATCTTTGTGTTATTACTGGTTCCGGTTTTAGGAACTGTGATTGTAAGGGAAACTGTATATTTATGGTTGTATATTATCACAGGACCAGTCGCATCTTATTTAGCGAACCAGTTAAGAAAAATGTAGGAGGAGGTATAAAAATGTATAAGAGAAAAACTGTAGATTGTTACGCCATTGAGGGGTTTTACGAAGGGTATGGCTGGGACATTGAATGTAATTGTGAAGATTATAAGGATGCAAAGGTACAGTTAAAAACATATAGAGAAAACGTTAATTATCCAGTTCGGATTAAAAAATGGAGAGAGAAAATTAAGGAGGCATAAGGCAAATGGTATATACAGTAATTACCAAACACCAGGTTTCAAATTGCTGTGATAATCCTGAGAAGATTATTGCAGAGCAGGAAGAGAAACGCAAAGTATTTGGTCTAGTGGATGACGACCAGTATTTATGTCACTTCTTTGAATCTAAGTTTTCAAATGGAAGAACTGCTTATTATACTATTGATGATGCAATCCAGTGCCTAGCCATTAAAGAGGGATATGATATGGTTCAGTTCAGTAATGGAAATTTTGGATTCGTTGCTTATTATGGTAGTGAAGTTAATGGTTTTGAAATTTTAGATAGAGAGGTATAAGGTAAATGACAGACTTGGTAGAAATTGCAAAAGTGTGGGATGGGATTATTGAAACCTATAAAGAAACTATTCCACAAAATAATCCAAAGGTAACTGTAGCTGCGATTTACAAAAAGTTTGATAAAGCAAAGGTAAATGAAGCTTTTGCTACAGTGGCAGCAATCAAAAAGCATGATGGCAGAATTTCTTCAAGAAACAGAAAGAGACTGTCATCTATTCAGGTTAATCCAGATTGTACTGTATGGGATAGGATGATTAATCCGATGATCGGAACGGATTTAGACTATATCCATACTGCGCATATAGATAATATGATTACAGAATTGGAGGTGTAATAATGGGTAAGCGAACCACAAAATCATGGGATAAGAAACAGGAACGAAGGCTCCGGTCTTATCTCAAGGCAAACGGTTATTTGTATATCTGCTCAAAAGGCAGCCATGACAAATACCGGTCAACAATTACAGGAAACAACGTAGAGGTAAACAATCATATTAATAAGATGGTTTGGAAACGAACCATTGAAGAGGTCGCAGATGATCTCAAATCAAAAGGCTACAATTACGTTCCTTATGAGCGTGTTCGGTAGTCTTTTTTTTATTGGGAAAATTTTGAAAATTGAATAATGGATGCCATAAGGCAAATTGAAAATACATTGATGAATAAAGGAGAATAAGATTATGACAACAGTTAATATGAAAGATTATGTAAATGGAAACGTAAATGAAAATAAGGCAGTACAGGAAGTTATTGGAAAGATTAGTAAGGCAGAAACTAAAGTTAGTGCAAATGTTATAAATACAGTTGTTCCGATTCTTGGAAACAAAGAAAGAACATTAGAACAAAGAGCTGAGGATATTGGAGAGCTTAAGGGAATTCTTGCATCTTCTATTGCATCAGGTTTATCAAAAGTTATACTTAAAATTCCTGTAAGATTACTTGCAATGGATACAGCATATCAGATTCCAGAACGAACAGAAAGAAGTTTGGGAAAACTGTTAAAAGAATGGGACTATGATTCATGTGATCCATTACTTGGTGTACCACATTTTGAAGATGGATACATAGCAGTTGTTGATGGAACTGGTAGAGTTCGTGCATCTAATGTTATTGATAGTGACAAATACGAAAAACTTGATGTTACTGTCCTTTTAAAAGCTCCAAGTGACCCAAATGAAAGACAGAAATTTGAAGCTAAAAAATACGAATATCAGAATTCTGGAACAGAGCCATTAAAAGATTATCAGAAGCATGGTGCAAGATTAATTAGAGAAGATCGCCCTACTATGTTGCTTGAAGAATTAAAGCACCAGTATGATTTTGACTGGGTTTTAAAGAAAGGTCAAAGAGAGGGTGGAATTCTTGGTTCATATCCTTACACAAGAGAATTGTGCGAGAAATATGGAAGAAGCTGTATGGAATATATTCTTGATATTTGTAAAAAGTCAGGCTTTAACCGTCTTTCAAATGGATATTCAAGATGTGTATTTAAAGCGTTAAGGGATATGTGGAGATATTATGCAAGTGATAGAAATAAGACTGAGCAGTTTTTATCAGAATATTTACACGGAAAAACACCTGCACTCATTAAAGCAAGATCAAAGGTTGCATATGAATATCTTGACGCTGATGCAGCATTTAGTTTTTACATAGAAGATGCAATTGTTGAAAATCTGCATTTACAGCAGACTAGAAAACTTTCAGATGATGAACAGAAACTTGAAGTTATTCGCAAATTTGCATAACAAACTTTACATAAACTAAGAAGTAGAGGGTAGCAAGCGAAATTAAAACTTGTTGCCCTCAAATTATATAAGCAAGAAGGGAGATAAAAATTATGGCATCAACAATTGAAGCAACATCAAAAGTTTATAAAAATGTTCGGTCTTACTTTTCAGCTGGACATGGAGTTGAAAATTATAATCTTGTATCAGTTCGACAAAAATTAACCGAAACTTATCTTTATAGGGTAATGGCACAGCACAAGGCAACTGGGAAGTATGCAGTGTGGACATGTTGGAATGAAACCACACAGTCGCTAAACTTTGGTCATTATGACTTAGATTTAGAGGATGCTATGGACATTTTATATTGCAAAGGAGAGTGGGATTGTTGAAATACGTATATTTTATATTCTTTGTTCTCTTTATAGGTATTACCTTTGGAATTGTAGATATTGACGTAACACTTTCAGACGGAAGTCATTTCCATTATGAGAGCTGGATTCATTTATTTATGAGATAAAATGAAACTTTTAAGGGAGGAAAACAAAATGAAGAAATTTGAACTTACAACAGAAACTAAAATTAATATTTGTGGTAAAAAACTTTTTAGAATTAAAGCACTTATTTCTTTTGGACTTATAATTGCCGGAGAAAAAGGAGGATGGATAGAAAAAGAAGAAAATCTAAGTCAGTATGGTAACGCATGGGTATTTGGCAACGCAGAGGTATATGATAATGCATGTGTACGTGATAATGCATGTGTACGTGATAATGCATGTGTACGTGATAATGCATGTGTACGTGGCAATGCATGTGTACGTGGCAACTCAGAAGTATATGATAATGCATGTGTACGTGGCAACGTAGAGGTACGTGGTAACGCATGTGTACGTGGCAACGCAGAGATATCTGGCAATATAGAGATGTCTGGTGACGCAGAGATATCTGGTAATGCATGGGTATCTGGCAAGCTGCATTAAAAAGAGATTTAACCGCAGAAGAAAAAACACGATATATTAAAGAAACTGCCCACGAATGTATGATGTTAATGATTGGGTTAAGTTGCTCATTGGATGAAGCATATAATACGCTGATGAATTAAAAACGGAGGTAAGGTAAATGAAATGTGATGAATGTACATGCACTTATGAATCATGTTCTTGTAAATTGCCAGGTTCAAAATGTGCTTACGAAACTGATGACAAAAAAGATGATGGAGCAAGAAAAAATGAAGAAAAATAAACCGAGATGGAAAGATCTTCCGTTCTATGAACGATTTGCTAGGACTTGTAAGCGAAATGGTTCTGCTGATTGGATGGTAGAACATATTAGAGAACGTGGTAAACAAAAAGAAGTAAGAGAAACGGAGGACAAATAATATGAGCATTACAAAATTGATCGAGTTACTTCCAGATAGCGTCAAGTGTGACACTGTAGATTTTAAAGATGTTCGGTTGATGGATGGTCGTAGCGCCATCCGTGTTACTATTGACAGACTTCTTACCCAGGAAGAGAAAGATAAAATGACCAGTAAGAGATTTGTTGGTCTTGACTGCGTAGGTTTTTACAAATATGCACCGGAAATCAAAAAATCATATTTCTATGTGGTTTAGTGAGGTAAGGGAAATGGAATATAAAAACGAAGATATTTTAGAAGAATTTGCGAAAACTCAAGATTGGCAAAATATAGATTACGGCAAGCGAAACGGAAAGCGTTTCTGGATTATTAAAGCTTACGGTAATGTAATTGAAAAATTCAATGAATGGTTGCAGCATTCCGAATATCTTAAATATGTCCAGGAAGAATCTAATTGGGATGAAGTTCGGTATGATGACGATAGCGTTTGGCTTGACTTTCTTACAGATGATAATTGGGGGTATTCAGACCAATATGCAAAATGCAACCATTGTAATTGTGTTATTGAGTATATATCAACAACATCAGGTAAATCATCTGATAATTACTGGAATTGTAATGGAGAACTGTTTTGTGAAGATTGTATAAGAGAGGAAGCAGATAGTTATATTGAAGATAAAATAATTAACTATGATACTGGGGTAATTTTACCTATTCCATCAGATAGGATATTCTCAGAAAAAGAATTGGAAGACTTTGGTTTTACAAAGGAAATAGATAATTTAGAAGTTGGTATGTATGGAACATACGATAATCCACATGAAATATTAAACAAATTAATTTGCGAAGACAAAGATGCGGATTACATTTGTAGTATAAGAAGCAGTAATCCGTTTGCTGTTTATTATCAGATTTGGAAACGAAAAGGTAGGTAAGGTGATATGAAATTATATTATACATCTGTAATTATACAAGATAGTGAGAATAGCAAGCCATGGTCATGCTCAATGCAAGACAGTTGTACAACCATTAAAGATGCAAAAGAAATTATATTAAAAGCAAGAAAAAATTTTCGTATATTATCTGCATGGATTGATACATATGATGGTGCCAATAATAAAATTACAGTTTTTCATGAATGCTATGTAAATTTTATTGGTGAAGTAGAAAGACCGAATGAGGTAGACGATTGAATGAAATACTATGGAAAAATTACATATGAAATTGATGAGAATCATCCGGATGTGAATTATGTTGCCGGTGGTTGGCACAAAGGAAAGGTGTTTGAGTATGAAGATACTTATGAATTTGATGAACGATTGTATTCACCAGAAGATCATAAAATGTTTGTCAACTACATTAAAAAGGATTTAAAACTTATTGCTGGTGGTGGATATAACATAGATCACATTCACAACGTAAAATTTGAAATCAGAAAGGTAAAGTAAAATGAAAGATTATACAGTGATGGTCAAAAGATATGGTTTTATAACCGTTGAGGCAGAAAACGAAGAAGATGCTTTAAACCAGGTAGATGGACTATCATCTTCTGATTTTGATTGGTCAGATTTTGGTGAAGCTCAAATTGTTGAAGATGGAGACTAAAATAAAACGGAAATTTTAAGGGGGAATTTTACATGCAATATATAGTACTCGAAAGAAAAGTTTACGAGCGTTACTCTGTTGTTGATGCAGATGATCCGGAAGAAGCAGAGGAAATTCTTCGAGAAAGAATTTGAGAGGGCAAAGAAGATGGTCCAGAACAGTGCAGTGACAGTTGGTGTGATGTAACAGAACTATAAAATCAACATTTATAGGGAGACACAAAATGGATATTAATTTTGACAAATTAGCAATTGCTATCATTGACGAATTTGAATCTGACAGAGAGTATTCTGGCCGAGATGAAATTGTTAAGGGAATGGAGTATGTACTTAATAAATATACTTCAGAACATGATCGAGAAATTATTGATCAAATGCTTATGACATTTACTGGATGGACTCTACAAACACTGCTTGAAAAGGCAGAAGAAGTATCAGATGAAGAAATTGAAGAACTATAAAATCCGCATTTTGTAAGGGAGATGAAAACATGACATTCGAGGAAGCGAAAAAGAGACCAGACTATAAGTTTGTGCTTAATGGAATTGAAAGTGATATTGAAGATATTCGAAATAACTACATGAAGAGGTTATATGAGAATGGTGATCCGGAAAGAGGAATTGCTATTCTTGAAATCGGTTATGTAGACATTGAGGTAAATTTAATGACATACGAACAGGTTGGAGAGCATCCTGGAGATAAACGTCCGATTATCAATTATTTTTCATGTATTAAATGTGGAGATAATGAAGATGATTGGAGATCTGATGATTATGTCGATCATGATATTAATGTAAATTGGGTTTTAGACAACTGGGCAGAACAGCTTGAAAGGGATATGTTTGAAGCTCTTAATAAATATGTTGTCCAAAAAGGTTATAGTTATGATCACGCTAATTAGTAAAGGAGATAAAAATTATGACAGTAGATCAGTTGGTTAAATCTTTAATGCATTACGATCCGGATGCAGAAATAGTTATTTTTGATAGACACACCGGCGAACCATATGAATATTGTTTTTCTTTTGAAAATGAAAATGAAGGAAAAAAACAAATAATGATTGAGGTTGAATAATAAAATTCGTATTTGATCGGAGGAGGAAAAATGAAATATTCAAAAATTGTAAAAAAAGAATGCCCAATGTGCGGTAAAACACATTTTGTCAAATTGACAGAAGTTGAATATGATCAGTACAAAAAATATATTGCATACGGAAGCCTGATTCAGAATGCCCTTTCAAACACAAGTCCAACAGTAAGGGAATTTTTGAAAACTGGGTATTGCCCAGAATGTCAGGAATTATTGTTTGGTGAAAGTGAGCAGAAAGAACTGTTCTTTTCTTATAATGATATTAGAGAAGATATTATAAAGGAGTTCTGTGAAAGGCATGAAAATATATTAAATGCTCTCACGTCTGATGATGCTGATGTTTTGACAGAAGAAGAGTGGCTATTACTGATGTATGAGTTTTAGTGAAAGGAGCAATGGAAATGGCATATTATCATAGTCCAAAAGAGTATGAAGCAAAAACAGGAAAACGTTTTTCTGATAAAGGAGCATCAATTCACAGAACTGGATCTGTAAAGGGAATGGTTAAGTTAGGATACTGGGATAAAGATGCAGACAAGGTAAGATGTGGAAGCTACATTTATCTGCAAAATAATTTTAGGTAAAAATTATAATCTACGGAGGTATTTTAATGTATAGAGTAGAGTGGATCGATGATGAAGGAAATCTTAAAATTAAAAGAGGTTTTAAAAAATCAGAACTGGCGCATCTGTGGATTGAAAAGATGCATTTAAAAATAGACAGTTTCCCAATGGTATTTTATGAGGGAGAGGGAGAAAACGATGACTAAATTAGAAAATATGGCAGCTGATGAATTTAAAAAGTTGCCGAAAAAGAAACAGAAAGAGATTAACAAGGCAAAACGCATTCCGGTAGCAAAACCTGGACATGAGTTTAATAAAAGTAATGTTCGGTGTAAACGCTGGAATACGGATGAGTGATGGAGGTACTACATGAAAGGATTTGATTTACCTGTAATGGATGGAACACGAAAAAGTTTTTATGGAAAGGCAAAAGTAATTGAACACGATAATGGAGATATATGTCTGATAAGTTATTCAACATTGGTTGCTAGAATACATAATGGAAATTTTGAGAAGTTATGGGATGGATATAGTGCTACAACAATGCGGCATATAAATTCATTCCTTTTATTTTACAATCTTCCAGGTGGTGGAAAGTTGTGGTGGAATAAATTAGAGGTGGTGGCATGACTGAAAGAGAGAGAAATCTAATTAAAAGTAACCTAAAAGCTTTCGTACATAATTTTGGAACAGTTCGTATTGAGAAAGAAAATTGTGGTAAAGGCTTTTATGTGTTTTATCCGGAGGATAGTGATTCATATATCCAGTATTGCTATAGCATTGAGTACCTGGATGGTTGGCTTTATGGATGTGTTCAAGGAAAACTAAGATTAAAATTAAATGATGAAAGAGAGCGTGAGTTGTATGGTTAAAAGATTTAGAAAACCAGATACGGTTGAAGCATACAATGCTGCCGGATTCAGAGAGAGATACGCAATGGAAAATGGAAATAAAAGTACAGTGTATCTAAATGGACATAAATGTTACAAGTTTACATATTCAAAAGATGTTGATTATCAGGATGCTAATGGAGCCTTATATGATACTGTCGAGAAAAGATGGAGGGCTTAATATGTTAAAAGATATTAAAGATGCAAAAGAAATTAGCTGCTATGACGCACTGACAGGAAGATATACTGGTGAAGAGGACGGTTGGCAGAAATGGAAAGATTTAGATGAAGATACAAGTTATGAAGTGTTTTGCTTATGTCGTGAATTTGTAGCAAAAACAGCTAGGGGAAATCGGAGAACAAGAATTATGAATAAAGGAAAAAATTATGTTGAGCCTTGTGGAATTCTCAGAAGACTTGCATATAACTTTAAGAGAGGTGAAATTGAGTATACTGCTGGCCAAGATTACAATGAAGAAATGAAAACATTAAGAGGAATTTTTGATTAAAGGAGGATAAAAATATGTTTAAACTTACAATTAATACAGGTAATGCAGCTTTTCACGATGAGTATAATGATGATAAGGCTTATGACAAATACTGTGAGGCAGAAGAAATTTCCAGAATTTTAAAAGAAGTCATTGATAAACTTGAGTATGGTTGTGAGTCAGGCGTTTTAATTGATATCAATGGAAATAAAGTTGGAGAATGGAGCCGGTAAAAGGGAGGTTTTACAATGGAAAAAGAGTATAGATATTACAAAAAATCCGAAGGGAAAATTATTCGGTTACATATAGAGGATGATAGCAGTCCTCTTAATCCGAGAACAGATTTCGATGGACATGTAGGTAAAATGATGTGTTGGCATAGATATTACAATTTGGGTGATTATGAAGAAAATAATTATAGTGATTCAGATCAATTCTTGTCAGATTTATTACGTGAAAATGTAAGCGAAAAATCAATAATTAATTTCGTTAAGAATGGTAAAGCTTCAAATGATGTAAAATTAACTTATAATAGAAGAAGCAAAATGTGGGAGTTATGGGTCTCGTATTATTTAACAATTCAGTCGATTAAAAATGCAAAATATCAGGTTTATGAAGAAAATGAAGATATTACCTGGTTGGTGGACGATATTATTGATTGTCTATCACGCAAAGATAAATGGTATCTATTAGAGAAACATGCAAATATTATTGCACTTCCATTATATTTATACGATCATAGTGGAATTACAATGAATTGTTGTGGATTTTCTGATCGGTGGGATTCTGGTCAAGTTGGTTGGATTTATACTGATAAAAATACTGTATTAGGAACTGGTGCAGATATTAAGAGAAATTGGAAAGAAACTGCTTACAAATGGATGGAAGGCGAAGTAAAAGAGTATGATATGTATCTTCAGAATGAAGTATACGGAATTATTACTGAAGAATATGATGGAGAGGGAAATCCAGAGGATGATGATAGTTGGACCGATAAAGAATCTTGCTGGGGATTTTATAGTGACAAATGGGGCGATGATTTGATTGAAGAAATCGTCAAAGAGTATGGAATATCAGAACAACTGTTTGAAAAATTTGAGAATGTAGCATAAGGCAACTGGGAAGTAAATATTACCAATTGTCTTTTTTAGTACAAAAAATGGAGGTAAGAGAGAATGAACAAAATGAAAGAAATTTTAAGTCGCAGTGGAAGCGCAGAGATGATGATTATTTATTATATGCTTGACAAGGGAATTGAAAATTTAAAATCCATTACAGAAGATGATATAAAAACTGTAAGAGGAAATGGGTTGATGACAGAAGAGTTTTGCCAGTCAATTGTTAGAACTGCGGTTCGGATTGCAAATGAGTGTGAAACTTATGAAATTTTAGAATATATCAGGTGTGAAGCGTTTTTTAATCCTAAGGTAAAAGAAATCGAAATAGGTAAGGAAGCAATGTCAGATTATAGTTGGAAATATTTATGCGATGAGATGGATGTTGATCCAGAAGAAACCGATTATATGAAATTAAAATTTATTGTGGAGGAACAGTAATGGAAAAAACATTAGATATTACTCTTGATGAGTTATTAAACAAACTTGGCAAGACAAAAGAAGATTTAGTAATGGAGTTGGATGAACTTAATAAGTGGATGGAAATAACTAACTATAGACATGGTTTTACCGGAATGGAAGGGTTCGTTTCATTAGGCTATATGTTTTATAAGAAAAAAGTTTTCGAAGGTAAAGTTGATGATGTATTGAATCGTGCAGATGATTGGGGTTATGACATCAGTTGGGAAGAAGCTGAAGAAGTTGTTATATTACTTCAAGAAACTTATGACTGTAACTTAAGTGAGAATGACCAGATTGAGAACTGTATCAAAATTGTTATACAGAAAGGGAATTGAAAAAATGGCAGAACTTATTAACACGATTAATATTAGTGCGGTGACTTTTGGTAACTTAAAAAGATATTTAGATGGAAATCCTGAATATGTACTGTTCACAGGTCAATCGGGAGAGACATTAAAAGTTGATCTTAAACAACATAAAGATGAAAAAGATAGCGCAGAAAACATTGTAGTTCGGTGGATGAATGATATTAAAGGAAAAACAACCAACTATACTGATTATTCGAGTGCAGCCAAAAGGTTAGGAGAGATTAAGTCTTATTGTGATGCAGTAATTATAGCAGCAACTTCAAAATAAAATGTAGATTTGATGGAGGTAAAAATATGCTTTTACTCTTAGGAAAGCCAGAAGCAATTAGAAAGTATATTAAAGAAATGTTGCCAGACATTGATGAGTATTCAGATGTTGTTTACTATCCAGGCAAAGAGCACTATACAGAATTTAAAATCCTTATAGAAGATCTTAAATCTGACAACCCACCTGTGGTCACAACACAAAATAAAGAGTTTATTGAATATCTATTAGAATCTGATTTAGATTTCAATGTGACGACAGCATATTTAGACGAAGATGATAAAAAGTTAGCTCATAGAAACGTAACAAAGGAAACAGCAAAAGAGATGGTTTATAGTATGGGACTTGAATTACGGTAGGTGGAAGAGAAATGATAACTAAAGTTGAATTTTACAACAATGAGAATGGAATAAGAATTATTATTCCAATGAATTTTGATATAGACACTGATAGTTTAAATATTGATCAAAGATACCTTGCATATGAAGAATTATCAAAGTATGTTGGTGACGATTTTATTCACAATACAGTAATTGCAAGTGCAGAATAATGGAGGTACAGAAAATGAAGATATTAGCATTTTGTGATGTTGACAAGGGAATTTTAAAAGATGCAGCAGGTCACACTTACATAGATGATGACGATTATAGTGTAGATGATATTCTTAGTGACTTCGACAATGAATTTAACTGGCTCAATCAGTCCGGTGTAAATCTTGATGGATTTACAGAATTTGATTCTTACGAAGAAGACGAAGAATATCAGGCATACATATTTAGATATGGATCTGGATATGTGCCAAGCGGAAAAGCTACACTTAACAAAATGTTATGTGAAGAGAGATTGATGAAACGTCTGCATGAGCTGTCAGAAGAGAAATACGATGTAACTCGGTATAAAATCTTGAAGAGAACAGTGTACACGGTTTGTACAAAATACGAGGAGGTGTGCTGATTATGAAAATTATTCCAAAGCCAGAAATATATGAAAGCGAAGACCTTGTACAGTTTGCAACAGATATGGACATGGATATGAATACATATTTTATAGAAAAAGAAAGTGTTATAGAAAAAGATGATGCACATAGAGGTTATAAAAGTGCTTTTATCAATCCTGATTTGTTTACTTTCTTTATTCAAGAAGAATATTTTGAAAACTACGATGATGATGAGAATGAAGAGGATGAAGAGGATGAGTGGCAGATTTGTTGTGAGTTAAAGCACATGCCTGGAGCTGGTTGTATAGTTATCGAAAGATTTAGTATGAATAATACTACAAGAGAAGAAGTAGTTAAGGAAATGGAAAGAATTATTATTGAAGGGAGACTTTAAAATAAATAAGACAAACATGTATGAGAGGATAATTTATTTTTATAAGGAGAAATAATATGACGACAAGAGAAAAGATAAGACAAATAGAGCTGTTAAATAGCAGTACTCCGAATGGAATGATTATTGATTCAGATACAATTTTGGCTGATTTGTTATTGAATGTAGATAATGAAATCTCAGGTTTTTCGCAAGACATTTTTAACATCTACAAGAGAAGCAAAGATAAGGATGCAGTAAAACAAATGTTCTTTGAATTTACAGGTATGGAATTTGATGATTATTTAGACAAATGTATGAAAGAAATCACGAGAGGTAATTAAAATGAGAAGAACACAACGAATGATAGTCAAACAGACAGAAGAATGGTTGGATGAACGGTGGTCAATCGCACATTTTGAAAATCCACCAAGGCAGCCGGATAGTTTAGGATTTGCGACATAGATTTAGCAAAATGTGGTTCTTTTGCTTGGGATAATAGATGGGTGAAAATTAATTTGACTTAAAATTTTGAGGTAAATAAAGTATGAATTTTAAAATATATAATGAAAACGGAGTTGTAAAAATCACAAAAATATTAGGTCCTGAAAAAGAAGAAATAACTATGTTTTCAAATCTTAAAGATGGAGAGGTTGCTACTATTGAAGTTAATACTCATATTTCTAGCAATGGAAAGAAAAACAGTATAGACAAATAAAAGAGATATTTGGTCGGAGGTATTTTATGAAGCAGTGTTTATGGACCGGTGAAGAGCTTGAGCCATGGAGTTATAAAACCTCACTCAATAATGGAATTGCAGTTGGAATTTTTGATGGTATGTGTGGTAAAACAAAAGCATTGGTAAATGTTGAAAATTTTGATGCAGGAAAAACTTTCGATAAAAGAATCGTTATTAATAAAGAACTTGCTGAAAAATATGGATTCAAAATAGTGATTAGATAGGGGGCAGAACTATGGCAAAGGAATTCGTTTACACAAAAGTACAGGATCTTGGTAAGATTGGCGATAAAACTGTTGAGATTGGTCACTACATAGTAGATGGTAAAGTAATGCCTGATAAAGTTTATATGGTAAATCACTTTACAAGAAAGAATGGAAGCAAAGATAGTAAGGCAACTGCAATTTGTACTATTGGTGAAGCAAAGGAAATTGGAAAGCTGCTTATGGAAATAAAATAGCAATTTTATTCTGAAGAAGGGAGATTAAAATTATGATGACAACTGATCAGATAGTTAATAGCCTAGAAAAATTATCTAAAGGAACTGATTTTTTATTTGAGATTAGTGAGGATAAAAATGAAGAAATAGAATTGCTTGTGGACGGAGATAACCCAGAATGTGAAGATTGGTGCTTCTACATTACAATCAAAACTCCAGAGTCCGAGGAAGAGTTAGCAAAAAGTCTTAGTAAAGAATTTTGGAATTTGTACAACAATTATGATGTTGAGGAAAACGTCTATATGTGGTTGGAAGCGAAAAGAAATGGAACATCTGGTGTCCCAGGAATTATTGATCTTGTACATAATGAAGAGTATAAAGAAAAAGCATTGAGGAATTTTGCTGAGAAGATGGATTTTATGTGCTAAGTGAGGTAAGAGCATGAGATTTGAAAAGGTTGGTGATATTGATGCAGGTGTTATTCAGAAAAGATAAACACACAAATGAAATTATTGCGTTTCTTCCTGAGATTCCAGTAAATAGAGGTATGGTAATGAGTTATATGCACATAGGGCAGCACGATGAGGCTGCTCTTTCTTATTACTTGGATACAGTTAAGGCAAATAAGGAAGAATATAATGATCTGTATAATGAATTATGTGAAATATACGAAGAGAAACTGCAAGTAAAACAAAGGCTCAATTATGATTTGCTAAGTGATTCTTGGAGGTAAAAATATGACTTTTGATGAAACTGATTTTGCAAAACGTGTACCAAAGAAAATTTTAGATCGTACAAAAGAAAACATGGAAGTGTATAACATTGGTTTATACGATTCATTTAAAGAGGCAGTAAGAGAACTTTCAAAGCCAGGAACTAAATTATGGAAAGCGTGGTACTATGATGATTTTAGAGAATACATACCATGTGTTTATATTTCGAAATATTTAAATTTTAAGAAATACCCACTGAAATACAAGGACAAATAAAACAAGAATTCTACAAGAGAAAGTGAGATGAAAATATGAAAACATTTTATTTAGTACAGGAAAATTTCGGATGTGTTGTTTATGCAGACAGTGAAAGTAATGCATTTGAAAAAATGAAAAATGACAGGAAAGAATTATTAGATATATTTGGGTTATCATTAGATATTACAAGATGGGGAATTGAAGAATTTATGCCAGATTTATACGACGGTATTTTATGCTTCTATTAAATATAGAATAACACTTCATTATAAGGGAAGTTGAGGTGGGAAGATATGACAAAAGAAATTGCAAGAGAAATAGCAGATAAGTTTATAAAGGAGCATAATCCGAATTTGTGGGATGGATTAGGCAATATGCCTTCAAATTTTTCAAACAAAATTGAGGTATATAATATATTTAATAAAGAAGTATATATGACAATTCAGTTTGAAATTGATGCAGACGAGGGCGGATGTTGGGCACATATTGTAAAATTATACAGTAATAAAGATGGATGCAATGATGAATTAATTGATGGTTATTTTGGAAACGGAATTAATTTAGCGGATTCTTTAGCAGAAACAATTGTGGACCTATGTGATGATTATAAAGAATTTCACGAATAAAGGAGATTGTTATGTTTGAGAGCTATGAAGAATATTTAAAACGGACAAATCAAGAAGATAGTCGAACCGCCTGGAAATGGTGGAAAATCGAGGTATATGGAATGAGTGAAAAAGAAGCAATAAAGGCAAGTATTACAGAATATGAACCGATAAAACGATGATTTGAAAGGAGGATAATATGGTTAAGGACGCAACATTTATTTCAGTTTGGGATGGTGGTTTCGAATTACTTAGCAGCTGTAAGGTAAACACAGAAACAAGAGAAGTATTTAATATTGAACAATTTGAAGATGCAGTTGACGATGATGGAGATGAGTTAGAAAACCTCATTAGAGAATATATAATTGTGAATGGTACAGAATACTGTGTTGAAAGTGCTGATTCTAAAACAGATAAAGATTATTGGTATAAATAAATTATAATATAAAGTGAATGATTGGAGTAGAATAATATACAGAGAATACAAATTTGAAAGAGCTGCTTGAAGATTATGAATTATGGCAGATTAGATAGTCTGGAGGTGTGAGATATGAAATATTATAAAACAACAGAAAAAATATATGATTTTTGTAAGTCTTACATAGATGAGCATGGTTACGCTCCAACAATAAGAGAAATCGGAAAGGGAGTTGGGCTTAGTAGTACATCAGTCGTACATAGACATATGCAACGATTATTTAGAAATGGTAGATTTGAAACAGAACATCCTGGAGAAGCAAGGGCATTTAGGGTTATATCACAAAACAGCAAATCAACAAATAAATCAATTGATAAAGATGGATTACTAGATTATATAAAGGAAGAATTTCCAGGAGTAATTGATACACATTGGAACTGGGATGTATTAGAAAATATTATTGATTATGCAAAATCCAAATATAATGGAGAAGAGTTAATAAAATTTTTAATAAATATAATCCCAGAAGTTACATATGAAGAATATCTAATGTTTATGTAGAAATAAAAGTCGTATTTGATTGGAGGTAATTATATGTTTAGTGATTTATATAAAAAATATATTAATCAGAAAACAGCATTAAAAAATAGTATTATTGGAGAAATTCAGGATGACTATGATTTGTCTGACGAAGAATGTTGCGAATTATTAGATGAATACGGAAATGAGATTCAAAGTATTAATGCGGTATATGAAGATTATAGTACTGCTGCTATAGAAACAGCATATTCATTGGGACTTGTAAGTAAAGAAAACGAAGAATATTTTAATTTTGAAAAATTAGAAGAAGACCTTTTTGTAAATGACAATTTTATTCAATTAAAATCTGGGAAAGTTGTTTATATTACACAGTGATTATTTGGAGGTTATTATGACGAGAGACGAATTGCGGAAAGAATTAAAAGCCGGTGTGAAATTAGAGGATATATTCGAATTTACAGATGGACAGGATTGTCTAATCTATAAAGGAAAATTTCTTCCTGGCATTATTGGAGATGATATTTGTTATATTTCTGATCTTTCTTTAGTTGATATCCCAGTTAATAAGAGTATTGTCAAAAGTTATGAAATTGATAGCGTTATGGGTCGGTGTTATACAACAAACGACTTTATAAAAGAATGCAATGGGCATGAAAATATTGCAGAAGATTTATTTAATTATGTTGATTGGCAAACTCCTGATATTAATGATTTTATGGAAGGGTACGATGATAAGGAGCAGTTTTTTAAAGAATATAGATTTCCTATGGACGATTTGTTTGTAACAGAAGAAATGAAAGATTTATTATCCAGAGTTGCAGATTTAGCAGCACAGGCTTCAGATGAGGTTTATGACGATGACGATGATAATGGAACCTATGGAATTCTTTCTCTTTGCGACCAGCTATATGAGAAGATTAATAGATACTTGGAGCGTGATAGCGATGACTAAATATCAGCAAGCGAAAAATAAAATACGTGATCTGGCTGCAGATTGGCAGTCGGATTTTGGAAACAACAATTACTCCTGGTCGGAATTACTCCAATGGCAGGAGTTTTTTAGTACAAAGGCAAAACGATATGGATTGGTAAATGAATTTCGTGAGAACGGAATTATTTGAAAGGAGAAGATATAGATGAAAGAGACAATTGAGTATTTAAAAAAGGACCGGAAAGTAAATGACACTTTTATGAAAAAGCTTCAGAAAGTAGGATTTGAAATTGATTATACACGATGTGGTTATTGGAATAATGTAGAATGCGTTCGGATTGGAAGAAGCTGCATACCCTTGTATGAAACACACTTTTCTGACAATGGAAATTCAGAGTCACTGGATTACAGATATCAAAATGACGTAATTAAAGACATTTACAATGCACTTGAAAAAGAAAAGAGAAAAGCAGAAGAATCAGATAAGATGGTTGACGATTTCTTTGCAAAACTTGGATTAAAGGAGGGTTAACAATGGAAATTGCAAAAATGTGGACACTGAGTACAGCGCATATTTCAAAAGAAACAGACAAATGGTTAATAGGGCAAGTAAAAGAACCGACTGAGGGATTATGTGTGTATGAAAAAACTGGTGGATATTTTGTTTATGTGCCAGATGATTTTGATTATGAAGAAATGAATCTTCCGGAAGATATTGAAACAATAATTGCTTTTGCAATTGGATGTGGAGTAGATTGGATCTGTCTTGATTCCGATGGTCCGATTGAGAATGGATTTAAAACATATGAATGGTGAGGTAATTAAAGTATGACTGAATTGGAAAAACAAAAATGTCACAAACTTATGTGGGAAGGAATTAGGAACGGAAGAGAAGCGCAAGATGTTTTTAAGCGAACAAATATTTCTGAGGTACAGATGCGGTTTGCAGATCAGAAACAAGGCTATGCCCAAGGAATTAACCAGGCACTTGCTTACATTGGTTATAGCCATCCAGATATGAAAATGTTATGGGATGTAATTTGAAAAAGGTGATTAAATGAGAGAAGAATGGGTTTGTACAGATTCAGATAGCAGTCAATATTGTAAGATAAATTCAGATGGAACATATAGTTTCATAGAAAAAGTATGGTTGGATACCTGTAAGGGAGATCCTGGGTATCCGGATAAATCATATACAGTAAAAACTGCTTTGGTCGATCTCGATGATTATACAGAACATGAAAAAGAATGCAACATTTCTGGATATTACGATTCTATTGAAGAATTAAAAGAAATTTATGGTGATTATTCTGACCAGATTATTGCAGAATGCATTTTTGAAGAAATGACAGATGGCAGTGCTTCAACAACAGAAATGCTGACAGAAAAAGAAGCAGATGATTATATCCAGAAATATATTTCAGAAAGATAAAATCGAGTTTTTACGGAGGTAAGGCAAATGAAAATTTATATGTTGAAAGAATATAATACGCAGCGTATTGCCTGTGTGTCTGAAGATATAAAACTGATTAGAAAAACAATGTGTGATAGAAAATATTTTGATCCAGAATACAAGGATTACCCTCTGCTTTCGATTTATGAAAATGGTGTTAAAATTAAAAGTATTGAAGGTTGTGAGGTATTAAATCATATTGCAAGAGAAATTAACAATTTGAATAAGTGAGGTAGGCAAAATGGGAACGACAGTTGGAGATTTGCTTTCATTACAAAATGGTTCTTTTGGAACAGTAAAAATATACAATAGAAAGGAAATATTTTCAGGATCTGTTAAAAAAGCCATAGAATTATATTCTAAGTACAATGTGGTGAGCTTTGGAACAAATTGGTATGAAGATTTGTGTATATATGTAGAAGATTAATATGAAATCAACTTTTTATGGAGGCTGAAATGGACAAAAGATATTGGACAGCTGAAGAAGAGAAATATATGAATAAATATTATTTGCGACAGCCTAACAAGCGAACTGCAAAAGCTCTCAATCGAACAGTTGAATCTGTTCGGAAGAAAGCTGCTAGAATGGGAATCAATACATATTATGATGGGTATCTGAGTGCTAGAGTGCTTGGAAGATGCTTTAGTACGAATGAGAGAGCGGTAAAAAGATGGGTGGAAAAATTCAATCTTCCGGCAATCAAGGTAAAAGAGCCAAACCGTACAAGATATCAGATAGATCCAGAGCAATTTTGGAAATGGGCAGATACTCACCGAAGTATAATCAATTGGTCTGGTTATGATTTATGTTCCATTCTTCCAGAACCACGTTGGGTTGAATTTGAGCAAGCGAGATATAAAACAAAACGTCATGGGCAAAGGTTTACGGACAATGAAATTGTTAGGATAAAACATATGAAGCACCGTGGATTAAATACAAAAGAAATTGCTGCAGAGATGGGAAGAACGGAAGTAAGTATTAGACACGTATTAAAAAAAATTGCATAAGGAGTGATAAATATGACGAATTATAAACCTAAACATGGCGATATGGAACTTTGGTTAATTTGCGCCGCGATTAATGGAGATAATGATAAAATTTTAAAAATGGCTAAAAGTGAGAAAGATGGAACATATCCGGTAAAATTTGAAGTTGGCGGAATTGAATTGGACTTTTCAGTAGTTGCAAAGAGAATTGAGGATTCTATTGATGAGCTGGTTGCATCAAAAGCACAAGAATTTCTGGATGATAAATATGAAAATTTAATTAAAGGTATAAGTGATATCCAGGAACGAATATATGATCAGAAAGAGAAGTTTTTCAAATACAAAGATGAGTGAGGTAAGTAAAATGGACCGGCTTGATAAGGTAATTGGCTATTTGAAAAGTAACACAACATCGGAAAGATCCGATGGAGATCAACTTATTCAATTGGCATGTAATTGTATTAAATATGCAGATTTCTACACAGGACGTAGTTCTAAGAACTGGACAGCAAGGGAACTATTTGATGGGGTATTAACAGAGGACCAGATAAAAGAAATTTTTGATTCGGAGGTGTGATTATGGTTGACAAGCGAAATAATAATAAAAAATATGTGATGATTGTTACAAGTGAGGATGAAAGATATAATCCAAATGCTCCACATGATGGGGTTGGTGTTCAGCTCGGATTCTTTGTAGATCATCCCTGGGAAGGCAGATTTGAATGTTGCATAGATGGAGACAATTTTAGAGAGCTAAGTGAAGAAATAGAAAAAGCTGATGTTGAAGGGCTTTTTTATCAGCTTTATGAGAACGAAGACGGAAATCGTATTGGATATGGCACAGTTGATTATGATGCTATCCAGGACGAGATTGATGAATACGAAGCTAAGAACATGGAAAACATTGAGGCTTTGTCATATAATGTCCAGTACGGAGATGAAATACTTTTAACAACACCACATTTAGGATACGCTGGCATGTGTAAATATTATTTTCAACAGCAGATACTTGATGGTATATTTGATGAAAACTGGAATATTAAACCGGGAGAGAGAAGATATGTCGCAAACAAAATTGTCATTGAACCAGTAAAATGATGGAGGTATTAAGAATTAAGAATGGAAAATTATTATAAACGTACTTTTGATGGTGCTGTTTTCACAGAAGAGAAATTAAAAATATTTTACCTACAAATACTAAATATAAAAGAAAATAATTTTCACGCATGGCTTAATGAGAATCTGGCTAAGGGAAATCTTAAAATTATTTCCATGATCGAGTATACAAGAAAATTGATTAATGATTACAATAGTATAAAATGAGCGGAGGCAGAATAATGGGAAGCTTTAGTTGGTTAAGAGCAGATAGAACTACAAAGAGAAGTAATCTCACTAAAGGAGATCGCTACAAGATACTTATTCCAAAGGAATTTGGTGGCGGATTTATCAAAGATACATACTATGATTATGGACATGTTTTTCATGGGACAGAAAATGAAGCAGATCTATATGGGATTCTGGCATATTGGAATGGTTGTGAGGGTATGGATTATTCGTATGAATGTGGGCATTATCCAAAAACAATGGAAGAAATCATAAAATATGGAAATACATGTAAACAATCAAATAGATGTAAAGGAATTTGTATTGGATGCGATGATAAAGATATTGATAAATTGAAATTCCCATTAAAACTTGTTTCGGCATCCTATAACAGAGCTTATGAAGAATGTGAAGGTAGAAGTTATAGAGATCCAGAACAGGGATTTGTAAAGACTTACTGGGGTAAAGATGAATAACTCAATATACATAGAATATAACTCAATATTTCGTCCATCAAAGGAAACAATACGCAAAAATAAAAAGTTATGGGAAACTATTGAACAGAATGTTTCAATACAAAGATGTGAAAATGGATTTAATGCAGAAATTAAAAATCTAGACTTAACGTTTTTGAATGACATAAAATGAGAGTTTTAAAGAGGTGACATAATGGAAATAATCATTGTTACAGGTCAACGAAATGGAAGTTTATATCTTGCAGGGAATTATGAACATGTAAAGTATTTTCCAGAACAAAGCACATTACATCCTTATAAACTATCTGAAAAAATTTTGAAATTATGTGATACGTATTTTAAAGCAAATGAAGATTTGATTATAACCACATACTCTGAAATTGTATTAGATTCTGTTAGGTTATGGGGAGCAAGAACCGGACACTGTGATATTTTGAAATGTATTAACTGCATGGATAATGGAGAAATCCGCACATCTGGATTTAATGAATACGGAGAGATGGATGTTTGGGAAAACGGAATATTTGACATTAAAAAAGTTATCCTAAAAGAATTGTTTGATATTAAAAGAGGGAAAATAAATAGTTGAAAAATTGCTTTCAAGGTGAAGAATGGAGATGACAATATGACATTAAGGGAATTAGAATTTTTTAAAAATGTAAATAAGATCGCGGAATTGCGTTGATAGTTTTATTGTCAACCCAACAAAAGAATTTTTCGATTGGTTAAAATTATGGTTCAAAGAGAAATATAAAATAGAGCTTAATTGCAATAATACAGGAAGCGTTATGTGGAGTAATAATTTTAGCGAGGAATAGATACATGGATGACATAGAAGAATTAAAAATTTATATAAGGCAACTCGAAGATGAGAATCTTCGATTAAAAAATTCTATAAAAGCTCTCAGAAAAAATAATGCTGGAATGTTGAAGGGAATAAAAAAATTACAAAGTTATGTGCATGAGTTAAAAATTAAAGGGAATCAGTATATGGATGACATAGATATTATCATAGAAGTTGATGGATGGACAATTAAGACAAACACAGATATGATTGAAGAAGATGTGATTCGGCAGCGAATGGGATTGAAACCTAAAAACGAGTAGATAAGCGATCAGATTAATTTCTGGTCGCTTTTGTAAAAGTTGGATTTTACAAGAGAAATTTACTGACAAAATAAGGTAGATGTGGTATGATTTAAGAAAATAATTGTACGTGAAATAAGTGAAATGGAGGAAAGAAAATGTCACATTATGGAAATGATGATCGGTTTGATCATATCTTTTTTTACGATTCTGATGATTTCTTGAGTAGTAATAAGAAAATATTAGCATCTCAACTAGAACAATTTGCAGAAATGTTTGAAAAAGGTAGAAAAAGAGAGTATGGGTATTCAAAGTTTAGGCTTATTTATGGCTGCACAACAGACGACTATGAGATGGACATTTTAAAACATGAATGCTTAGAATTCAATAAAGGTGTCATGACAAATGAAGAGAAAGAGTTTTTTAAGGAACTTTTATTTGTAAAAAATGCACAACCATACATAGATGCAGGTTATCTTGTATACGATGGAAAAAAGACTAAGCCACCTATACATGCATATGCTCCAGCAACAACAGATGATTACTGGTTTCCAACGGAAAAATGTAAAATTGACTACGAAAAATATGTAGAGGAAAAGAAGCAGAAAAAATACAATGAAGCTTTGAGGAAAGCAGCTATAGAAGCCGGTGTATTGTCAACGGATGGAACAGGAAAACCAGCGGAATTTTGTAACCCAGATTGTTATACAAATATTCCTATTTTTACAACCGATCAGATTAAAATAGGATTAGGATTACTTGTTGTATCCGGAATACTTCTTATTACAATATTTGCACCTTTTATTGTATTAATTTGGGTTTGGTATCTTTGTGACGTTTATAAAGATTATAAACAAAGGCAATTTGCAGCAGAGCGATATTATAGAGCCACACATGGACTTCCATATAATAAAAAATAATATTTACAATAGAAACAGCTTACATAAATGTAGGCTGTTTTTGTATTTAAGAAAACCGGAGGTATAAGCGAAATGAAGAATATAAAATTATTACAGGCTGCTAATTCAGAATGCACAAATAAAGCTTTCATCATAAGAATGTGTGAATGTGTAAAGGATAGATTACTGGAATTACAAATGCGAACAACATTTCGTCCTACAAGTGTTAACGAAGAAACGCTTTGTGAATGGGAAGAAATTGCTGATGTAGCAAATGATATTTTGAAAAAATATAAAGAGGATGAAATTGATGATGAATTAGAAGATATGATTGTAGATATGAAAGAAAAAATATTGGATTATCATATGAACTACCAGGGAATAAGCAAATTGGTAATATAAAGCGAGGTGATAAAGATGACAGGTAGAATGGAGATAGAAGTCAAATATACAAACAATATAGATCGGCTCCTAAAAAATGAGCCAGAATATATGGAATTGTTTAATGTATTTATGATTGCAGATGATAAAACGGCAAAGACAAGATTAAATTATATCAATAATGTAACAAGGTTGGTACATTATCTAAAAGACTCTGGACTTCCAACGGAAACTATAGATGATATTGGAAGATTAAATGTAGAAATTATAAGAAAGTATATTGTAGACGATGATAATCATATAATTATGAAGAATGGAAAAATTTCTGATTCTTATAAATATATTAGATATTTTTCTTTAAATTGTTTTTTTAAATTCTTGGAAGATGGCGATCATATTAGTAAAAATCCAATGAGAAAAATTAAAACTCCAAGTAATGAGAGAATGAAGAAAAAAGTATACCTAGATGTTGATGAGGTAAAAGAGATTGAAAAGAATGTATCTTCCGGAAATACTAAAAGAAGTAGATTATATCTTTCTCAGTGGAACGAGAGAGACGAAGCTATAATTAACCTTGGATTCCACAAGGCTCTGCGTGTTTCTGCAATAATATCAATTAATATTGATGATATTAATTGGGAAGACAAATCTTTAAGTGTTATTGAAAAGGGAAATAAACCAAGGCATGTTCACCTCAGCGATGGTACAATCAAGATACTTCAGATTTGGGTTCAGAAGCGAAATGAGTATGTTAAAGAAAATGGGGTGGAAAGTTCTGCGCTATTTATTTCAAATAAGTCTGGTAGAATTTCTCAAAAAACAGTTGGAAGAATACTAAGAGCATATGCCGGTGACATCAATAAAGAAAAAAGAATTGTTCCACATACAATGCGTAGTTCAACCGGTACAAACTATTATTTGAAAACAGGTAATGCTAGAGCTGTGCAACAGTTACTTGGACAAAAGAGTTTGGCAGCAACACAGAAATATCTGGATGACACAGTTCAGCAGAGAAGAGAAATTACTGATGCAGTAGAAGATTTATATGGAGATGATTAAATGAATAAAAGTTTAGATGATATATTAAGAAATAAAGGAGACTTGAAGCCACGCCAGGTTGAAAAGATATTTAATGCAAATGGGTGGTACATAGTTAGAACGAATAACCATAATATATATAAGAAGGAAGGCAGATCGGAGCTGGTAATAGCTCCGATTGGTAATATGAACTGGAAAACATTTCGTGATACCTGTAAGAGATGCGGTATGGCAATGTAGGGGAAATTGTGGTATGATTAAAATAATTTAAATTTGTAAAATTGCAAAATCAACGTTTTAAGGAAGGTGTTTAAATGAATTATGAACAGTATGATAGATATGTTTTTACGCAAAAAAATCTCGATAAGTATTTAGAAGAATTCAACAAAGATATAGAGCGGCAGAAACAGGAAATTATAGAATTCGAAAAACGTGCAAAAGAAAGAATCAATTTAATTGATAACTGGGAACATCAGAAGAATTTTATAATATTAGGAAGTACATACAAAAATGGAAAGAAAAATGTGATACTTTTAATAAAAAGATATCCGGACCAATCACAGAGAGACGAAAGATATGAGTTCAATAAAATTGCTGACATGAGAAAGAAAATGATAGAACTTGAAGAGAAATATTCAGATTCCGATTGGTCAAATTTTGTAAGGGAGATTGAATGAAAAAAATAGAACTATCAGATGTGCAAAAATTAGAAAATGGAACAAAAGTATATATTGAATGCGTTGGAGATGAATGGTATTTTTCAGATAAGAAAAATTACAAAACGTGGAATGTAAAACAAGAAAATGGGCTTCATTATGGGGTTGAAACTGAAGACAACACTATAAGCTTTCCATATGATTTTGACTATAATGGATATAATATGGAAATTGCCTGTTACATTGATTAAATATAAAATTAAACTTCTATGGAGGTAGAAAATGTATTTAAAGTCAAATAGAGCTGGTGTGATTGTTGAACGAATTGGGAGTAAGAGACAGCACAAATATAAACTTACAGAAAAGTCAATCACAATGGTTTCTGCAGGAACATTGGTTATACCAGTACATTTTCTCAGTGACAATTTCCAACTGTATAACCAGAATTGTGATGAGTTAATACAACCAGAAGGGAATTTCTGGATTACTGCTGAGACTATTGATCCTTATCATGTGGTAATTGATATGTTTTAAGGAGATGAATATAATGTATGATTCTGAAGAAATTAGAGAAATAATTAACGAAGCCGTAGCAGAGGAGATATTTTTACTTAAAGAAGAGGAACAAGAAAAATATCTTGTAATCCAATCATTAAAATCAAGGTTATATGACGCATTTGGACTTGAAGATGATGTTATATAACTTGCAAAACAAGTTATTGTAATGCATAAGTGAATTTTAACTTTTTATGGAGGTAGAAAATAATATGACATACGGAAAATATAAAAAAACAAAAGAATATCTTAATGCAGAAGACATTTATTTATGTGTAAATGGAGAAGACCCAGTTAACGAAATGTATTATCCATATCAATTAGATAATGTTCCAATAATTGGAATTGGTTATTTACAAAATAACATAATTCAAATTGATTTAGTTGTTTTAAATTGGAAAGACAGATTTGATCCAGAATGGTATGCTGAATATAAATAAAATGACGATTTGAAGGGAGATATAAGATGGCAAGATTAAAATGGAACATAGTTCACGAGTGTGACGATGACAACGGAAATCCAACTCAATGGGCTGCTGAAATAAATCATCCGGATTATGGAAGATTCGTTTGGATCGACGATGAAGGTGAGAAGTTTGGAGTATACAGTGGAAAGAACTGTAATACAAAATTGGCGGAATGTAAATCTCTTGCAAGTGCGAAGAGATGGGTTGCGACATATATATTTTGAACGGAGGCGACATATGAGAACATTATATGATGAATACACATCTGGCATATTAGCAGAATATGCATATTGCATTCAGTTAGGGCATGATATGCATATTGGAGACACATATCCTATTGGTAAAATTTGGAATGGCGTTGGAAACATTTCTGAAATTTTAAGAAACCGAAAAATTTCAGTAGAAGATGAGGACGGAGAAATATATACATTGTTTTTTAGAATTATCAAGAAAAAATCGCAAATATTAAGAACTACGGTAGAAATTATTGATGCAGATTGATTAATAAAACAGATATTTAATCGGAGGTATTAGTTCGTGAAAGCAGAATACTTAGAACAGCTGATGACTATATACGATAAATGCATAGTTGAAAAGAACAAGTTAACCGAGAAAGATAAAGAAAATATTTTATTAGCAGTCGTTGATGGGCTTTTGCCGGCAGAAGATAAATATGAAATTTATCTTTTTAAAATGAAATGTGAAGCTCACAAAGTATTTAATGAATTTCATAAGTGGTGCATGAGTGGAAAACCTGTCAGAACATTTGAGGAATATGAAAATTTTTATAAAAATACACTAAATAATATATTTGTTTATCAAGTGTATGAAATAATATATGATGTGTTTCATCCTATTGTAATAAAAAAGAATTTTACATATTTGGATAAACATAATAATAATGTGATTTTCAATGATGAATTTATAATGGCTGCCCTTAAAAGTGAATTATATAAAAAAATGGTATTTAAAGAACAGGTAGAAACCATAGATTGGGAACGTAAATACTCACCAGATGAAAGTAAATTTAGGTTTGCAACGTTAGTGTCTTATAATGAATATGGCGACCCATTTATATATAATGAACCTGAATATCACCTGTATTCTGATAAAAAAGACAGAATACTATTTTAACAGAGCAAAGGAGATAACGCTATGGAAGAGCCACCAATAAGGCAAACAAAATATGAATATGAATATGGACTTTGCAAGCGAATGCATTATAGAGGACTATGGTTGGTTCAGTATGACGGTTATCCTGGTGAAATGAAGAAGACAAAAATGGCTTGTTCTTGTGTACAAGATGGTTGTGATAAGGATTGTGCAGTAATGGAAACGGCAGATGAAGTAATTCCAATTGATTGGGAATGGCACATGCTGGATAAACCACCGATTGGATGAGACTTGATAAAGGAGAGGAAATTATGAGTTACTATAATACAATTAGGTTGTTAAAAGGAACGGCATTCCTTACGACAAGGGAATATAAAAATTTTGAGCCTGGTGATACAATATGGGGAAATGATTCTGATGCAGAAGAGATTTCTCGATGGAATGAAGATGAGAAAGAAAAGGCTTTAGATGCATTGAAAAAATACAAATGCAGTTATCAAGAATCGAATGGAATGTATGATATTGAAGAATATGCATTAGAGTATTTTGATTCAGATGAAGATGGAGAGTTTGTTGCAGGATCTGATTATGATATTGCAGAAACAGAATGAAAATATAATGATTATACTTAGACATCACATTATGTGGTGTCTTTTTTATACTAAAAACGAAAGGAAGTGAGAAGTAGTGGACGAATACAAACAGTTTGATATTGTTTACGCTGATCTTTCTAGTAAAGGAACCATAGGATCTGAGCAGAAAGGTATACGACCTGTGATAATCATTCAAAATGATACCGGCAACATTCACAGTCCAACTGTTCTTGTAATGGCGCTTACAAAGGAACTTAAGAAAGCAAATCAGCCAACCCATTACATAATTAGGAAGAATAATGCGAATGGGTTGAAATTTGATTCGATGGTATTAGGGGAGACTATTACACAGATCTCAAAGCAGCGTATTAAACAGAAAATTGGTGTAGTAGATAATACCGCAGATAAAGATGGAATTATTGGAACATATATGGCTAATCTTACTGGAAAAAGTAGATATGGAAATCCATTATGGACCAAGATTACACAGCTTTTCTGTAAATTGGTTAAGGAGGGGCAAATATGTGCGAATTGAATAAGGTGGAGGCAATGGAACTTATAAAAGGGATTGTAGGAAGTAAAGTTTGTGCAATGTACTATAACAAGAAGAAAGGTATATCTTCAAAATCTAAGAAAATTGGCAAGAGGAGGGTGGAGAAAAATATTCAGAATGCAAAGACTATTACTTATAGCGGTTCTGAATATATCAGGAAGATAGAGCTTCATGGAATCAAAGGGAAATTCAAATTTTCTCCATGCAGCTCTATTGTTATTCTGTTCTGATTGAAAAAAATCGAACAAAAGTTCGAAAATGTTAAATTATACCTTTTTATTGGTACGATAAAGTGGTATAATCAAATACATAAAAGAACAAATGTTCTGATTTTTAATCGACATTGATCTTATAAAGAAAAATGCCCTACCAGCAGAAAGTTTGGCGACCGTCGGCTGATAGGACAGGGTTTTCTGTACCCACGGATGGATACATACATATTATGTAGCAATTCAATGGAAATGTCAATATTTTCCAATTCTAATCTCTTGCCATTCTGTAAGAGAAATTCCGTGAGTATAACTGTATATTAAATATGCTATTTGCTAAAAATGGAATTGTTATCTTTTTAAGAATAATTTCATTCTCTTTTTAGAAGCAAATAGTGTATTTAGTATACGCAAATTTTGAATGTTAAAAAAGGAGAATGAAATTATGGGAGCAGAGAAATGGAGTAAAAATGAGAAACTTACAGAAGATGAAGTAAATGACATAGTTGACTTTTTCTACAAGGACAAGGGAAAGGAACTTAAAAAAATTTGCAACCAGATACTTCATATAATTTGGAATGATATTCCAGATTATTACAGAGATGATTTTGAATCTCTTGCCGGATATATTATAACATTTTGCCTGGAATCCTATGATCCAACTACTGGACCGTTTAGAGCATATGTATATCCGTATATGCAAAAGAAATTTATCAGCTATATTTATGGAATTAATTCTCTTAAACGTGGTGGTGATGGAAACTGGGATTCTGAAAAACGTGATGAAAATGGTAAAAAACTCAAGAAATCCGTGAAGGTGAAATTTGTCAATTTAGACGACAAGGTAAAGGAAGATTCAGACTCTACATATGCGGATATTATCAAAGGTGGTAAATCTGTTGAAGAAATTATTTTTGAGAATAAAAAAGCATCAAAATTAGAAGCGTGTATTAACAAACTCAATAAAACACAAAAGAAAATAGTTTCTCTGATGATTGATGGTTACAAGCCAAACGAGATTCAAGAGGAATTGCAACTTACTAACAAACAGTATTTTGATTATGTAACCGACATGAGAACTTCAGAATTCAGATTAGCATTGGAGGAAGACTAATTATGTTATGTATCAGACCAAACAAAAACGAAAAAATGGTAAGAGATCAGAAATTTCTTAAAACTCTTCTTGGTAAACTGGACAGAGGTGAAATTAGAAGAGATTTTTGGCTGCAGAGAAAATCTACTCAGTGGAATAACCAGATTCGTGATCAGGCAATTGTAACAACTGTACAGGGTGAAGATATTGATCCAGTGAAAATCTGTGAAGAAATTCGCGAAGGTAAACCATCTCAAAAGTGGATTGTGGATGGTGGAAACAGATTTGAAACATGGAATAATTTCTATAATAATGTGTTTGCACTTGGAAAAAATCTTGAAAATTATATCGTTCCATATGAGGCAACTAAAAAAGATGAAAAAGGAAATGTAGTTAAAGATGAAGATGGTTATCCAATTATGGAAGAGTTAGAGTTTGATCTTCGTGGAAAACGCTATAAAGATCTTCCTATGGAGCTTAAGGAGAGATTTAATAATTACAAGGTAATTTATGTAGAGCATTCAAACTGTACAGAAAGTAGAATGGGTTATCATATTCGAAGATATAACAATCAGAAGAGCATGAATAAAAATCAGAAATCAGTTACATATATGGAACAGACTGCAAAATGGACAAAGGAAATTATGAGTTCCAATCCATTTTTCAAGGAACTTCCGTGTTATCATGGAGCTTCTGAAAAGAATAGCGATCCAGAGAGGGTAATGCTTGATACTGTAATGATTATCTTTTTCAAAGATGAATGGAAAAGTAATGCAGAGAAAAATGCTTTATATGTAGAAACAAACGGAGAAAAGGATCAGTTCAATCTTCTTGATAACTATCTCGGAAGAATGTATGTGTTAGTTGAAGATGATGATGAACTCTCAAAGCTTTTTGAAAAGAAAGATGCACCAATGTGGATTGCTCTGTTCGATAAATTCTCAAAACTTGAAATGGACGACTCTAAGTTTAAAGAGTTTTTAAAGGCGTTTGTTGGCGGCTTAAGAGAAACCAAAATTAATGGAGAATCTTTCGATGAAATTAAGGGAAATAAATCTACAAAGAACAGAAATACAATCTTTGGAAAATTAGAGTATCTTGAATCTCTTATGATGGATTTCTTTTCTATTAATAAGGAAGATATTGTTGAATCTTTTGAGACAACAGACAGATTTGATGCATTTGCAACAAAATTTGAGAACACAGAATTAATGGAAGCACTTGGCGTTCCAATGGGAAGCGATATTGATCGTATTGCTGCACAGACGCTTATGACAGTATGTGGAAAGACAGATTTTTCTGATAAGGCAATTCAGGAATTTGTCACCGCTGACGAATATACAGAAGATAACATTGAAGATGCAGATCTGTACCTGGATGAAGTGAACGAATGGAGTTTGGAGCTTCCGGCTGGTACCACACTTCTCAAGGCAAAATACGTTCCTGCAATGGTAGGATTCGTGAAATATACATATGATAACGACACAAATACAGATGCTCTTAATTGGTTTAAAGATTATGCTTTCCAGTGTACAAAACCAGAAAATGATGTTCAGAAACTTCTCGATGATATGAAGGAAGACTTCAATTCATATTTGACATACAAAGAAAATAAGACAGCGTAAGGTAGGTGGTGATAAATATGGCTATATTTTGTAGACATCCCAAAAGTGTAATTGTCGCAAAATCAAATGTGATCCAGTTTGACCAGAGTGGGTTTCCTATGAGACTTGAGACTATGGAGTGTTTGATTTGCGGTAAGAAGTATTATGCTTGGAATTATATTAAGAAAAGTGAACTTGATGAACTGAGCACAGGAAAATCTGTGCTCTGTAAATGGGGGAATGTGGAATGATTTTAGAACCTGGTGAAGAGAATGATTTTTATAAATTACAAGACAATATAGATTATTGCAGAATGTTACAAGAAGACCTTTTAGATAGAAAATGGGAGAGAATATATAAAAAAAGGTGCCAAAAATATTATCTTCCATTAAATAGGATAATAAGAAAAATTGAGAGTGAAAATTGGTCTAATATACCTTCTATACCATCTATAGGAACAGAGCTTAAAGAATTTGTTTACCATAATACATTTCAAATTTCTGGCATAATTGATTTATTCAAATATTGTAAGGATTTTCATCTTGATATTCCTAAATGTGCAAAAAATATGATATGTGAAGCTTGTGCCTGTAATGGTTGTGAATTTATGAAAGATCACTTAGGTTATACCTGTGAAGATTGTAAAAAGGACTATTACACAGGATATCAAGGATATTGTGAAGAATAAAACGGAAAGGATATTAAATTATGATTATTATATTAATATTGGTCATTATGTTACTTATTGCTTTTGTTCTTATTGTATATAAAAAAAGTTCTGAAATCTATATTGATATTATATGTGCAGTACTAATAATCCTATCAATAACCGGCTTAGTTCTTTGTATTCCAACTATAGCTATAGAACAGTGTAACACCGAAAAGAAAGTACATTCAAAGCAAATTGAGTATGAATCACTTATAAAGCAATGTCAGATTATTTCAAGTGAATATGAAGATGTTTCCAAGGCAAATGTAATTCAAAATGTATATAAATGGAATAAAGAAGTTTATGATGCAAAATATTGGGCAGACAATCCTTGGACCAACTGGTTTTTGAACCAGAGGGTAGTGGATTCGCTGAAGTATATTGATCTGGAAGATTACGGATTATAAAAGAAAAGGAGAATTTTATGGGTAAATTTAAAATTGGAGACAAAGTTATTGTAGCTGCACATAAAGACGAGATGGAATGTCCATACGTTTTGGGAATAAAAGATCCTTTTAATTTGACTGGAATAATATGTAGTATACATTATACTTATGGGGACGGAAGTACATCTTATGGAGTTAAATTTGAAAAAAATATTGGTGGGCATGACTGTGCTGAAAATTGTAAATTTGGTTATGGACAGTATATAAATGAAAAATATTTAAAATTATACGATGAAAAGAAAAGTGAGGATAAGACTATGCAGAAAAAGAAATATGAAAAGAAACCGCTTGAGCAGCAGATCAAAGAGAAATACGAAAGTAAGAGAAATGTATTAAATGTAAGAATTGGATTTGCAGGACACGAACAAACTTTAGTTCCTAAAAAGGTTTATCACGATTCAACGACAAGTACAATTGTAATTGATTTCGGAGATTACGTTGGAAAAATTAAAGCAAAACCAATTGCTAATGATAAGTATGATCCAAGTGTAGTATTCAATATTATTGCTGCAAAGGCAATTTATAAAAGATTTGATTTTCCGTTTGAGTCTGATATGAGTTCTTTAGAAGCAAAAATAACTGCAAAATATTTATTACATAAGAATACCGGTATTGCACTTGATAAATACGTTAAGTATCTTAAAAATATGGTGCAGACATTTTTACAGGAGGATGCAGAATTAGAAAAGGCAGAGCAGATTCGCAAAAATCAGAAAGCTAAAAATAGAATTCGTAAAGAAAGACAGAAGCAGAGAAGACAGAATAGAAAATAAGAATAAATTAAATATTAAATAAGAAGAGTAGAGTGTTAGGTGATAAGCTTGGCACTCTATTTTTGTATAAGGCAGGTGAGAATATGTGAGTTGTTTAATTAGATATAACTATCAATATGTGTATATTGACAGCGAAAGCAAAATGAAACTTGGGCCTAAAGCTAGAGCAAAGGTTTTTGATGACCAAAAGGCAAGAAATCTCATTAAGAGTCCACCGAAAAATATGCGGTTATATAAATTTGAGCTTGAACCTTTGACTGAAGGCAAAACAGAACAAGAAATCAAACAAGAACAGATTTTGATGAGAGCTGCACAACATGCCAAGAAAACTGGTTGTTATACAGAAATAAAAAATGACAATAAACCAAAAGAGAAATCAGAAGTAAATGATGTAAACAACATAGATAACTGGCTCAAGAAGCTGAGTACCTGTAATGGAATAAAAAGGGAAGCTCAAGAGAGACTGGATTATCTGAGCGAAAAGTTAAGTCTGATCGACCAGGCGCAGGATATTATTTTACATATGATAGAGAAAAATGAACATCCAAATGCACCAACGGCTTATAAACAGCGAATGAAAATCCTGGAGATCAGAAAGAAAAGAAGAAAAATCAAAAACGAAATGATTATCGTACAGATGATTGTGGCAAATGATTTGTCATCAAGAATGTACGATCACATTTCAGCAGTTTCAAATGGATTGCAGTATCCTCAGAATTTGGATGAAAAATACAATCTTGATGTTGCAGATGAGTTACTTAAGAAGTTCGATCAGTTGTAAAAGGAGGAATAATTATGTTTGTAAAAGCACAGAACGAAAAAAGATTTATTAATCTGGCTAATGTAACAGATGTTTATTCAGAAAGAAAAACTGAAGGTGGTAAACAAAAATATGTGTTGTACTTCGATAAGATTCCTGCCGGAAGTTTTAGCAAACAGGAAAGTATCGATAAGGTTCTTACAATGTTAGAAAGCAAAGTTCAAGCGAAACAGAGGATGGAAATTATTGATGGCGAACCACCAAAGATTATCTATTATCAGGATCAAGTGTTCCAGATTCCAGGCGAGGATGAATTGGTATGAAGAAACAATTATCTGCAAAAGACAAAGCATTTGAAAAAGAAAGAGCTGAGTTCAGAAAGCAAATCAGAGAATTAAACCATGAACTGAATTCAGTAAAATTTGAATTATGTGACAAAATACATAATATGCAAAGGGAACTTGATTCTAAAAATAATGAGATAAAAAATATGCAGATGGTAATTGATGAACTAAAAATGTATGCAAAGTTATCCGATGATGAATTGAAAACTTTATTAGAAGTAAAAGAATTTGATAAAAAGATGTATGGTTATTTTTCTAAAATATTTAAAGAAGGTTTGATATGAAAAAGAATAGAGCAATTGTATACATAATGATGTGGATCTGTTGCAGTATTGTTACTGCAATATCTATAGCAGCTACAAAGCAATATTGTTGTTTAAACACGATGGTAGTACCGTTAGCGTTTATGCTGATGGATTATATGTTTTTCGGGAGGTAGAAGATGAGATCTATAGCATGTGCGATTATTAGTTTTGTTATTTTTTATATGGAAAATAATGTAAAAAGTACAGAAATAAAACTTAGGGCGATTTATTTAATTACATCTCATATATTTTTGATTGCTGCAATTATTTTAATGATGTTTGGAAGGTAGAGAATGATTAATTCAGTAAGTATATGTATAGTATGTGGAAAAGAGATGCCAGCATTTTACAAAGGTTGCTCGAAGACTTATGATCCGAAGTTCCATAAAAATATTTATGTTTGCAGTAATGAGTGTAAAGAAAAATGGGAAGCTCAATATTTTGTAGAAAAATATAAAGGAAATAAAATTTACTGTATTGATGGTAAGTATGTTCCATATTTAAGTTGCGCATATTATTTTAATACACTAGAAGATTGTAAAAAGAGAATTGATAAACCACATATAGCTTATGTATCAAGAGAAGCATTGAGAACATTTATAAGAGAGGAGTTTGGTAACGATTGAGAGATCCTAAGAGAATTGATAAATTTTGTGATGAATTTAAAAGCATATGGAAAGGAAATGTTCCTGATTGGAGATTTGGACAGCTGATAGGTAATTTTGAATACTGGATCAAAGGTAAAGGAATTGATATGTTCTTTCCGGAAGAAAAAGAAATGCTTAGATTATTTAAAGAATTTCTTGGCGTAAATGATACAGGAAATGAAAAAAAGATATGGGACGAAATGATGTTTTGTTCGCCACTTGATTTCAAAGATCTTGATGGAAATAAATATGACCAATGGCCAGAGGGTGTCATTTATACTCCTGGAATAAAATTAACTGGAATATTAAAAAAGAAAGCGAGAACAGATTATTGTGGAGTGACTACAAAAGATGCAAAAAAGATAATTGACAATATATCTGATAAGCGAAAACAAAATGTAAAAGTTGTTATTGGAAATAGAGCAGAAGTCTGTGATGCAATTTTATATATTATCAAATCTAATTACGGATTAATTGTATCTGTCGATGATGCTGAAGAAATTAAATTCTGTGAAGAACTTTTTGAAAAGGCAACAACTTAAAATTGGAGTTTTATCGGAAAATAATTTTATAAAAGGAGAATAAAAAATGAGTAAATTAGTTGTTAGAGAACATGATTGTAAAAGATGTACAAAAGATAACTGGTGTGATTATAAGAAATATCAGGATAAATTTGAAAGCAATGTAGAAGAGCAGTTTAGAGATAAAAATGAGGTAATGTTTGAAATAAGCTGTAAGTTCTATGAAGAAGCATAAGTTGAATTTCTGGAATAAGTGATAATGAAAAATGGAAGTAGTAATTGTGAGGTGATGATATATATGATTATTGGGATGTAAATGGAAAACTGAATAAATTACATATAATAATCAATCTCTAATATGAAAAGATTGTGGTATATTTTGAGCTTTATGCTGCTGATTTTATCTGATCAGTATACCAAATGGTGAGGGATATTTCCACTCACTAATACTTATGTTAATAGAGTTCAATACATAAAATTGGTTGAGGTTTTGTTACTCTATAAAATAACATGAGCACAAAACAGCAGAGTTTTTCTTCTATATTAGAAGAAGGTTTTGTTACTCTATAAAATAACATGAGTACAAAACTGTTACACAATTTGTTATTTCCATAAAAATGTTTTGTTACTCTATAAAATAATATGAGTACAAAACTAGCTTTAATGACTGTAGGCTTGCTCAGTCGTTTTGTTACTCTATAAAATGAGTGAAAATAATAAAAATAAGGAAAATAATTATGAAAAAAAATAATAAAGAATCAAATACATATATAAAAGCAATGAAAATTAGAATTGTACCAATTTGTGATATTGAAGAAGAGAATTTAAGAGATAAATATTATAAAGAGCTTTATCAGTATTTACGTGATAGTATTTGGGCACAAAATGCAGCATTAAATTATGGTCTTGCTATGACTAGAGATGCTTATGTACTTCATAAAAATGAAGACAAGATAAAAGATATTTATTTTAAATTAGCTCATCAAACACCTAATCCAAGTATGGCTTCCGAAGCAAGATTGAAAGAAGTATATGAAGCAGCTCCGATTACGCAAGAGTACATTGATAATAAAGTTGAGGAATTTAAAAAATCAAATAGCAAAAAGAAGAAGCCTTTGACCGATGAAGGCGTTAAAAAGAAAACAGATTCAATAAATAATATGTATAAGAAATTTATTGGATTATCAAAAGAAGATATTCAGGAATTAATTGATAAGTTAGATGATTATTGTGCTTATCCTGAAGAGATTTATGAAAAATTTGCAAATGGATTTAGTACACCGGCTTATGTTACGCAGCAAATAAAAGACTACTGGAATACAGAAGGCGTAATGACAAAAGTGATTTATAGTATGAGTGATAAACTCAGGAGTGTTAAAAATTCTAACCCTTTAACTATCCCACCAAACTTGTTCTACAACAAGAAAAATGATCTAATTGGAATAACGCATTCGTATAATACATATTTAGAGTTTGTAGAAGCATTAATGAATGTTTATGATGCAAATTTATTTTTAGAGCTTCCGTACAAAAAAGGATATGACAAAATGAAATTCAAACTCATTCTTGGAAATCCATGCAAATCACATGAGGTGAGGATATCATTACAGAGAATTTTTGAAGAATATTATAAAATTAGAGGGAGCAAGATTGGATTCGTAAGAAATAAAAAGACTGGTAAAAATACCGATCTAGTTCTTTATCTTTCTGTTGAAATTCCAAAAGATACATCAATTGAATTAGATGAAAATACAGTTGTTGGAGTTGATCTTGGACTTGCCGTACCTGCTGTTTGTGCATTAAATAATAATCCATATCCAAGAAAATATATTGGGAAAAAACTTGAATTATTAAAGAAGCGAACTCAATTTAAAAATAGACGAAAAAAATTACAAAGCGAATTAAGAGATGCAAGGGGCGGTCATGGCAGAAGAAGAAAGATGAAAGCAATGGATCGCTTAAGTGAACTTGAAAAGAATTTCGCTGATACATATTGCCATAAAGTAGCCAAAAAAGTTGTTATGTTTGCACTAAAAAATAAGGCAAAATATATTAACTTAGAAATGCTCAAAGGATATAGAGCTGATGAAAAAGTACTTCAGAATTGGAGTTATTATCGAATTCAGATGTATATCAAAATTCTTGCAGAAAGATATGGAATAATTGTTAGATTTATTAACCCATGCTATACATCTCAAGTATGCAGTGTATGTGGTAATTGGCATCCAGGCAATAGACCAAAAGGAGATAAAGGTCAGAAATATTTTGATTGTCACAATGATAAATGCGAATCACACACTAAAAATAAAGGTGAAGGATATACATTGAATGCAGATTATAACGCTGCTAGAAACATTGCTATGTGTGATTTGTTTATGGATAACAAATCAGAAATCACAGAAGAAGATAAAAGGATTGCAAGAGAAAAATATGGGATTCCTGAACCTATAAAAAAGAAAGAAAAACTTGCGGCTTAATTGCCGCATTTGCATACATTAATTATTAGATGTATGTGGTAAATTTTAAGCATGACTGTACTCAAGACGGAAATGCTGCCAATATTGTCTTATTGGTTTACCATATGGTGAGATCATTGGTACTCACTAAGTCTATGTAAATATTCTTGAGGGTTAATAACCATATTGTTTTACATAGATGTAAAACGACAGAATACTTCCGCCACGGCTCTGTGTAGGTTAATAACCATATTGTTTTACATAGATGTAAAACTCGAAAGTCCAGGAGTAGCTTGATGAAATAGGTTAATAACCATATTGTTTTACATAGAAATTGAAAAGAAGTTAATGTTGGTGAGTTGTTAGAAGAACTTACTGATGATATTCCTGCTTTTGACGATAAGACATTTCTCTTGGCAAATAAATTGTTTAATGAAATTATTATGCAGGAGAAAATAGCTAAGTAAAGAGGTAGAGATAAATGGTTTATATAGAGAGAACAGATTATAATAAAGTAATTTCCATAAAACTTATGATTCCAGGAACTTGTAATGCAAAATGTACTTTCTGTTATATGAAAGATTATAAATCTAGCGTATTGAAAAATCAGAAGGATGAATTTTTAAATAATTATTTATCATCATTAAATAAAATTATTTCTAAGATAGGAGATAAAAATCCTATCTCTTTAGATATAACAGGAAATGAGCCAACATTTGATATTAAATTTTTACAGAAAGTTTTGACACAGCTTAAAGAAGAGAATATTAAGAATAAGGTTCAAAGAGTAACAATGACAACAAATGGATTTCATTTGAAAGAAAGTATTTCTTATCTGGAAGGCGTTGTTGATTATGTAAATATTTCTGTTCATGATTACCGCCTGGATGAACGCAGAGATATAATGGGATTTAAAACATTTACAGATCAGGAATATGCAGAAATGATCGAGGGTTTAAGAAAAATTGGGATTACCACTTCAGCAGTTTCTGTTATCCATAAATACATTCCTAATTTTCCAAAATGGTTTGAAGAGTTTACAGACTGGTGCAATGATTTAGGATTTATTTCTCTTAGAATCCGCTGCGATGTGTTCTGGAACCAGAAAGAGTTATTTGACTTTTATATGAAATATGGACTAAAGCAGGATGATTATACAATCATTGATCACGAAGAAACGCCGGATTCTCACTGGTGTAGACTTAGAAGATATGATAAATTTAGAGTATTTTTCTTAAAAGGAGTTTTAGATACTTCACTACTTACTAAGGGGATTGAGTATGTAATTGCTGACGATGGAATTTGTTATTGCGACTTTTATAAGAGAACAAAAATGGAAGATTGTAGATATGAGATTGGAAAAATTTATGACCTGGTAATGACATAAAACAACAGTTTTATGGGAAAAATGACCATCGTGAATCCCTTATTTTTAAAGGGATTGCGAAAATGGCATTTTGAGAAAATTCACAAAAAATGAAAAAATTACATATCAAACGAAACTTTTATTACTTATTAAATGGAGGGCAAGAAAATGTTATATGGGCTTATTGACTATGATTATGATTATCATGAAGTAATAGGATATACGAAAGATTTAGACGAAGCATATAAATATAGTGCAATAAAAGGGGGTGAAATTGAGACATTTAAAAAATTAAGAAGCGATATTGATTATAGTCAATATGAATTTGTTTATCATTATGCCATTTCTTTTAAATTTTCTAATAAAACTAATAAGTATGAAAGAAAAGATTTTCCAGATGATGTTCCGGAATATGACTATTGTGATTGTTGTGTAAAAAATATTGAATTATACAATATTATTTCTTTTGATGAAGGACATTCTATACGATTTGGCATTTTTCTTAAAGAAAGAAATCTTGAATTAGCATATAGCACAGCAGAGACATATATGAAAGATTTACTTTCTCGTGGTAATGGAGAAATTATTGAAGAGAATGTTGACGAAATGAATGATGAATTTTCTAAGGAATATAGAGAAGAGCAGGAACGACTCAAAAATCAGAAGAAGATAGAGGCTTTTGAAGATAAAATTCGTAAACTGGAATCAGATATAAAAAATAAAGAAAATAATTTACAGAAATTGCGAGAAGAATATGGAAAAGAATTAGGAAGTAAATAATAGCTGAAAAGCATTATAAAAGATATATAAATTAAAAAAGGAGAAAAGATAATTATGATGAACAATTTTTTAAACGGTATGTTTGGTAAGGTAGGAGCTGGCATGTGCAGACTTTCTATGAGCGGCGGTATTGCAGTAAAAACATCTAATGGCTATAAAAGCTATAATGTGAAGACTGGCAGACTTACAAATTGTGATAACTTTGCATTTGATATTGGGCAGGATTTCTTCTTTATTATTCCAACAAATAAAGTTACAGCAGGTGATATTATATTTGCAAATGGAAAACCTAAATGTGTTATTAAAGTAGAGAAGAATATGATTACGGCAATTAATTATGAAGATTCTACTGTAGAGAATATTGTTCCAGAGCGACATGTATTTATGGGAAATACATATTTTTATGGAAAGATTGTTTCTTTATTTGGCAGTAATATTACTAAGGGTAAAAACGGTATGAATAATATTTTCAAATATATGATGCTATCTCAGATGATGAACGGAAATGGTTCTACTGGAACGGCGAGTAATATGAACTCAATGCTTCCGTTTATGATGATGGGTGGCAATATGGGTGACATGTTTGACGGTATGTTTGACTTTGATACAGTAGACAATACAAACGAAGATAATGAAGTAGATGTAGAGGAGGTAGAGTAATATGGGATGTGGAACATGGAATACAGACAGTTTTATAAGTTATTCAACATCAAAAGGATTGACAACTGATACTTTAGGTTTTGTCACATCAAACGTTTCTAATCAAGAAATGTTTAAAGCAAAAACACTTGATTCGGCACTTGATCCCAAAAATGTTATTAGAGAATGTTGTGATTCAGAAGATCATCCAAATACGTTGCCAGTTATGATTGCATTAGATGTAACTGGATCTATGGGTCAAGCTGCAGTAGAAGTGGCAAAGAAACTTAATGGTATTATGACAAAACTTTATGAGAATATTGTAGACGTTGAATTTATGATCATGGGTATTGGAGATTTAGCATATGATTACAATCCAATTCAAGCATCTCAATTTGAATCAGATATAAGGATTGCAGAGCAACTTGATAAAGTTTATTTTGAGTTTGGTGGTGGTGGAAATGGATTCGAATCATATAGTGCCGCCTGGTATTTTGGACTTCATCATACTAAACTTGATTGTTGGAAACGTGGTAAACGAGGAATTATTATTACAATTGGTGACGAAAGACTAAACCCATATCTTCCGATGAGGGGTAGATGCTCTGGTTTAATTGCAGCACTTGGAGATAATTTAGAAAAAGATGTAGAAACTTCGGAGTTATTTGAAGAGGCATCTAAGAAATTTGATATTTATCATATTCATGTAAGACATGGTAGTAACTATGATAAAGAAAATATTGAAAAATCCTTTAAGTCTATTATTGCAGAAAACCATTTTAAGGAAGCAAATCTCGATAATATCACGGATACAATTGTTGATATTATTGTGGATGCGGCAGAAAACGATACCCCTGTTGTTGCTGCAACATCTGTAAATACACCTTCCAATGTGAGTACAAACGAAAATGGAGAAATTGTTTGGTAAAATAAAATAGGAGATTAAGATGATGAAAGACGTAAAGATTGTAATTGGTGCAAATGCAGGAGATGAAGGAAAAGGTTTAATGACTGATTACTTTTCTCAGAAACCTAATAGTATTGTAGTGTGTTCTAATGGTGGAAGTCAAAGAGGACATACCGTAATGACACCGGACGGAATCAGACATGTCTTTCATCATTTTGGTTCTGGAACTTTTAATGGGGCTGTTACATATTTGTCAAAAGAATTCATTGTAAATCCACTTATTTTCGTTCAAGAATTTAAAGAATTGATAAATAAAGGTGTAGTTCCTATTGTTTATGCTCATTCAGACTGTATGGTTTCGACACCTTACGATATGATGGCAAATCATATTGTTGAAGAAAATCGTGGAAAACAAAAGCATGGCAGTTGTGGGTTAGGAATTTTTGAAACCATTAAGAGGTATGAAAGTGACATTACCGATTTTGATAAGGTAAAAGATTATTACCTTGAGAAGTTTGAAAAAGAAGGAATTGTGTTATCTGATAGTTGGAAAAAATTATTTAACGACCAAGGAATATACGAACATTTTCTTGAAGACTTAGATTTTATGAATGACCATATTGAGGCAACCAGGGATGAAAGCTTTCTAAATATATTTGATCACATTATTTTTGAAGCCGCTCAAGGGTTATTACTCGATCAGAACAATCTAAAATACTTTCCACATCTTACCCCATCTAACACAGGTCTGAAAAATCCAAAAGAAATTATTGAAAGAGTAAATTGGAATGATGAATTAAATATAGAAGTATGTTATGTAACACGTACATATTTAACCAGACATGGTGCTGGTCCGTTTCCAACAGAATGCAATAAAGACGAAATTAATGCCGAAATGTATGATAAGACAAATGTTCCAAACCCTCATCAGGATACTTTACGTTACGGAAAGTTAGATTTAAATGAGTTATATCAAAGAGTGATGGAAGATGTTGGAAATTATAAATGTAAGAAATCTATTGCCATTACACACTGTAATGAATTTAGAATGGATGAATATAAGTTTGAGAAGTTATTTTTAGGATGGAATATTTATAAATCAGATGGTGAAACACATAATAGCATAAAGGAGACAAAATAAAATGAAAACTAAAAACTCAACATGGAAAGTTGTATTAATCGCAATAGCAATTATTATTGCTGTAGCTCTTATGGCTGTATTTGGAGTCCAGAGCTACATGAATAGGGCAATCAGTATGGAAGAACAGGTATCAACCGCAAAATCTGATGTAAATGTACAGGAGAAGCGAAGAGTAGACCTGCTTGGTAACCTGGTTGATTGCGTAAATAATTATGATAAACATGAATATGAGACATTAAAAGCAATCGTGGATGGTCGCTCATCTAATGATGATAAGGCTACTGAAATTAAAACTTCTATTAAGGCAGTATCTGAAGCATATCCGGAATTAAAATCCAATGAGAATTATAAACAGCTTATGAATGAGCTGGCAACAACTGAAAATCTGATTACAAATTATAGGGAGAACTACAACAAACAGGTCAAAATTTATAATGCGTATGTGAGAAAGTTTCCGCAGAGAATGTTTTTGGATTTTCTTGGATATGAGAAGCAAGAATATAAATTATTAGACTTTGGTGATGATCTCCAGGATGAACCACAGGATTTGTTTGCGGAGGATTAATTTATGAAAAAGAAACAAAAATGTGATAGGCATTTTTATGTGGCACTTGGTTGTGGTAAATATTATGCAGTAATAGAAGAAAATGATTGTCATAAAATTTACATAATTTCACCTTGTATATGTGAAAAATGTAAAGATTTTGAATTTGGATCTTTGAATCCAAGCATATTTCCTCACACACAAGAAGGCTACGAAAATTACAAAAATGCGATTCAAGTTTTTAAGGATTGTAAGTATAAACCATTTGAAGAATTTGAAAAGGAATGCCCTGAATATTATAAAAGAATTGTAGAGAAATTGAGGATTGAAAATGAAAAACATAAAGTTTCGGAACTTTACGATTACTAAAAGAGAAATTCTTGTAAGTATTGTAATCGCAGCCTTAATGATTATGTTTGGCTTTCTGATCAGCACTAAATGGTCAGAGAGTCAACAAGAATCTGATATTAAATATAATAAAGCAATTCAAATAGATAATGATACAGATCTGTTCCAATATGGAATGGACACAAATGTTGGTAATGCATTTGTTTATGGGGAGCTGAAAGCAGTAGATTCAGTTACATATCCGGAAATTGGTGGAGAATACATGTATGTTCGAAAAGTAGAAGAACATTATAATATGCATACTCGAACTGTTACGACTACTGACTCAAAAGGGAAAAAACATACAAGAACAGAAACATATTGGACTTGGGATTATGCCGGAGAAGAAGATAAAAGTTGTAAAACAATTAATTTTTGTGGAATTGATTTTGATAGCAGTAAAATTCCATTTCCTGGTAAAAACTACATTGATACATTGAGTGGCGGTTATCATATCAGATTTGAATATTACGGTGTTCCTGCAGTTAATAAAGGGACTATATTCACAAATCTTAAAGATAAAACCATAAATAATACAAAATACTATAACAATATGGATTTAGAAGAAGCTTTTAGATATGTTACAACTCATTTTCCAATGTGGTTATTTTGGGTACTATGGATTATGTTGACAGGAGCTGCCGTGTTCGGGTTTTGCTATTTGGAAAACAGATGGTTGGAGTAAAAATATGGATAAAATTAATAATTTAGAATATAGAGGATTCCATGCAAAGTTTAATCACGATTTAAAAATAGGATGTATTGTTGACATTGAGGACCTAGTAACATTTGAAGCCGAACATAGCAGTGATATTGAATTTGAATTTCATAAAGCAGTAGATGATTACATGTCATTTTGTAAAGAAGTTGGAAAAAAGAGAATTAAAAATTGTCCTGGTATTGCTACGCAGTGTCGTGGAAAGATTGTAATGGTAGAACCACATCCGAGATTTAAGGGAGCTTGGAGATTTGAATTAAATGGTGAAACTTGGGTAAGTAGTAGTTGGGCGTTTGAAGAGGGTTATTGATGGATATTTTTAATGATAAGAATGTATATGTTTACACAGAAAATGACACAGTGTTTATTCTTCCTAAAGATCAAGATAAGCCAGTGAAAATTTGTTATGAAGATCCTAATAGACGAATTGTTGCAAACAATGATGGCTCTATAACAATTGAAGATACAGTATCGTTAGAATGGCTTGCAAATCATATTGTCGATAAGGAAGATTATGAGAAAATTGAGAATGCCTTAAAAGAAGCTATAAGCAAAACAAAGTATATTATATGTGAAGTGCGATAAAAGATATGTTTTACGAAAGTGTATATACTTATGGTTAAATTACAAAATATGGGGGTAAAAATGGGCTGTCCAGATATCAGTTATAAAATTATGTGCCAACGCTTTGATAAGTTGATTTATAGTCGAAAGGATATTGATTTGTCGGCTGATATAAAAGAGTTGGAAAATAGAATTCAAAGTAAAGAACATACGCCGGAATATTATTTTAACGCCGGAGTGATCGCCAGGGGATATCTGGATGAGATTCATAAGAACGGTGATGCAGTTAATGCTTACATTGGTGGATTAAATCAATTCTGTTGGCTAATTGGTTTAGATAATGAAGAGGATGATAATGATGAGAATAACTAAATTTCCTGACAAGTGTGATCCAAATAAAATAATGATGGATACAATTATAAAAAGAAATAGTGTATGTCCATGCTGTGGAGAGAATAGATTTTGTACAATTAAAGACGAATTAGATGCGATAAAGAAACATGAAAAATTATCCGGTGTAAGACAAATTGATGGTATACGTTTTAGAAGATTGGGATTTCAAAAGCCTTGGTATAAACATATTTTTCAAGGAGAGAAGTGGTGGAACTCATTAAGTTTTAAATGTGAAACTTGCGGAGCAGAATGGGAATCGGAAGAGTTTCCGGATATTGAATGTTGTATTGAGGAATAAGATGGATAAGATTATATATTTTGAACTAAATAATTGGATTCCTGGAATATTCTATCCAGACGATGAACCGTTTAGATTATGGATGAAAAATGATTTACAAATCAAATTTGATGATGAGACTTGGGTAAAGAAAAGCAGATTATGTGTAGTTAGAGAATTAATTGATATGTCTTCAAATTATTGTATTACTGCTACACGAGAATGGGTCGTGAATAATTGTCCAAAACTGCTTACTGATTATGCAGAGTTTATTAGATATAAAGAAGATGATGGTAAGGTATATGGACGGTTTGGGACGGAATTTAAAGAATACAGAGAAGAAAATATTGGTATATGGGATTTGGAGGAAAACTATGAGCGATAAAAATTTTTTGGTTGGAGATACTGTTTGGTTTTATATTAGAAAACACGATTTTATGTCTAAGGGAATTATAAAAGAAATATTTATTTTAGATGAAATTCCTTTTGCACTTATTAGGAATGGACATATGGAAACTAAAATGCCTATTTCGCAAATATTTCATGATGATCTTAAACTTATTGCTTGGATAGAGAAAGAAGAGAAAGCAAATGTAAAACGCATAAAAGATAATATTCATGATGCGAAAGAGCTGGTTGAACTTATGTATTCTGTAATCGAAGACTGTGAATTTATGCCAGTGGCAGATTTAAATGATAAGAAAATTGCTATTAAAGAAAGAGCAAAAGAAATTTTTGATGTAAAAATAAAATAGAAGCAAAATTTGATTGGAGTGATTTTATGGCGTTTACTGTAAATTTTCCTGTTGATACAGGAAAATTTGTAATTACAAATTATAAAGATGTTGATTTAAGCAAACCAGAAACCTTACTTGGTAGAGTTGGTACTATTGCATGTTACCAAAGTATTACTCAGGAAAGCGATGATAATTCGTTTATCGTTATGGTGTCAGGATATAAAGATGCGTGGTGTCAAGAAACTTTGTTAGATTGGTTACATATTGCAACAGATGAAGAAGTTGAATTGTATAAGAAAGTGATGGGAATCGAATGAAGAAGAAAATTTTAGCTGCGATTGCTGCTGGATTAATTTGTGTGTCAGCAAGTGGATGTGGAACAACATATCAGGAAGCTATAAGTGCCAACACCGCGAATGGAGCAACTAGGTCGAATGGATATTTTACGGAGATTGTAAAATGGGGTGATGGTAATTACACAATTGTTTATGCGAATGATACAAAAGTAAAATATTTTATATGTAGTGGTTATAATCAATACGGCATTACACCACTATATAACGCAGATGGAACATTACAAGTTTATGATGGAGAATGATTTATGGAATTAATGAGAAGAAAAGTATGTGGAGAAGTACGTAAAGCATGGACATGTGAAATTACATGGTTTTTAGATCAAGTAGCTGGGTTAGATGAGCGACTTCATTATATTGTAATAAATGACTTAATATTGTTTGATGATGAAGATCCTGCGACATATTACATTAGAGTTCCTGGTGGAACAGTAGGAAGTATCTTTTTGGATGATGATCATAATATTAAAGATATTTTTATTGATCCGAATGATGTGGTAAAAAGTTATCCGGCAAACATTAATAAGCAGGTGAGAAAATTTATAGGTGAAAGGATGATGGTAGAGTAATGTACTGTGATGGGAATTGCCAGTATTTAGATACTATTAAAGGTAAATGTAAACTTGATGATAAACGAAAAATGGCAAAAATGAAATATAGTAATGCTGGATTATCATTTACTGTTTATGAACATATTGGATTCTGTAGAATGGATGGGGAAAACGAGGAGGTTAATGAGTAAATGGAATTCAAACCAGGTAATATTGTAAAAATGATTGATACATATTGGCATGGATCGTTAAATGAATCAAGAGAAGATATTGGTAAGCTGTTTGTAATAGAATATTCTTATGGCGAAAAATTCGGTAACGGAAAATGTTATGGAGGATATTCAATTCTTAGTATGGAAAACGGATCTAGTTCTTCTTGGTGGAACGATAGTCAATTGGAGTTTGTAGAAGATGGAAAGGTTGAGCTTATAGACGAATTAAAAAGGAAATATGAAGAGATTACAAACCAACAAAAAGACCTTAAATGGATAAAAGAACATTTTTCAGAAAGTTTACCTACAGATTCTATACTGACATTATTTCATAAAATTGGATATGAGTCAGCATTTGAACGGAATGGCGAATTCTATTGTTTGGCAATGGATTGGTTATCGTTTTATCCTGCATTTCTTTTATTGTTTGATAAAGAATTTGATTTAATGATAAAACTTCTTGAAACTGGAACAAATGAGAAATATAGAGATAAATATTTAAGAAATTTTACTGCCTTATATAATGAAATTCATGGTACAGACAAAAAGGTTGGTGAGTAAATGGAACTGTTAAAATGTCCCTTTTGTGGGAGTGATAAACTAAAAGTAGAGCATAAAAATAAATTCAAAGACATTCGTAGAAATTTTATTCGGATGAGTTTTTCTGTACGTTGTAACTCTTGTCATGCCAGAGGTGGTATTGTCACACGAGATATTAATTACGGTAAAGAAGCGGAAGAAATTTCTAAAGCAAAGAATAAGGCAATTGAGAAGTGGAATACGAGGGCTGATATATGAATATATCAGACATTATTGTAACAGCCGAAAGTGTAAAAACAGGTGAGCAATTAATCGGATATGTATGTGGTTGCAAAAGCTGCAGAACTGCCTTTGAAAATGAGAAGTATGATCATAACAGATCAATTGGATTGCTTACTCATCCAGATGAAAAATATGGAAATGTAAGAGTTTATACAGATAACATGGAGCTTTATAATTTAAATGAGGACAAATAACTATGAGATTAATTGATGCTGATGCAGAAGTGGAAAGACTACAAAAATGGATAAAAATGACTGAAAAAGAAATAGTGCATTTTGATGACGAAAACGATGATTGTAAAATAATAGGATATTTAATGGATCAAAGAAATATGTTTTTAGACGAGATTAGAAAACTTCAATCATATAGCACAGCTTATGATTTAAATATTTTACTTAGTGGTCTTAATGAGATTTTAAAAGATGAAATTTCGCAGCCGGTTGCAGATTGTGTTTATGAGTGTGTACAGCAAGGTTATTGGTAATATAATAAAAACGATATTTTTATTGGGAAAATATGAACAATATATTGCGTTCTTAGTAACAATAAACACAATATGTTGTGCGTGAATGGATGGAAATAAATTATGAAAGAAATTAGAAATTTTTTGTGTGATAAGAAACCAGATTTGTTTGATTATATTGCGTCCAGGGATATTGCACAAAAAGATAATTGTGTTATATGTCTTCAATGGATTATTCCGTACTCTGGTACATATAGTGAAGTGATTTATGGAAATGAAAGTGATGAAGATTTGGAAGCAATGGATAAGAAACATTATGTATACCCTATGTAAGAAAGGAGAAATAATATGCCAGTAAATGATGATCTTGGTAAAAGAATGAAAGAATATTATGAGCAGATTCCAAAGACAAAATTAATGCGAAGATGTCCGGTTGTACTGAGGATTGATGGTAGGGCATTTCACACATTTTGTCGCTCATTTGATAAACCTTTTGATGATATTTTAGTTAAAACAATGCAGGATACAATGAAATATTTATGTGAAAATATAGAAGGCTGTGCACTTGGATATGCTCAGTCTGACGAAATATCTTTGCTACTTATTGATTATAAAAAATTAGATACTGCAGCTTGGTTTGATTATGAAGTACAGAAACTTTGTTCTATATCAGCAAGTATGGCAACTTTAGCTTTTAATAAGTTCTTTTATGATAATGTTGAATTTAGTTTCCAGGAAGAATACGCAAAGATTAATGAAAAAATTACTAATAAAGAAATTAATTCTGAAGAAGCAGAGCCTATGTTTGATAAATTAGAAGACGAATATTATGATAAATACTATTCTAAGTGTAACAAAGCAATGTTTGATTCAAGATGCTTCAATATTCCGAAAGAAGAAGTAACAAATTATTTCTACTGGCGACAACTCGATGCCACACGCAATTCTATTCAAATGGTTGGACAAGCAAATTTTTCACATAAAGAATTACAGAATAAATCATGTAATGATATTCAAAATATGTTATTAACTGAAAAAGATATCAACTGGAACGATCTTATAACTTATAAAAAGCGTGGAAGCTGCTGTGTGAAAAAAGAATATACCCAAGATGATATTACACGAACCAAATGGGTGGTAGATAAGAATATCCCTATTTTTAAAGGCGAAAATCGCAGCTACATTGATGATTTAGTATTCGTTGGAGAGTGATATTATAATGAAAGTATACAAAGAAAAGCAGTTTCTTGTTTTCAATTTTGAAAAAGTTGATGATAAAGAGGATGTTAGATAATAAAATGAATGAAGTTACGTTCACAATAAGTCATTGTAATGATTGCCCGGAGAGTCTATTTTGGAAATTCGGACCACATGGAAATGTGTATGTTTGTGGCGCAAATGAAAATGATAATATAAGCATTATTCCAGATTATACTAAAATTCCTAATTGGTGTCCGTTATTAAATCAGAAAAATTATATTACGAAAGTAACAGGTGAATTAGTATGAAAGATTTTCCAGAATATGTAAAAGAAAATTTAGATAAGCTCACTAAGGATGATTTGATTTATTTACTTCGAGAGTATGATCATACATGGTTTTGCATCGGTGAAGTTTTGGTTGATCAGAACAAACAAAATATAAGTAATGAATATGCAATTGATAAAATCCGTTGTTATTTATCTAAGATTAATGGATTAAATCCAAGAAGTAATAGATTGGATTTAGAAATTAAGTTACGAAAAGGTGAAATTACACCGGACGAATATAGGAAAATTGTGTTAGGAGAATAAAAAGAAAGGATAAGTTCGAGTCCCATGGGTTAAAATGCGCGCAGCTCTTACGATGGTAAGATAGGATGAGAACTTTATTATTATTTCGTGGTGCTCCTGGAGTTGGAAAGAGCACCTATATTGAAAAGAATGGTTTAAAACCATATACGTTATGTGCAGATGATATTCGGTTACTCTGTCAGAGTCCGGTATTATCTGTAAATGGTAACACAGAAATTACACAGAATAATGATGGTACTGTTTGGAAAACATTATTTACTCTACTAGCGGTTAGAATGCAGCGTGGAGAATTCACAGTTATAGATGCAACTAATTCCAAGACTTCTGAAATGAACAAATATAAGAAATTATGTCAGGAGTATAGGTACAGAATTTTTCTTGTTGATTTTACAGATGTTTCAATCGAGGAATGTAAGAAAAGAAATAGTCTTCGTGCTGCAATGAAACAGGTACCTGAAGCTGTTATTGATAAGATGTATAATAGATTTAAAACATAGAGAATTCCGTCCGGTATTACAGTAATTAAGCCGGAAGAACTTGATAAAGTGTTTATGAAAAAGATTGATTTGTCCGAATATAAAGTGATTCATCACGTAGGAGATATACATGGTTGTAATACAGCTTTACAGAAATATTTGAACGCAATTGGCGGTATCAAGGACGATCACTTCTTTATATTTTGCGGAGACTATATTGATAGAGGAATTGAAAATGCGGAAGTGGTTCAGTTTCTCTTAAGCATTAAGGATAAACCAAATGTACTTTTGCTTGAGGGTAATCACGAAATTCATCTTAGAAGATACAGTGAAGATAAGAAGTCGTTCTCAAAAGAATTTGAGTTATTTACAAAACCTACATTAGATAAAGCCGGTTTCAGTAAGAAAGATCTGAGGCAGCTGTGTAGAAAATTTGCTCAGTGTGCCTATTATACATATCATGGAAATACATATCTTGTTACTCACGGTGGTCTGAGTACAATCCCACAAAATCTTACTTTTGTTGCAACCGATCAAATGATTCATGGAGTTGGTAGATATAATGATGTAGAGCAAGTTGCCGATACATTTTTTAACACTACTGATGAACATACTTATCAGATTTTTGGTCACAGAAATACTAAAGGGTTTGATATTAATGTTAATTCAAGAGTATACGATCTTGAAGGACAGGTTGAGTTTGGTGGCTGCTTGAGATGTATTGATATTGTTCCTGGTGGAAGTATAACCTATGATGTTAAGAACAATGTATTCAGAGAGCCAGAGAAAGTAGAAGATACATTAGGAAGTAATGTTGCTGATGCAATTATCTCTTTAAGGAACAATAAATATATTTCTGAAAAGCAGTTTGGTAATATCTCTTCGTTCAATTTTACACATGCAGCATTTTATGAAAAGAAGTGGAACGCACAAACAATTAGAGCGAGAGGTTTGTTTCTGGATACTTCTGAGAAGTATAAAGTAGTAGCCAGGGCATACGAAAAGTTCTTTTCTGTTAACGAGCGTGAAGAGACTAAATTTGATACACTACAACGTACATTAAAATTCCCAGTAGCTGCCTATGTTAAAGAAAATGGATTTTTTGGAATTGTTTCCTGGAATGAATATACAGATGACTTATTTATTACAAGCAAGTCTGATCCTGAAGGTGAATTCTCTGAGTGGCTGAGAGATATGGTTTATACGAAAATTTCTGAAGAGAATCTTAAAAAGATGAAGAAGTATATTAAGGAGAACGATGTCTCTTTTGTATTCGAATGCTGCGACATGGAGCATGATCCACATATTATTGATTATCCAGAAAGTAAGTTGGTTTTGCTTGACATTGTATACAATACTCTGGAATTTCAGAAATACAATTATGAGGACATGGCACATGTTGGTCGTGATCTTGGACTAACAATCAAGAAACAGGCTTATGAATTATCTACATGGCAGGAATTTTATGATTGGTATTTTGAGGTTTTAGAAGAAGATTATGAGTACAGAGGTGATAAGATCGAAGGATTTGTAATCGAAGATGCTAATGGATATATGGTTAAGCTGAAACTTACATATTACAATTTCTGGAAGTTTATGCGTGGTATTGCTCATGAGACTTTAAAGAAAGGTTATACAAACAGGACATCATTGTTGACTACGCCGGTAGCAAAAGAATTTTACGCTTGGTGCAAGAAACAGTTTGAAAATGGTAAAGCTGATGAGTTGCCAAGAGATATTGTTACTTTAAGAAAAATGTTTTACAAGGAGAAATAGAATAATGTGGATTAGTAAGAAGAAATATGAAGAATTAGTTTGTAGACTAAATAGGCTTGAAAGAAAGGTTTCTAATATGCCAGAAGAACTTAATAAATGCAGAGATGATATAAATGACATTCAACGAGTTATGGAAGAAAGTAAACTTGGAGAAATCACATATAAATCAATTTTCGATAAAACAGCACTTTTCTTTTCGAAATCTAAAGATTCTAAAAATTATACACTAATTTATAAAGATTTTAAGGAATATAAAATTTGTGGCTTATATTTAAATAAACCGCAATTTGAAATTGATGAGAAAGATAATAATATTATTCATGTAAAGGACTATATTAAAAATTTAGATGAAACAATAAATGTAAAAGAATATATTGTAGACCTACAGAATCAGACTTTTATCAGAACAAAATAATAGATAAATGAAGAAGTAAATTGTGTGGTATGATACCACAGCTGGCGAAATCACCTATATTATAGTAATTTGGCGATAATACCAAATACTATACCTATAATACTGAAGATTAAGCTCCAGCTGTTAAATAATTCCTTTAACATAGGCAACTCCTTTCAAACATAGCAAATTAACAAGTTACTAGCTAATATTTTGCGCAGGAGCTGATCCGCCTTAACACCTAGCGGTTCCAATAGGTGATTTTAGATTTTGCCAGTCCCTTGGGTATGTGTTGGATACCCAAACACCTTAGCAGGTATTGTACCACACATTTACCATATATTTCAAGAAATTATTAGTCCAATAGAAACACTGTTTTACTGAGGAATATTATGACTGAATTAGAAAAACTGAAAAAAGAATTAAATTGGTATAAAGAAAATTATAATACAGTGTGCAAGATAGTATATAGAATTTCAGATAGTTTTATACCAGGATATTATACTGTTTCATCTTGTAATGGAACTCAATGTTGCCAAATTTTAGCAGATGAAATTATTAAGTTTGCATCAAAAAGAACTTTGCCAAAAAAATAAAAGGACTAAAGATTTTATGAGTGAATTAGAAGAAGATAATACAGAAGAATACGATGTAGACGAAGACTATGATTATGATTTTGAAGAATATCAAGATGCTTTAGACTATTGCGAAGAGTGTCGTATTTATGGCGATAACTATTATACTGACGAAGATGAAGATCTTATATTAAGATGTCCTAAATGCAACATGAATCCTGACAGATTGGATGATGATTATATTGACTAATAAGTATTTTCAATATCTTCGTCCAGGAGATAATTTATTGTATTGTCCTATTAAAAGTGAAGAGGTGGAAAATATGATTGATTTAAAAGAGAAGAATGTATTGTGTACAACAAAAGATGAGGCTGCTGCTATTTTAAAAGAGGCAGAAAAACAAGGAATTAGATGGTACGATGGGGATTTAGCGACTGCATACAATCCATTAATTGAACATGATGGACCTATTGTATTAACTTTTAAATATAATAGCATTAATTGGATTGGCGCAAGTGCTACAGATACTGCTAGAGATTTATTAGATACGGATCGAGAAATGACTGCCCATGAATTTCTTAACAAATTTTTAGATATGGCATATCATTGTTCTAACTGTGAAGAATGTAAAACTATTAAAGTGGATGGATGTGATTACAGATGGTGTGATAGTGATTTATGGACCAAAGATAATATTGATCAGGTTTATGAAATTGTAAAAACAGGTAATAAGCTAAAAGAAAAACCTGAACAAGCAGCTATAAACAATATAAGTAATTACTTAGATGGTAAAGGTCAATTGAATATTAATGCACTGAAATTAGCAATTAAAGTATTGGAGGAAAAGATAAATGAAAAATAGAACTAAATTAAATTTTATAATTGCAACTGTCACTTATGTATGTGCAGTATTAGCTTATGTAATTGAAAAAAGAAGAATACATGAGTATGAAAAATGGGATTACGAAGATGAAGAATAAAGAGGCTGCAGTTATACTATTTTCATTTTTATTTATGATACTATTTACAGTTTTACCTATATTTATAGAAGATCCTGGGCTTCAATGGGACTTTGGACTTTTGACAGGTTTGAGTTTTGGCATATTTGTTAAATACGGAGACAAAATAGATGAATAAACGACAGAAGAAAAAAGTTGAGGACAAATTATTATTTAGAGTTAAAAAATTACATCCTGGTAAAAACGATCTAATTCTTTTGACTTTTAATAATGATAAGATTGATATTGATACGGCATTTACATATTATAATGCAATTATAAATAACTTTGATGACGTTGCAAATTTTGTAATAATTCCAAATGGAATAACATTGAAGCAAATGGGTAAAGACGATGTATTAAAATATATTAATAAAGTAAGGGAGATAATTTTAAATGAATGATGTAGCAGTAAAAGAAAAAAGTTGGAAAGAGTTCCAGGAAAGTGGAATGTTATGGATGGCAAATACAATTTTACAGGTGTTTGGATGGTCTATTGTTATCGACCAGGATGCAGATGGAAATATTATTAGCGTGTGTCCTGCTAGAGTAAAATATAGAGGATTTACACACGAGACCAATATCAAGGGGTATATTAAGACTGCCAATTACATGAAAGAGAATGCAGAAGAGATTCTGAAAGAGGCAATGCAGTAATACATAAAATATGTTTTTTATTGGAGAGAATTGCTGTACGCAGTGGTTGTTTACAAAAAATAAGAAAGGATAAAAGTCTCATGAGATAAGCTGCGCAGCACTTAATGAGAGATTATATGGCGTTAAATGTAGGATATTTGCAAGCAGATAAAGAAAATAATGAATTGTATACCCCCCTTTATGCTGTAGATCCAATTTTGAAATATGTTCCAAAGGATAAAATTATATGGTGTCCTTTTGACGAAGAATGGTCTGCTTTTTATAAGAGATTAAAAGAAGAGGGATATAATGTTGTAAGAAGTTCATTGAAAGATGGTCAAGATTTTTTTACATATGAACCTGATAAATGGGATATAATTGTTTCCAATCCTCCATTCTCTAACAAGGATAAGGTACTAGAAAGATTATATTCATTTGAAAAACCATTTGCAATTCTTTTACCGTTAAATTCTTTACAGGGTAAAACAAGATTCAAATTCTTTAAACAAGGAATATAGTTATTAAGTTTTGACTCTAGGATTAGTTTCCATAAACCTGATAGTATGGATAGTGTTATTAAAGGTAGTCCATTTGCAACTGTATATTTTTGTAAAGATTTGTTGCCAAGAGATTTAATTGTAGAAGAGTTAGAGTTTTATGAAAAATCATTAGTAAGTTAGAATTCTAATCTGACAAATTCTTGTCAGAAAATCCACGTTTTATTTGAAAATTGAATAGAGAAAAGAGATAAGTACAATGAAAATTAAAAACATTAAAGATGTAGAAACATTTCTTAAAGTAGTAGATGAATGTAAGGGTAATGTTACTTTAACATCCGTTTACGGAGATAAGTTTAATCTCAAATCTAAATTGACACAGTACGTAGCAGTTTCCGCTCTGATCGGCAATCACGGCGAAGACCTGGAGCTGTGGTGTACCGACAAAGAAGATGAAATGAAATTTTTACAAATGCTCAAAGAAAATCCTGAAATGGTATAAGAGTATTTTAGAAGTAGTTGATGTAATGAAATAATCAGAAAGGATAAAGGTTAGGTGCGCACTAAGGACATGTCACTTTCTGGTATAGAAAAATTAAATATATGGGAAGTAAATCTCGAATAGCGAAATATATTGTTCCGATTATTCAGAGATATATTGATGAAAATAATATTGATACATATATAGAGCCATTTGTGGGCGGAGCAAATATTATTGATAAAATTAACTGTAATATAAGAATTGGATCAGATTTAAATAAATATCTTATTGCATTGTTAAATCACGCAAAAAGAGAATTACCACTATATGAATCTGTTTCAAAGGAATTATATGATAAAGCAAGAACTGCATTTAATAATGGAAATACATCGGAGTTTGAAGATTGGCAAATAGGAAATATTGGATTTTTAGCATCGTACAATGGAAGATGGTTTGATGGTGGGTGGGCTAAACCAGGTTATGAAAAAACTAAGAATGGACAGCGTTATAGAGATTATTACAGAGAGTCGAAAGATAATTTACTAATACAAGCACCAAATTTAAAGGATATTATATTTAATTCATGCGATTACAACGAATATGAGTTATTTGGCTGTGTTATATACTGTGATCCGCCATATGTAAATACAAAGCAATATGCAAATGCAACTAAATTTAATTATGACGAATTTTGGAATACTATGAGATTTTGGTCGCAAGATAATATTGTTTTGGTTAGTGAACAATCTGCACCAGAGGATTTTAAATGTATTTGGGAACAGGAAGTAAGTAGAAGTATTAAAGCTACAGACAAGAGTAAATCTACAGAGAAATTGTTTATTTATAATTGTGAAGATAGTTATTTGAAGACTAAATAAAGGGAGTAACGAGTTTTGCTGCAGCGATAAAATCATGGTTTGCTCCAAAAGAAGTAATGTTAGAAATTAATAAAATTTACAATGATGACTGTTTGATAAAAATGGAAGAGATAGATGATAATTCTATTGATGCAATTATCACAGATCTTCCGTATGGTCAAACTGCGCAGAATAAATGGGATACAGTAATTCCATTTGAGCCTTTATGGAAACAGTATAAAAGAATTATCAAAGATCATGGAGTAATTATACTTTTTGGGAGTGGTATGTTTACCGCAGATTTGATGCAGAGTAATCGTAAAATGTGGAAATACAACTTGATTTGGGAGAAGACACAACCAACTGGATTCTTAAATGCTAAAAGAATGCCCTTACGATCACACGAAGATATTTGTATTTTCTATAGTAAATTGCCTACATATAATCCTCAGAAAACTACAGGTCATGTAAGAAAAGTAAGTAAAGCAGAGCATAAGGTTGGATGTAAAGAAACAACAGATTATGGTGAACATGGATTGACAACCTATGATAGTACAGAACGTTATCCAAGATCTGTTTGGAAGTTTGCAAAAGATGTTCAGAAATCTGCATTACATCCAACTCAAAAACCAGCAGCTTTGATTGAAGAGCTTATTAAGACATATACAAATCCAGGTGATTTTGTATTGGATTCATGCGCTGGAAGTTGTACAACTGCAATAGCAGCTATAAATACAAGTAGAAATTATATTTGTATAGAAAAAGATGAAGAGATCTATAAAATTGGATTAAATAGAGTAAATAAATATTTGGAAGTAAGAGATAAAAAATGAAGAATAAAGTAATTGTAATATTAGCTGCTATATCTATTACGGAATTGGATTTAACCGGTTGTCAAAAGCACAGAAAAATCTTGGTGGTAGTACAACATTAGAATTCTACCACAAATCAGAAATTAGAAAAGATTACCTGGAAGGACAATTCTTTGCGGTACTTAACAAGACATATGACAGAGGATGATATTACAGAAGAAAAATTAAGAGGGTGATTATAATAATGAATCAAATATCAGATATTAATACATATACGTCCAGAATGTCGAAATCATGTGATGATAAACTATTCTTTATGAATAAAATTTCAGATGTAAAAAATATTGTAGACTTTGGTTGTGCTGATGGAACATTAATCAGAGAGATGAATAAAGTAATGCCTAATGTAAGGTATATTGGATATGATAATAATCCTGAGATGATTAGTATTGCGCAGACTAAATCTGCCGGTATTTCAAATATTAGTTTTACTGATACATTTCCAAGTAATGTCTATGGTAAAAGTTCTTTGCTTAATTTATCAAGCGTAATTCACGAAATATATTCCTATTGTAACGAAGATGAAATTTATGAATTCTGGAATAATGTATTCTTATCTGAATTTAAGTATATCTCGATTCGTGATTTATGTGTTTCAAAGAATGTTAATAGACGTACTGATATGGCAGATTATTTAAAATTGATTGAGAAAGCAGATAATAAACAGATAAAAGAGTTCCAATTAATATGGGGACTTCTTATGGATAATAGGAATTTTTTACACTTTCTTATGAAGTATAAGTATGTGGAAAATTGGGATAGAGAAGTAAAAGAGAATTATTTTCCAATCACTTTAGAAGAGCTGTTAAAGAAGATTCCTTATGATTATGAAATCGTATATATCAATACATACTGTCTTCCGTATACAAGATCTGTTGTAGAGAAAGATTTCGGAATTAGTATTAAGGACAATACGCATGTGAAATTATTGTTGAGAAAGAGAATAAATTATGAAAAATAAATGTTTTGAAAGAAGAATAAGGAAGCTCGACAGAAACAGTAAAGAAGATAGTATTTGTTTTAATTGTTCAAATCGAAAAATTGTTAATGGAATTCTGGTTGATGAGTGTGGAATTAAATATGGAATAAGAGATTATTTTGCATATGGCTCAAAACAAGAAATTGTTGATTATTTAAAAGAGCATAATTATAAGACACTAAATGATGTTTTAGAAAATCTTAATTAATACTAATAAATAAAGGAGTAGTGACATGGTTATTAAATCAATGGATCATTTCCAGAATGTATGTAAAAACAAATTTGTAGAATGGTATAACAAAAGCAGCTATGCCAATAAAGGACCAAATGACATTCAGAAGATTGATACCGATGATGTATTTGTTGTTTGGGTGTGTAAGACTCTACAGAACTATAAATGTATTATAGGTACTCGTGCTGCAGCCATCTTAGCAGAATATACATACAATGGCAATGATGGAGTCTTATACGAAGGTATTTATAAGAAGATTGTGAATGCAAGTCATTTAGTAGAGTAACGATAGAATCTGGAATTTATCTGGATTAAAAGATCTGGAAAATTAGAAGTAAGCAATATAAAACAATAAAGGATGGAAAATAAAATGCAGATTACAGCGAAAAGCTATTTTAGTGGTGCAGGTGGAATGGATCTTGGAATTGAAGAAGCAGGGATCAATATTCTTGAATCATACGAAATTGATAAGAAATGTTGTGATACGTTAAGAAAAAATTTTAAGCACAAGGTTAACGAAGCTGATATTACTAAAATTACAGTTCTTGATCAGCAAGATGCAGATGTGTATATTGGAACTTTTCCATGTACAAAATATTCAACTGCTGCAGATATTAATGGCGCAAGAACAGGTGATGATTTATTTCTTCATTTCTTTAGACATATTGCATTGGCACAACCAGAAATGTATGTAGTTGAGAATGTTCCTGGAATGATTAAATTTAAAGTGGTTATGGAGGCACTGACTAAGTTACCAGATTATTATGTAAGAATCGAATGTCCTGTAAACGCAAATATGTGGCTACCACAAGAACGTAAGAGATTAATTCTTATTGGTAGCAAAAAGCCATTTATCAATCTGGATTATCCGGACGAAACTCCCTTACGCTTGAAAGATATTATTCAAAAAGACAGTGAAGTAAATATTCCACAGTATGTATTAAATCGTATCAATGGTAATTATAGAGACAAACCAATTGTTTCTGATCCTGAATGTGATGATCTTGCACCAACATGTGTAGCACACTATTCAAAAGATAGAGGAACTAGATTAATTAAAGATGGTAATAGAATCCGACCATATACAGTCAGAGAGTATGCAAGACTACAGGGTTTTCCAGATTGGTTTGAATTTTGTGGAAGTGATAGTGATGCTTATAGACAGATTGGTAATGCTGTTGCCGTTCCAATGGGACGCTGGGTTGGAAGTCAGATTGTAAAATATTTTAATGGAGCGAGGTAAATAAAATGGAAATTGTACAGACAAAAAATAATCATCTTTATAAAGAAGGTGGAGAAAAAGAGTATGGGTGTATATGTAAAAATTGTGGAACCAAATTTATTTTTCAGGAGCATGAGGGCTGTGTACCAAGATGTATAGATCCAAAACCAGAGCAATGTACTATTCACTGCCCAAATTGTAAACAGATTATCAGATATAGTGAGTGTACTGAACTTAAGAGTGAAGAAGATAATTTTGCATTTCATAGAGTGTGGTGATTAGTATGAAAGAAATTCTAGGTTATAATTTGGAAAAATTTTTTAGAAGAATAGAATATCCATGTGATGGCGGAATGTTTGAAAGAACTTATAAGGGTACTGATTATGAAGTTTGGGCAATGACCGATAATATATTTGATATTATTTGTGATTATTCTGAAGATGAATTTGTTGAATTGGCTGGTAAAGACGCATGGTGGAGATCAAGTACAGGAAGTGTTCTTGGAAAACCAACTGCTAGAGCAATTGTAAATGAAAAACGTTTAATTTGTTGGGACGATGATTATTATTTACCTGATGAATATGAAGAAGAGCCATGTAAAGAATATAAATCGCTTACAGAATACTTATGCGATGGAATTGGTGCTTCGTTACCCAAAAATGTTGTTGCATGTGCTATGGATCTTGCGAAATATAATAATATGTCTCTTGGAGACTTGTTTACCGAGTATGAAGGATAAGATTTATGAGCTGGTTAAAATGTAAGATAAAAGAAACATTTTATGGGAGAAAATGGAATGAAAATAGAAGAATATAAAGAAGTGATTTATAAATCGAAAAGTTTTTATGGCTCAGTGTATATTTTGGAAGATAAAGATATTTTGTTAAATTCAATTAACGTATTGGTAAAAGATTCTAGCCCAATAAAAAATATTTGCGATTTTTACATAAATAAAATATCTGAAAATCAATATAAAATTTTTATTCCTGATTATACGATTATTTGCAATGACTTTTTTGTTAATTATAGCGTTTTAAGAGATGTTAAAAAAATTACTTTAGAAAAAGACGAATGTCCAAATGTAACTAAAAAAGAAGATGGAAGTATGGAGATTACTTTTCAAAAAATGTAGGTGATAAAAATTGATAATTGAAAAATCTGTATCAAAAACATACGAAAGACTTTTTGTACAATCATCAATATTTCTTGATAATTATACCGGTATTTGTGGAAGACCATTTATAACATTACATGCATATAAAGATGCTATTTCAAAATGGTATGGTCCATACGAAATCTATATAAGTATTTGCGACTATGACGACTTTGAATATGGAGTTTCATATAAAGCACATAATGAAGAAGAATTCTTTGATGCGTTGCATGAGCTAATAAATTGGATGAGAGATCATGAACAAGGAATCACATACTGGGATGACGTTGTTAGTGGTAATTTATTTCCAGAATTTGAGAATGTTGAAAAGGTGATGTGGTAGATATGAATTTTGGAGTAACAGACGTTAATCAAAAAGAAGAGTTACTTAAACAATTAAAGACTATTTCAGAAGCACTTGATAAGCAAACTGAAAAGAAAGTATTAAAGATGTGTCCTGTTATGGATTTTAATGGAAATGAAGTATATAAACGTGGCGAATGCCCTATATGTGGTTTTGAATTTAGCTGCTCCAATAACATGAAATACTGCTTTTGTTGTGGACATAAACTTGATTGGAGTGAGGATACAAAATGTTAATTCCAACAGTACCGGCTAAAGAATTTGAAAAGTTTGGTTTTAAGAAATGTGTAGGAGAGTATGGAAAATCAGAATGTTATTACATTTGTGTCGCCAGAGGGATCAAAATGCTTTTCGTGAGTAATAAATATTTTGATGTAAATGATTGGAGAGATGATGATAAAAGAATTCATAAAAGACCAAATTGCAGATATAGAGACAAAAGAACATACCTGGATATTATTTATGAATTGATTAAAGCCGGAATGTTAAAGAGTAGGTTTGATAAGGAGAGCACAAAATGTTAATTAGAAGTCAAGATAAAGTATTTTTATTAAATTTTAATAATTTAACTGCAATTTACATGGAAAAAATTGGTAAAGATTTTGCTATTATATATAACGATTTTGAAGACGCGTATACACTTGGAAAATATTCTACAGAAGCAAAAGCCATAAAAGTGCTTGATATGATACAGAAAAGATATGTCGATTATAAAACCACACGTACTGTTGCAAACGGTCTTGCAACAATGTCACTTTTCGTTAATGAATCAGACGATGTAGATAAAATGTATACGAAAACACAAAATGTTTTAAAAGAAACTGTAGTATTCCAGATGCCAAATGATAATGAGGTAAAGGTATGAGACTGATCGATGCAGATAAATTAATCGAAGAAATGTCAAAATGGTATTGGGATAAAGAAAAGCAGAAAGCTGCAGAAGAAGATATAAGTCCAATGGACTTGTTTACGCATCTTGCAATTACAACTATTCAGAAACAGCCTACAGCCTATGATGTTAATAGAATTGTTGAGCAGCTAGAAGAAACAAAGGATATATATTCCGAACTGTCACTTATTTTTAAAGATAACACTGAGATAAAAAAATACATAGGTATGGAACAGGCAATTGCATTGGCACTTGAAATCGTGAAAGGTGGTGTAGTTGATGATTGATTTAGTAGGAAAGAGCGTGTTTGTTAGAACGCAGGAAGAATACGAGAGTCTTTTAAAAATGGCGAAATTACAAAGATTTACATGGTCTAGTAGTCGTAACTTAAATCTTATTAATATTCCGATTCCCAACGTGTTGAATTTTTATAATGATAAAATAATTACTTATAAAAGCGATACAAAACTATGGGAAGCATCAGATGTAATAGAAGATGAAAAGAAACTTAGAGAAGCAATAGCTCACGTTAAGTATTTTGCGAATAACAAAGACAGAATGTCATTAACAGATAAAGTTATTGAATCAATGTTATTACTTGCAAATACCACAGAAAGTCAATTGGAAGAGGTGAAGTAGATGGAGAAATTTCTAATTGATGATGGTATTAAACAGTCAAAGATAGTTGCAAATCGTTATAAATGGAGTATCGAGAATGCAGATATGGGTTCAGAAGATGCAAATGAGTTACATGCAGATATATGCAATCAATATGTAAAAGAATATGAACAAATCGCAGAGTGGCTTGAAGAATTAAAGTCTTACAAAGATATTGGCACTTTAAAGGAATTAAAGGAACTCAAAGAAAACGGTACATTTACTGGATTAGAGCTTGCTAAATTAGCGATAATGCAGAAAGAATTGAAGGAATACAAAGACTTAGAAGAACATGGCTTGCTTGTGAGGCTGCCGTGCAGGGTTGGAGATACGGTATGGGATAACGATTTTGGATATCCAGAATCGTATGAAATAAAAGCATTTTCATATGGATATTGCGATAGTTGTGTTGAGCCAGATATAGAAGATCAAATTATATTTTACTATGAAAATTATAGCGGTTCAATAACAGGATCTTTTCCAATGAGCGAAATTGGCAAAACAGTATTTCTCACCCGCGAAGAAGCAGATAAGAAGTTGGAGGAACTCAAAAATGAAATTTAAAGAATTTGAAAATTGGTGCAATGAAAGAGCCTGTGATGGATGTTGGGGAATGCTAACTGCAATGGTGTGTATTGATTTAATTGGCAAGGTTAAAAAAGTTCCGTTTTGGAAAAGAGAGAAATTTTGGAAAGAAAATTATGAGCAACAGGTATTAGAAGAGATTATTAATCCGATAGAGAAGAAGTTAGAGGAGGTGAAGAAAAAATGTTAAGAATAACGCTAGATGAAGCAATTGCTTACGAAGAAGAAATAGTGGAAAGAGCACGTAGCGCTATGAATTTTGAGTCAGTTGATTCTATTGATAATGATATAAAATCAAATTGTAAAATAATAGAGATACAACATTGGCAATTCATTAAATGGCTGAAAGAACTAAAGTTATATAGAGAGGCAGAAGAAAAAGGGTTAATTAAGCTAACTTCAACTATTGATAATTTTATATACTGTCCGTATTGTGGAAGAAAATTAGAAAGAAATGAGAAAAATAATGAATAATATAGGAAGTAAAGTAGCAGCATGGACATGCAGATCTGCATCGAAATGCTAAAGCAAATGTATTCTATTTCAGATTCTGAGATTGATGTATGGATTAAGAAAAAACAAAAGAGAAAAGTAAAAAAGGATGATAGAAAATGAAAAATAGAGAAAAATATGTAGAAGAAATTAAAAGCATTATCATAAATGGAAATAATGATATTAATCTTTGTAATAAAATCATAAAACCTATTATTCTCAAACAAAATAATATTAATTGTAGTAGTATATCATGTAGCGATTGTAGAACATTACAAATATTATGGCTTGACGAAGAATATGAAGAACCAGAAGTTGATTGGTCTAATGTGCCTGTTGATACGTTGATTAGAGTAAAAGAAAATAAAATTGACGAATGGGTATTACGTTACTTTGCAAAATATAAAGACGGAAAAATATATGCTTGGGACTATGGCTGTACAAGTAAGACTACAGATTGTGTAGCTATATGGCGATATGGTGAAATTGTAACTGAGGATATAAAATAAACTTTTTATTTGGAGATAAATCATGGAAGAATTGAAGAATGAAAAAAAACGTTTTGTTGATAAAATTTATATAATAACTGATGAAATGGACTCGTATAGTGGAAACACTGATGTCATTGGATGGTACGATTCTAATGGAAGAAAATATTACAATCCTGATGAAATTAAGGAACTATACGAAAATGGAGAGACAGAAAATGTATTTATAGATCCTAGTGGCAAACTAAATATGAGACAAACTTGGTTAGTTTTTAGAGTTGCTTTTACAGTACAATGCGGTATTCCGTTTGGAAATTATGATAAATATCCTAATCTATTAGAATACGCTAAGAAAGTTGGAATTGTTGCTAATAATCCAAGACCAATTAAAATGCTTGCAGGTATTAAAACTGTAAATGAGTATTATGGGGAATATGGTGAAGGTCCAACAGGCACATATAAAATTACATACAAAATAAATGATGTTGTTGTTTCTTCATTTAACCAGGAATATCTGACTAAGATTGCAAATGGATTTATTAATAGAATCACTCAAGATAATAGCTTAATTTCTATATACAATAAATGCGAATATTATGAGTGGACTCATACAATATGCATCTATGGGGTGTCTGAAAAAGACATGGAAAAATCAGAACTAATTAGTGAGTTCAAAGTTTTTGATATGGAGTTATTGATGTTAAAATCAAATAATTTTACAACTATTATGAATGCTTGTGAAATGGCTTGTCGTGATCAAGGACAGTATCATTGGATAAAAGAAAAAGGTACTGAGAATGACGAGAAGAAATCTAATTATTATTGGTATGATAAAACTGGAAAGAAAGAAGAAAAATGAAGAATAAGGATAGAATTAAATATACATTAGATCATAGAAAAGCTTTTAGAAAAATTGAGAAGCAGTTATTGGGACACAATACTTTTAGAAGCTTATTCCATGATTTAGATAAAATGTTCTTGTATATGTTTTTTGATTATAAGAAAGTACGCTATTGGCACAGACTCCATATGCCTCATCATAATGTTAAAGCAAAAACACATTCTGATTTTGTACAAATGGTAATTGACTGGGAGTGTGCAAGATATACAAAACCAGACAAGCCATTAAATGCTAGAGAGACATTGGCAAAATTTTATCCAGAATTAACAGATAAGGTATTGCCGGTAATTGATGAACTTGGATTGTAAAGGATAATTTATGAGTACAAATTTAATTATTAAAGATCGAGGTACCGGAAAGAGTACACAGCTGCTTTATACAAGTGCAACAACTCAATATCCTATATTAACTAAAACAAAAGATAGGGCTGTTAATTTGCTAAAAATGGCTGAAGACTTAGACTTGTGTATTCCGGTACCGTTAACTGAGAATGATATTAAATCAAGAGGAATTAGATTACCTGATAATATCCTTGTAGACGAGGGATATGATCTAATCGGTACAGCTCTTAATTATTATCTTGGAACACATGTTGTAGCAGTAACACTTTCAGATAAACTTAAGGAGAGATACGGTAAAAATGATTATAGCAGCGGCAGTTAAATTTTATATTGAGAAAACTGATCAAGAGGTTGTCCTATGTGGATTGAGACACGATGCTCCATTTAGACAATTGGCAGCACTTGGTTTTGAACCAAAAATAGGATACAAAGAACTTGAACAAGGATTTATAACAACTAATGGAGAATTTCTGAATAGAGAACAGGCTTATTATCATGCTGTGAGTTGTAGGCAGATCAAACCTGATGATGGACCAGCTTGGCTCATTTCAGAAATGTTGTGTTAAAATTTAGTTTTATAGGAGAAAATTATGTTCAGTACAACTATAGCTATTATTGGTATTATGGTTTTTACAATTTTAATAATTTTTCTTATATGTTTAATGTTGCAAGAAAAAATTGAAAAAAGTATATATAAAATTCCTTTTATTACTAAAAAAGTAGGATGTTACAAAGTTAATAAACGTATAAAGGATGTATTTAATAGTGCTGTTTATGACCAAAATAGAAGAATATCTATGGCAATGATGGAAGGTAAAAAACATACAACATTTATATTTGCAAACGATGAATATTATTTTAATCCATGGAATACGTATAAGAAGCAATATAGACAAATTTTGTTTGACATGGGAATGAAATATTACAAAAGATACAAAATAGATGGAGATAAAATCTCCTGGGATTAATTCTTATAGCTGCGATTCCGCAGTTAATTTCCAGAATAAATAAAAATTGAATAGAGAAGAAGGTATTGTAGATGAAATATTTCATTATTTTAATCACTATGATTTTTTGCCATATAGTGGATGACTATTATCTTCAAGGATGGTTAGCGTCTGCGAAACAAAAATCGTGGTGGAAGAAAAATGCTCCAGATGATTTATATAAGCATGATTATCTGATGGCGTTATTTATGCATAGTTTTAGCTGGACATTTATGATGATGCTTGCACCAACATTGTATGTAATTATATTTGGTGGACATTATTATCCGTTAGTGTTTGTGCTTAATGTAATAATTCACATGATTACAGATAATATGAAAGCAAATAAGAAAAAGATTAATTTAATTCAGGATCAGATAATTCATTTAGCACAAATTGTTGTAACATTTTTAGTTTTCTTTTGGAAGTAGGTAATAAGGAGGAGTGGAGAAATGAAGATAACATTTGAAATGGATAATTTGCAGGATCTCATTGAAAAATCTGTGTCTGGAAATATTGAAGAAGCAGTTAAATCGCAAGTAGAGGATACCATTAAAGAACAGGTAGCAAAACTTGGTGGCGATATTATTTCAGAAGTAGTGACAAAAAATTTCAATGAATTTGTAAATGATTATATTACAAATACTAAAATTACTGTCAGAAAAGAAGATTTCTGGGGCGATGCAGATGTAAATGAGTACACAGTTGAAGAGTATATAAAGAAGTGCTTAAAAGAACGATTAGACAATGAGAGATTCAGAATGATGGGTAAATATGACAGATACGAAGAAGTAACATTTGATGAGTATATAAAAAAATATTATGAAACATATGTGGAAAAAGAAATTAAAAAGAAAATGGATAGTTACTTTGAAGATATTCGTGATCAGATTAATCGCACCATGAAAGAAACTTTTGACAATACTACTAAAGATATGCTTTCAAACACGGTATTAAATATACTTACACAAAATAATACATATAGGCAGCTTGAGAATAATATTAAATCTATCGCAACGAAGCAGGATTAATTATGGAAGATAAAGTTATAGAATGCAAATTAGATGATTGCGAATATAATTATGTATCTTATTCTGAGTGGGATACCGGCTATAAAGAATACGGATGTGAACTGACTGATAATGAATGCAATGAAGAAGAATGTCCATTAGTTTGCAAATATAAAGTTGAAGAATAGGAGGAATAGAGAAATGAATAACAAAAGAAATAGTAGCAGTTCAAGTGGAATTGGAATTCTAGGTGTTTTACAAATTGTGTTTCTGGTACTTAAATCACATGGTCATGGACAGTTGTTCTAATTCCATTGTGGATTAGCCTTGTGATGCTTGTAATCTTTCTTATTGTAACAATTATTGTAGTGAAAAATAATTTCAAGACAAAGCGATAAAAGTTTGGTTTTATGAGTATTAATACTCTTAAAATAGAGGACCGAAATCTGAAAAGAAAACAGCCCTCAAATAAAGGAGCAAATGACTACATATTTGTAGCCAAATGACTAAGTAGAATTATTAAAGCAAACTGCAGTAAGGCAGGAAGTTATTTTTTACGATAACTTTTGTCCTTGTATAGCATACGAGTTATATGACTTACCTTTTCATCTGAAAGCTCAGAATGATGGCAAATCATATGTATTGCATAAAATTTTATCATATGTGACAAAATCAAATACAATCCGTATGTACCAAGGCATGAGAATACAAACTTTAGAAAATTTAGCATCTCAATACCTCATTATTCAGTTTTGCTTTTCTAATTCCAATCAACCGTCAAGTTGCGGTGGTTGATAAGTTTAACAGTAATATAGAAACCTATATTTTTCAAGGAGAATAAGATTAATGAACATATATCTTCTTAGCAATGATAAAAATATGACCGATGCATGGAATGAAGCTTTTCCAAGAAATATTAATACAGATGAAGTATCTGTTGAAATTGTTTGTGATTCATTTTCTAATTTCATGCACACACACTCGAATATAGATTGTGTTGTTTCACCAGGAAATTCATATGGAATTATGGATGGTGGATATGATGCAGCAATTATTAATTACTTCGGTGAAGAATTAATGAAGTGTGTTCAAGAAAAAATTCATGAAGAATGGCTAAATGAACAAGTAGTTGGAACAAGTATTATTGTAAAAATTCCAAATTGGTATGTAAAGAAAGAAGAACATGATGTAGAAGAACCTATGTATTTAATACATACACCAACTATGAGGGTGCCAGAAGAAATTAAAGATAAAAGTGTTGTTTATCAATGCATGAGATCAACTTTGATTATGGCTAAAAAAGAGAACATACAAAATATTGTTATCCCAGCATTTGGAGCGGCAACAGGACGTGTACCATATTTTACTGTTGCAAATTTAATGTGCCAGGCATTTATAAATGTGTTTCTTATGAATTTAGATAAATATAATGATTGGAACTGGGCTGATTATGTAACAGCAATATTAAAACTATGTATAGGAGAAGAATAAATGACTAAAGCAGAATTAATTTTCTATGAGATGACTGATAGAGAAATTTTTAGTAGAGCTAAAACAGTTTATGAGAAGTTAGGGATGAGTGAAAAAGGACTTCTCTCAGTTATGCGTCCAACAATGGGTTCCGTAACAATTCTTTCAGTGGATCTAACAAATAAGATTAGAGATGCTGTAAGTATGCAGTATGACGATTTTCTTGCAGATGATTACATTGAAAGAGCAAAGAAAATTCAGAATGAAATGAAAGAAAAGAGAGAAGAAAGTATTAGAGAGCAGAAAGTAAGTAATTCATATATTGATAAATTCAATAAAGAGGTACAGGACTCAGACAATGATTTTGAAAGAGAGTGTACTAAAGAAATTATCAGACTTATAAAGTTACTTCCTGATAAATCTGCCAAGAAACTCATTAAAAAATATTTTGAATAGAAAATAAGGAGAAAAAATTATGAAGATGTATGATCCGGAAATCTGGAAAAATGAGAACAATGGATATGAGGAACTTGTTGACAATATTAAGAAAACTTTTGCATCAAAACTAAAAGACAATGTAAAAACACCACTGTTTAGAACAAGCGCATCTGACTTATTTGACACATTTCTTTACTATCTTCCAGATGCTTGCAAACAGGAATATACATGTAGAGCTTGTAAACACTTTGTAGATCGATTTGGTGGACTTGTATTTATTAAAGACGATGGAACAACTGAATCTGCTATTTGGAACATTGAAAATATCCCTGGGATGTTTATTGAGCCAATTACACAGATGAAAGAGATTGTTGAGTCTGCTCAGGTCCAGGATGTATTCGTATCAGATTATGTGGATCTTGGAACATATGATACCAATGGATTCCATCATTTTTCTGCAAAACTTCCAAGAGTAATGATCAATACATCAAGGGTAAAAAATGCTTCACAGATTTCTGCTGAAAAAGCTGAAGATTATGGAATGCTGAAAAGAGCACTTGAGAAGTATTCCATGCCACAGATTGATCAGGCACTTAATTTATTAGAATCCGGAAGTTTATATAGAGGTAGCAGCTATGTAGCAATGTGTAAATGGTTCAAGGAAACAAAAGAGAAGATTGCTTCTATCAATGATCAGCCACAACACACTAATATGATTTGGAAATATGCTGCTACAGCTCCAAATGGATTTACTCACATTTCCGGAAGTATGTTAGGTACATTACTTGATTATATTGTAGATGGAGATGACTTTGATACAATCAAACGAAAATTTGAGACAAATATGAGTGCTGAGAATTATAGACGTTCACAGTCTGCACCTACTCAGAGAGCTGTTGAAAGTGCTGAAAAACTTATTGAAAAACTTGGTCTTGCAGATTCACTTAGAAGAAGATATGCAAAACTGGATGAGCTTCCTGAGAATGAGTTTATTTGGAAGAGTATAACTGAAAAGAAAGAGGAAGTAAAGACTGGAGTATTTGCAGGAGTTCAGACTAAAACTGCAGATAGTAATGAAACAAAATCTGTAATTCCACAGGTAACTATGACATGGGATAAATTCAGAAAAACAATTCTTCCTACTGCAGATAAGTTGGAAGTAAAGGTTGATGGAACAACTCATCTTATGGGAATTGTAACAGCTGCGGTTCCGGAATCTGAAAATATTATGAACTGGGATAATCCATTTTCTTGGTACTACCAGAGTGGTATTGATTCTGTGATTCGTGAGCGACTTGAAGCAAAAGGTGCAAAATATGAAGGTTGCGAGATCAGATGCTCTCTAATCTGGAATACACGTACCGACCTGGATGTACATTGTATTTGTCCTGATGGAGTGGAAATTTATTTTGGACATAAGAATCACGGATATGGTTCACTAGATGTTGATGCAAATGTTAATGGTGAAACAGTAACTCCTGTCGAGAATATTCGTTGGGCAACTGGAACTGCTCCAGAAGGACGTTATAAATTCTTTGTTAATAACTATACAAATAGAGCAACCAATAATCCATATAAATTAGAGCTTGAAGTAAATGGAAAAATTTATACTTATGACGGAAATCTTACAAGTGATAATTATAGAAAAAATACAGACGTAGTATTTGAATTTGATTATCGTCATGGTGAAGATCCTAAGTTTACTGCAAATTCTAAAAAGACAGAAACTAAAGAAACTTGGGGAATCAGTAACGGATTCTCAGAAGTTGTTGCAATTATTCCGTCTCCAAACATGTGGGGAGAAAATCCATATAAACGATCTGGTGAACACACTTTCTTCTTATTGAAAGACTGTAAAGATATGACAGGCGGAGTTGGACGTGGTTTCTTTACTGAGATGCTTAAGGGTGATCTACAGGAAATTAGGAAAACACTTGAAGCGTATACTGCGTCAACACCTATTGAGGGTGAAGATGAAGCAAGTGCTTGTGGTGTTGGTTACAGCAAAGACAAAGAATGGAATTTGATTATTAAAGTAACTACTGGAAACACTGTAAAAATGATTAAGGTAGATAGGTTTGATTGATATGACGATTGAAGAGATTAAGAAAAAAGTAGCTGGTCCGGACTATGATTTTCTGAGAAATAATGAACACCTTGGCTCCAACATTATTTTGTTGGGGCTAGGTGGAAGCTATGCATATGGACTGGAAAATCCAAATTCTGATGTTGACATTCGTGGAATTGCTTTAAATTCAAAAGAAGAAGTATTACTTGGACAGGATTTTGATAATGTACGAAACAATGTACTTGATGTTGAAATTAAATCATTGAAAAAGTATGTATATCTTTTAACTAAAGCTGATCCTGGTACATGCGAGTTATTAGGACTTAGAAATGAGCATTATTTATACATGTCTCTAATTGGCAAAGAACTATATGAAAATAGGCATTTATTTATGTCTCAGCTATGTGTACATACGTTTACCCAATACTCACGATCTCAGATTCGTAGAATGCAAAATAAATCTGCAAATGCATCTGATCAAGAGCAGAAAGAAAAGCATATCTTACAAAGTATTGAAGCTGTAAATCAATGGGAAAAAGAAAAATACTCTCCATATGACGACAATAGTATCAATTTGTATATTGATGATTCTGTTAGACCAGAATTTAATAAAGAAATTTATATGGATATTAATCTCAGACATTATCCATTAAGAGATTGGTGCAATCTTTGGAATCAGATGAAAACAGTATGCAGTAGTTATGACAAAAACAATAAACGTAATAATTATGCTGTAACTCATGGGAAAATTTCTAAGCATATGAGTCATCTTTTAAGAGTTTATGACATGGGAATTGAGTTATTAACCACAGGAGAATATTGCACATATAGAGAAGATAAGACAGAAAGAGAAGAACTGCTTGCTGTTAAGCGTGGTGATTTCACTGACGGAATTACTATCAAAAAGGAATTTTATGATCTTCTTGATCAAAGAGAAGAAAAGCTTCAGGAAGTTATAAAGCAGACAAAACTTCCAGAGAAGCCTGATTATAAGAAAATCAATGAGTTTGTTATGTCTGTAAATGAAAGAATTGTGAAAGGAGAAATTTAATTTTGTACGGTTTAAAAAGTAGTGAAGTAGAAAAACAGAGAGAAAAGTATGGTAGTAATAAACTGCCAGAGAAAAAGCTGAAAACAGGGTTTCAATTCTTTATGGAAACATTTGAAAGTCACATAAATCAAATTCTTTTAGCAATGATGATTGTATTTACAGTTATTGCAGTGTTTGGACAGGGATCTTATTCAGAACCGATTGGTGTTGCAGTAGTATTATTGGCAATCGCATTGTTAGGAATGAACACCGGACTGAAAAGCCAGAAAAGTGCAAAAGAGTTGAAGGATAGGACATCAGTTCATTATTGTAATGTAATCAGAAATGGAAAAATCGAGCATATCAATACAAATGATTTGGTTGTCGGTGATCTGGTTATCATTCAGTCCGGAGAAGCCATTCATGCAGATGGATATCTGGTAGAAGGAAATATAAAAGTTGACAACTCTGTATTGAATGGAGAGTCAGAGCCTTGCAAAAAAACAGCATGGGATAAAGAAGATTCACCTATCACATTTGGTGGTCAGAGAAAAGCGGATTCAAGTGATTATACAAATTCTTATGCACTGTTTTCCGGAACAACGGTAACAGATGGCGAAGGAAAAATGATTGTAACTAACGTTGGTGTTGACACAGTAAACGGTCAGACAATTTCGACCATTGATGAAATCGAAGAAACAAAGACTTCCCTGGAAATCCAGTTGGAGGATCTTGCTGGACAAATCAGCAGGTTCGGATATATTGGAGCTTCAATCATTGTTGTAGCACTGGTTATCACAAATATTATTCAGTATGGTGGCGTTGCAGAATATTTTGGAATGGGTTGGATTGGTATTTTGAAGAATATTCTTACCATTGCAGTAACTGCGCTTACCATTATTGTTGCAGCAGTTCCAGAAGGACTTCCGCTTATTATTAATCTAATTACTGCGCAGAATGCAAAAGTAATGATTAAACACAATGTCCTAGCTAAACACACTAACAAGATTCCAGAAGCAGGTAATATTCAGTTACTTTGTACCGATAAGACAGGAACTCTTACAGTAGGTAAACTTGTGCCGGTAGAGAATGTAATGGGTGATGGAAAATCTATTATAGAAGATGAAAATACATATAATTTGTTTAAATATAATGTCATCTTAAATAGTAGTGCAATGTTTGATGAAAATAATAAAATTGTTGGTGGAAATGCCACAGAGAGAGCATTACTTTCTTTAGTTAATGCAGATGAGTATAAGAAAATCACTGGATCTACAACTATTGTAAACAAGAAGAGTTTTAATAGTGCAAATAAATTTAGTGCTGTTGAAACAGAATATAACGGTGAGACATTTACATATTATAAAGGTGCTCCAGAGAGATTGATTGATGCAGCAACAAAATGCGTGACTCTAAACGGTCTTGAGCCTATTGATAAAGATAAACTTAAAATGATTGTAAGATCATATACCGTTAAAGCAATGAGAGTAATTGCTACTGGTTATAGTTCTTCTAAGCTTCCAGAAGATGGATTCCCAAATGATCTTATTATTACATCTTTGGTTGCAATTCGTGATGATGTTCGTCCGGAAGTACCAGAAGCAGTGGCAAAAATGCACGATGCAGGAGTCCAAGTAATGATGGTAACTGGCGACGTTATCGACACAGCGAAAGCTATCGCAAAAGATGCTGGATTGATCACAAGTGAATCTGATATTGCAATGTCAGCTATTGACTTTGATGCATTGTCAGATGAAGAGGCAAAAGAAAAACTTCCTTATATTAAAGTTATTGCTAGAGCAACACCAAACACTAAACTTAGAATTGTACGTTTAGCTCAAGAACTTGGTCTTTGTGTAGGTATGACTGGCGATGGAACAAATGATGCACCAGCACTGAAAGCTGCAGATGTTGGATTCTCAATGGGATCTGGAACAGACGTATGTAAAGAAGCTGGAGATATTATTATCACAGATGATAACTTTGTATCTATCACAGATGCAGTTCTTTTGGGAAGAACATTTATGCATAATGTTATGAAGTTCTTGAAATTTCAGTTACCAATCAATGTTGGTCTAGTACTTCTCAGTATCTTATATCCAATTATTATGTCTGTGGAAGCAATTGCTGCAGTGCAGATTCTTGTAATTAACATTGTTATGGATTCTCTTAATTCTCTTTCCTTTGGTGGAGAACCTGCGAAAGACGAATATATGAAAGAAAAGCCTATTCCAAAAGGATCAAAACTTCTTTCAAAAGAAACTATCGGTCAGATTGCAGTATCAGTTGTAGCATTTATTGGAATCTTTGGTATTACTTTATTACCATCGGTACAGAAAATTTTCGGAAATGATGAAGCTATTTATGCAACAGCTAGATTTGCACTTCTTGTTATGATGGCAACATTTAATGGATTTAACATCAGAACCGATGGATTCAATTTATTTAAAGGAATCAGAAAGAATAAGCTCTTCGTAGAAATTGCAGTAGCAATTTTTGCTTTAACATTTGTTCTGGCACAGTACGGTGGAGATATTATGGGATGTACAGCAATGACACCAACGCAGTGGGGCGTGACAGTTGTTTTGGCATTTATGATTATCCCAATTGATTTAGTACGAAAAGCTATTATAAAAATTAAAAGAAAGTAGAAGTAATGTATATGGATAAAGAATATAAAATTGTTGAAAATATAACTTTAGTTTGTTATTCAATTGGTTTGATACTTGTATGTATAACAAAATTTGTTCCATTTATATTTTTTACCTTATTAACATACCCTATATCATTAAAAATATTAAAAAAATAAAAGGAGAAAAAACTATGGGATTTTTTGGAAAATTGTTTGGTAAGAAAGATGATGTAGAAGAGGTGGCGGTCTCAACCGCTGCTAAATCTACAGAAAAAACTGAAACACAAGCTACTTTTACAATTGATATGTCTAAAGAGCATTTAAATAATGTTCTAATTGATATGTCCAAGGGTAGCAAGATTGATATGACTAAACATACCGCTAGAGTCGCATTAGCTATGGACTATTCAGGCAGTATGGATTGGCTTTTTGATAATGGTTCTGTACAGAAAACTGTATCAAGACTTCTTCCAATCGCTCTTAGATTTGATGATAATGGCGAACTTGAGAGCTGGTTATTCTCAAATGGATGCAAACGTTTAAAGGCTGTTACAGAGAGTAATTATTCAAATTACGTAAAAAAGGTTATGAAAAAGTCTGGTATGTATATGGGTGGAACAGAATACGCACCTGTATTGGATGAAGTTGTTACATATTATAAAGACATTGAGCCAAGTGAGATTCCTGCGTTTGTAATTTTTATTACAGATGGTGACAACTCTGATCATGGAGCAACAGACAAGATTGTACGTGAGCTTTCTAAGTATAACATTTTCGTGCAGTTTATCGGAATTGGTGACGACAATTTCAGTTACCTCAAAAAACTTGACAAACTTGATGGAAGAGAGGCAGACAATACAGGTTTCACTTCTGTAGAAGATATGGATAAGATGACAGATGAAGAACTTTATACAGAGATTCTTCGTCAGTACAAAGATTGGCTGAATAATAAATAATTTCAAAAGAGGAGAATAAAACTATGGAAGTTATTAATATGAACAAAACGCCAAAAATTAATATGGCGAAAGAAAATGGTGAGAGTGTAAGTAAACTTTTTGTTGGACTTAGATGGGATAAAAATAGATTTTCTAATGAAAAGGAAGCAGATCTTGATGTTGTAGGATTCCTTACAGATGAAAATAGAAAATGTAAATTCCCAAGTGATCTTGTAAACCACCAGAATACAGATAATTATGGCACAACTTGGGATTGGTGTGAATTATCTGAGGATAATATGGACGGAGATGATTCAAAGGGAATTACATTTTCTGGTGAGCATTATGACGAGTATATGATTATTGACACTGATAAAATTCCGGCTGATAGATCAGATTTTTATATCTGCATGACAATTTATCGCGCAATACAGAGACTACAGAGATTCGATATGATTGATAATGTACAAATGCACATTTATGATTATAATGCTCCAGATAAATTTAAAGCAACATTTGATCTTTCTGAAGATGAGAAGTTTTCAAGTCTTAATGCAGTAGAATTAGGAAGATTATATAGATATAACGGTAAATTCAAATTTCAGGCACTTGGAAGAGGATATATTAATGGAGCTTCAGAACTTTTTAAAACATTTGGATTTAACATTGATGAGGGAAAAGATTTGGAACTGAAACATTACGTGGACAGATATGAAGAATTTTATTATAATCCAGAGACTGGAGAATGCTATGAAGATCCAGACGGAAAACGTAAAATTGAAGGAAAGGTATTTAGAGGATAATTATGAAAATTACATTCGGTGCAGTTTTATTAGTTATTGTCGTATTAGCAATTTTATTTTTCTTCTTGAGAACAAAAACAGGTAAAAGATTAAAGCTTAGAGCGTCCGGAACGGCTGCAGAAGCAATTAGCAAAGATGCTTCTACGCCTGAAGGTGCAAAAGCTTATTATAATGTCGCAATCGAAAAGAAAGAAGAAGATTTGGCAAAAGCTAATGTTATTTATACACAGATGCTTGGAAAAATTTCAAACTACGAGGATCAGATTCGTGGATATAAAAAAGATCTTATGAAAACTGAAATTAATATCAATTCTTGTGTTGAGAAAAACGATGACGAAGGTGCAAAAGTTTATCTTAAAGAGCAGCAGGATTTAGAAGAAAAGGTTGCGATTATTAAAGATGCTCTTACTGGATTGAAAGAAAATGCAAAGCTTCAGGAAGAAACTGTAAAGGGTATTCGGACACAGTTATCTGATCTGAAAGCAGAAAAAGATAATGCTGTTTTAACACTTGAAACAGTCCAGGTGACAAAATCACTACAGGCAACAACAGGAGTATCATCTGCCGAAGAAGATAAGATGCTTGAAAAAGTACGTGATGGGATTAAGAAACAGAAAGAAGCAGCTGATGGTGTAAAAGTTGCTTATGAAAATTCTACTGCCGTACAGAAGCAACGCCTGGATCAGAAAATGAAAAATGAAGAGATTGAGAAGAAATTGGCAGAGTTAAAAGCTAAAAAGAAATAGAAGTAATAAATAGTGGAATGTTGGCTTAAAAGCAGCCATCATCTAAGGAGTATGGCTTTAAATCTGAAGGTATGAAAAACTTCAATCGAAGATAAAAGAGTAAAAGAATAGGATGTAAAGAGTTATGATACGTCACCCCTTAACAGGTAAGGACAAGTCCCCTTTTGGCGTAATAGCACACCACTATTAATATTTTAGATGCATTTAAAAAATTAGGTCGTGCAGTGGCAGAATGGACATATGCGTATAATAATGCTTTATTTACAAAATTAGGCATATTATAATGGCGAATTTATGTCAGTAAACAAAATTGATAAAATTTGCTTATATAGGGTTCAAATCCCTATCTGCACATTAAATCTTAAAGAAAGGAGAATAAAAATGATAGAGGGTATTGTATTACCAGAGTCCGTAAAATCTATATTTTACGTGCTTAATCGTAACGGTTACGAAGCCTATATTGTAGGTGGAGCAGTGCGTAATTCTTTTATAGGATTACCTGTGCACGACTGGGATATCTGCACAAACGCCTTGCCGGAAGACGTATGTAAATTGTTCCGTAGCAAAGGATTTCGTGTAGTAGAAACAGGCTTGCAGCATGGTACTGTAACTGTCATGGTAAATTGTCGTGGATACGAAATAACAACTTATAGAACTGATGGAAAATATACTGATAGTCGCCATCCAGATTCTGTGAAGTTTGTTGGAAATATTCATGAAGATTTAGCAAGGCGTGATTTTACAATGAATGCGATTGCCTACAATGACGATGATGGATTTATTGATCCGTTCAATGGACTAAAAGATATTGAGAATAAAATTATCCGATGTGTAGGTGTACCTATTGATAGATTCACAGAAGATCCGTTGCGTATCATGAGAGCTGTAAGGTTTGCTGCTCAATTGGGATTCCACATTGAAAACTATACCAATATTGCAATGGTACAAACAAACGATGGTCTGAGTAAAATTTCTGCAGAAAGAATACAGTCAGAGCTGTGTAAGATTCTTATTTCAGATCATCCTGAATACGTACTTAATTATTATATTGATATTTCTCCGGCAATCCCTGAGTTAAGTAAGATAATGGGATGCTCCCAGAATAATATGTATCACATTTACGATGTATGGAATCACACCAGATTCGCATTAACAGCTTGTAGAATACATGAATTAGAGACCAGACTTGCTATCTTACTTCATGATATTGGTAAACCAGAATCAAAAACAGCAGATCGAGGGATTGAGCACTTCTATGGACATGCTGTTAAAAGTGCAGAAATTGCTGACTCACTACTTCGTAGACTTAAATTTTCTAATGAAATCAGAGAATCCGTAGTCGAACTTGTGGCAAGCCATGATATGACAATTATACCAAAACAAAATAAGATTAAAAAATATCTGAATAAACTTGGTGAAGCACAACTTAGAAGACTGTTAGATGTAAGATTCTGCGATATTATGGCTCACAATCCATATTACGCTAAAGAGCGTTTATGGGAAACATTTCGTGCAGAAGAAGTATTAAATGAAGTTCTGGAAGAAGAGAAGTGTTTTACCATAAAGGATTTGGCTATCAATGGGAAGGATATTATGGAGCTTGGAGTTAAAGAAGGTCCAGATGTTGGAAAATGGCTCAACTATGCATTGGAAGAAGTAATTAATGACAAGTTGGATAATGACAAAGAAGATATTCTAAACAATATTGATGCTAAATTATATACAGAAAGAGAAGAAGGTAATGACGAGGAAATGCCCTAAATGTGGTCAATATATGAGTTCTACAATTAAATACGATTATGGATACCATATTGTTGTGCATGAGTGTTCGTGTGGATATTCTGAGTTGCAAGAGTGGATGAAATATAGCGACAAACTAAATTATGATAATGTTACAAAAACTTGTAAAGATTCAATCGGAGGTATTTAATGAGATTTTATATTGCAGATAATCATTTCCATCATTCACGAATAAATGATGCTATGGATAAACGTGGCTTCGAATCATTGGAAACTATGCATGATTATATGATTAAACAGTGGAATTCTGTAGTAAGAAAAAATGATGAAGTTGTTATCCTGGGTGATTTTTCACTTGGCAAAGGTGAGCAAACTAACGAAATACTTCGCAAACTAAATGGGAAGAAGTTTTTAGTGAATGGTGGACATGATAAGTTTCTACAAGATAAGAAATTTGATCAGTCACTATTTCAATGGATTAAACCTTATGCAGAAATGCATGATGATGGAAGAAAAGTAGTCTTATGTCACTATCCAATATTCTGTTACAATGGACAGTTCCGTATTGATAAAGATGGCAAACCTATTACATGGATGCTGCATGGACACACTCATCTTACTGAAGATCAGGAATTAGTGGAGCAGTTCAAAGACATAACGAGAAGTACATTACGTAAATCAAAATATGATGATGAACCAAAAACAATTCCTGTTCAAATGATTGACTGTTTCTGTATGTTATCTGATTATAAGCCACTTACATTGGATCAGTGGATTGAGATGGAGCAAAGCGGTGTTATCAAGGATTTGATTGACAAGCAATGGTATTACGATGATAAGAGGAAAACTGAATGAGTATTTATATTCCTGAGAAGATTAAAGTAGGGTATCAAAACAGAAATGATACTTACACTAAGAAGCTTGCTTACGTAATCTATTATGATGAAAAAGGTAAGCTTCGTAAAGAAACAAGCTGGAATAGCTGGAGAGATGAAAAAATTGAACCAGATGATTTTGATAATGAACCAACTAGAGGATTTGTATTAAATAAGAAAGCTGGAGATTGTTGCTCTGAACATTGGGGTAATCATAGGCAAGCCTATTGTAGAGTTTACGACCCAAGAGGATTTGAGTTCGAGATCACAATTAATAATTTACTTTATATTTTAGAGAATTGTGATTGTCTAAAAGGTAAAGGACTTGATGGAGAATTTGTATATGGTTGGGACGGAAAAGATTTAATATTAATTCCTGTAGATTCACCTGATTACAAAGAGATAAAATCTCGAACAGATAAAATTCAAAATGGGAAGAGATTTAAAGGCAATGACCTTATTATTGGAGCCACATATCTAACAAAAAATGAAGAGAAATGGGTTTATATGGGAAGGTTCGATAAATGGAAGTTTGAGGAAAATTGTTATGAACGTGCATATTATAATGGAAAACAAGAGTGGAACTATCCATTAGACGAATCGTGGACTATATCTCCTAATAATAAATACCATGCACATAGGAATATAAATAAAGGTAAGTATTATTGGTTCTACAATAGTAATTCTTATTATCACATTGAGTTTAGGCAGAATATTGGAAATGTATTAATCGAGTGTATTGATGAAAATCCATCACAAAAGTATTCTGAATATTTTAAAAAACTTGAAGATGAATATGGTTATAATCCTATTAACTGGAGTACCGAAATATTATTAGACCTGCCATATGATAAATTTGTGGAAAAATTAACAGATTCGTTTGGATATGCGAGGTTCATTGATAAAACAAATAAAGCAGTAGATGTATATATAAAAAACAAAACATACACATACAATAATAAACAGTATTTACCATTAGAGTTGTACGAAATAATAAAACCAAAATATAAAATGTATAAGCGCATAGATGGTAAAGAGTTACATAATTACGATAATTATTTAAGTTATTATCGCTATTGTTAAAAGAAAGGATAAAAGATATGTCAATAAAAAACGATGAAATGATTTTACAGCTTAAGAAAAAAGTGGAAGAGCAGAAAGCAGAGCTTGCGAAACTGCCGAGAACATTACAGTCTGAAACATCTACAGTGTTTAGACAGGATGTAGATAATTTAAATTTACGTGTAATGAGCGTTGAGCAGCTTAAGTTACTAAAAGTAAAATTACATACTTATGCTATGGCTGCAGCTGATCTTAAAATTGGGATTGATGAAGTGGTTATTTCAGGGTACTCAATTGATAAATGGATGCATGATATTGATACGCAGATTTCCGTATTAACTAGAGCTGAAAAAGAGAAAAAATTAAAAGAGACAGAAGCAACATTGAACAGAATGTTATCTGATGATAAACGTACTGAACTTGAGCTTCAGGAGTTGGCAAAGATGCTTGGATAAAAATTTTTTTATTCATTATGCTATTTGTTATAAAACGACTATTTTATAAAGGATTAGTTATGACCGAAGATACATTTAAAATTGCCGAGCAGATTAAAAAAGATATACAAATTTTAAAACAGTCATCAATTAGTAAGTGTGTATCAATTAGAACATATGATAAATGGGTGAATTGGGTGAATGCTACAATTGCTGAATTAGAAAAAGAATTTAAAAATTTATAAAAAGGAGATAAAACATGACAAAGAAAAATGCATGGAACAAAGTTTATGAGGAAACAGAGAAAACTTACAAGGTAAAAGGTGAGGATGGTAAATGGACAAAGGTTACTGAAAATGTGACTGTCCTTGCACAGCCTGGAATGAAACCTGGTAATAAAGAGATTGCTTTTGGAAGAGCTATTAAGAAAATTAAAACAGAGAAACCAAAGGTATTTACTGGTGATTGGACAAAATAATATGGATAAAAAGGAATTACATAATAATATTATTTATGCTTTAACAGCGGCTGATAGTGTCATTGAATCTATTAATATCTTAGGCGAATGCGGTATTTACATTGATAAAGCTGAACCATTTAAAGATGTTTTAGAGAAAATTTATAAAGTTTGGTAATACATAATAATCTGGTCTGCCTTAATCGGTGGACCAGAGAAATGGAGAAAATATGATAATAATAAAAACATTTATTATGTTGATTTTATGTGTAGTATTTCCAATTTGCTTATTTATATGGATGTTAGCAATGATTTGGATGCTCACACCATTTGCTCCATTAAAAAAAATATGTCATGACGTTTTAGGTTGGCATAAGCCAAGTGGAGTATATCATCATTTTTCAAAAGGTGTTCGGAAGAAATGTAAAATTTGCGGATGCGATATTGTATCTGATGGAGCCGGTGGTTGGAGAAAATGGTAAAAGGATGGATCTTATGAGTAAAAATAAGGATTATGAGGTTTTATACGCATTAAGAGATAAAAAAACTAAAAAAATTGTCAGAGCAACAAAATGTAAAGGCGGATCATTTTATAAAAACCGATATATGTGCGAAAAACGCTGCACTCAGTTTAACGATGTACATAAATTAGCAAATTGTACAAATGATTTTGAATATGAAGTCGGTGAATATGCTGTTGTAGATATTGAAAAATATAAAGAATTAATTGGAGAAAAGCAGTGATTTACATAACATGTGATACGCATGGTGATGTAACAAGATTTAGTATGGATAACTTTCCAGAGCAGAAAACTTTTACAGATCAAAATGAAAATTATGTAATTATTTGTGGCGACTTTGGATTGGTTTGGAACTATTTAGCCGAAACACCTTCAGAGAAGTATTGGCTTAAGTGGCTTGAAAATAAAAAGTTTACAACTCTTTTTGTTGATGGTAATCACGATTGTCATCCTAGACTGGCAGACTATCCTGTAAAAGAATGGAATGGTGGACTGGTACATGAAATTAGACCACATGTACTTCATCTAATGAGAGGTCAAGTTTTTAATATTAATGATTTTAGAGGCGCACATTCATGACTTTAGTCATGAGTTAGCCGCTTCTCTCACTTTAAAAAAGTTTTCGTTGATGAGTCCATTAGATAGACTGTGTATGGAAATTAGTTATTACTCATAATCTGACAATTATATGTATCAACGTAGAAAGGAGGTCTGCTGTATGACGATATATTCTACTTACAAAGTTAAAATTAAGCATTATAATCATATCTTTAAAGATACTATTTCTGTATATCGTGCTGCAGTAGATTACCTGATACATGTTTGTATTGAAGACTGGGACAATATCACCTCATACGAAAAACCACTTGAAAAACAACGATTCGTAGAGACACTGATTCATAAGACGAAAGACAATCCAAATGTGGCTTATGATTTCGATGTCCATTTTTACAAGTTTCCATGTTATTTACGCCGAGGAGCTATCAGTGAAGCAATTGGTAAGGTATCATCTTATAAAAGCAACTTTGCAAGCTGGAAAGCTAATCCGCAGGGGGAAGCTCCTTCGGTTCCAAAAGCTGGATATATCTACCCATCTATGTATCGTACAAATATGTACGAGCAAACAGGGACTTACCAAGCGCAAATCAAGGTTCATATCCGCAACACCTGGGATTGGATCACCGTTAACCTTAGAAAGTCAGATATAGACTATATCAATCGCCATTGTTCAACGAGAAAGCAATGCGCTCCAACACTTCAAAAACGTGGGAAAGAGTGGTTTTTGGATTTTCCGTTTGAGGAGAAAGCTAAACTTTGCGATACAGATGTTGATAAACAAACCATACTTGCTGTGGATCTTGGTATCAATACCGCAGCTACGATTAGTGTAATGAGATCCGATGGCACTATTCTTGGGAGACATTTCTGTCACCTCAATAAAGAAATAGACCATCTGATACATAGTATTAATCGTATTAAAAAGGCACAACAACATCATAACTGTAAAACCCCTCGTTTATGGTCAAGAACAAAAGGCATCAACCACGATATTTCTGTTAAAACAGCACAATTTATCACAGATATAGCTGTTCTTTATAATGTAGATATTATCGTCTTTGAATACCTAGACCGCAACGGCAAACTTCGTGGGTCCAAAAAGCAAAAGCTGCATATGTGGCGTAGTCAGGAAGTACAAGCTATTGTTACAAACAAGGTTCACCGCTTAGGTATGCGAATTAGAAGAATTTGCGCCTGGGGTACAAGCAAGTTTGCTTATGACGATAGTGGCATGGTTTTACGAGGTAAAGACGCAGATCTTGCAACTTATAGCGTCTGTAAATTTACTAACGGTAAAATATACAACTGCGATTTATCTGCATCCTATAATATAGGAGCCAGGTATTTCATCAGAGAAATATTAAAATCCTTAGATGAGAGTCTAAGGTTGGACATTGAGGCAAAAGTTCCTCGATGCTCTAAGAGAAGCACCTGTACCTTATCCACACTCATTAGTCTGAATGCGGCACTAGCAGCGTAATGCTAGTTAGTAACTGAGTTTAGACTGTATCTATGGAAAGGCAATCCGATTCCCCTAAAGGGAAACTGTATATCAAATATACAGCATTAGGAAGCACGCGACTTAAGTCGTGTGAGGCTTCACTATATAATTACACATGACTGTACCTCAAGTACAAAAGCTTTGTATAGCCATGGAGCTTTTAAGACAGACGAGTTAAATGCATATTTTATATAAATGTGAATTCAAGAAGTGGTTCTTTGGACACTTACATGGTGATAAACAGATAAATGACAAAGAAATTTTATTATATCACCAGATTGTGAGGATTTGGTAATGGGATATTGGAATAGAAAAAACGAGTTAAAGAAAAAGGCGAATGCTCACACAAATAAAATGGAAGAGCTATATAGCTTGGAAATTACAGAATGTGTACACAATACAAAGATATATGACCAAGGATTCTATTGTAAGAAAGAATGCGATAGTAAACCGGATTTTCATCAGAAAATCACTGTAGAAGATATGGATAGTGTACAGGCAATATTTTCTTATGAAAATACAGGTAAAACAGTAGTTCTTAATTTTGCAAGCTATAAAAATCCAGGTGGCAAATTCTTAGATGGTTCGTCTGCGCAGGAAGAAATGCTTTGCCACAGTTCTTTCTTATATAATGTATTATCTGAATTTAATGAAGATTATTATGAATTCAATAGATTAACAAAGAACTTCGCATTATATACAAATCGTGCATTATATAGTCCTGATGTTTTATTCATAAGAGGCGATGAAGAAATTTGTGTAGATGTTATTACTTGTGCAGCACCAAACAAAACTGCAGCTCAAAAATATTGTGGCAAATCTGATTTCGATTGTAATTCTGTAATGGTTGATCGTATACATTTTATGCTTGATATTGCACAAGAAGAGGAAGTTAATACATTAATTCTTGGCGCATGGGGATGTGGTGTATTTGGTAATGATGCAGAATTTGTTGCGAATAGTTTCAAAAAAGAATTAGAAGAATATTATACCGATACTTTTGAGAATATTATATTTGCGATTCCTGGCGGTACGAACTACATGGTATTCAAGAGGGTGTTTAGTAAATAAAATAAAATCGAGGTTAAAAATGGAATATACAAAACCAATCTATACCAAAACATTATTTTATAATTTTAGAGATACAATTGGACTAACAAAAGAAATTGGTGTAAAAAATGCGATGCAAATAAACATCAATAATATTATTTTTAACAAATGTGAAGAAATAATAATAAGTAAAATTGACAAACTGCAGGAAAAATTATGCATTGGATTTTGTGCAGTAAATTTAGAAGAGATTAATAATTTTTGTTATTATCTTGAACGTCTTAATCCATTACTGTATGAAAAGTATGTAAATGAGTGTAATCCAACTAATTACTATAGTATAAATGGAGAATTACATAAACTCTTACCAGAAAATAAAAAAATTAGGTTTATTTGTAAAGACGGAACGATAATTGTTTATATAAAAAATACTGGTAGTTTCGTAAAGATGACAAGTTCCAATATTTTCTTTTATGGGAAACACAGAAAAAAACATGCAGAGTTTTTCAAAAGGTTTATAGAGAAATATAGAAGCAAATTTATAGAAACACGTAATCTTATTATATTGGATAAAAATGATTTTTCTATCGAAAAAGACTCAATTGATGGTATTGATGAATCTGCAATTATTTTTCCAGAGAAACGAGAAATATTTGACTATGTTAAGACATGGATTGATTCAGAAAATTATTTTGTTGATCATGGTATTAATCACAAACTTGGAATTTTATTATACGGTGATCCAGGTACTGGGAAAACAACTTTTGCCAAAGTTTTAGCCACGAAATATAATTTAGATCTTATTAAATTAAAATTATCTGATTTATCAAAATTAATTACAAAAAATGAATTCTGGGATGAATTGGAAGATTCTGTTGTAGTGTTAGAAGATATCGATGTTCTGGTAAGTAAACGTGATAATAGTGTTACCTCTGCAGATAGAGAAAATTTTCAAGCATTGCTACAGCTCTTAGATGGAATTAATTCATGTAAGAGAACAATTTTCTTAGCAACAACAAATTATATTGATAGACTAGATCCTGCTCTTATTAGAGATGGACGATTTGATATTAAGATTGAAATGAAAAATTTTGATTACGATGAAGCAGTAAAAATGTGTAATAAATTTGAAGCAGATTCGAAAGTAATTCTTAGAGATGAACAGTTTCCAATTAATCCAGCTTGCTTGCAGAACAAAATCATTACAATGCAGATGAAAGAGATTAATGAAAAACTAAAACAAAAAGCTCAAAGAATTGGAAGTAATAAATAGAGAGGTAATAATAAATGATTCCTTATATAAAAATTGATACACCGTTTGAAAGAGATAACGATGGCACAAAGAAGCTTATTGATTGTAAGTTCAGAAATGAAACTGTTGAATATTTAAAAGATAATAAATGGCTTTGTTCAGAAAAAATTGATGGCACAAACATTGGTGTTGTTTGGGATGGACATAAAGTTTCGTTCCAGGGACGTACAGAAAGAGCACAAATTCCTGTTCCATTGGTAAACAAACTAAATGAACTATTTGGCGGTATCATTAATGAAGAAATGTTTGAGCAGAAGTTTGGTGAAATGAATGTAATCCTGTTTGGTGAAGGATATGGTCCTAAAATTCAAAAGGGTGGTGGACTTTATAGAGATGACGTATCATTCATTCTTTTTGATGTGTATCTTCCAGATCAAAACTTATGGCTAAAACGTGATGCTGTAGAAGATATTGCAAAGAGTTTTGGAATTGATATAGTTGATATTGTTCTTACCGGTACACTTCAAGAAGCAATTGATTTTGTAAAGACCAAACCAAAATCTCATATTGGAACAGCTAATATGGAAGGACTTGTATGCAGACCTGCTGTCGAAATGCTTGACAGAATGGGTAGAAGAGTAATTACAAAAATTAAAGTTTGTGATTTTTCAGAATAAAATGAAAAACGAATAAGAAGAGTATAACAGGAGGTAGTAAACATGATAAAAGTTACATCTGATGCAGCTAATAAGCTGATTAAGAAGTTAGAGCAAGAAAAAGGTATTTTTACCGATAAGATTTCTAAAATGTCAACATTTGTTGTAGCAGTAACCGAGAATTACGATCAAATTAAAGCAGAGCAGGAAGCAGAATTCAATTTAAATGAAGTGATTGCTCAGATTGATGAGATTGATAGGAAGATAATTACAATCAGACATGCAAAATCTGTGTTCAATAACTCAGTAGTTATGAAGAATGGATTAACTGTCGGTGACAACATTATTAGATTAGCAATTCTTGAAAGGGAGAAGAGTATTTATAGTAGACTTGCCACCAGACAGAAAAAGACAAGAAATACTTCATTAAATAAAGATATTGAATACACCTATCTGAATTATGATCTTGAGGACGCAAAGAAAAAATATGATAGTGTGTATGCCGAAATTTCAGAAATTCAGGAAGAGCTTAATATCGTAAACAGTTCAGCAGAGTACAAATTTGAGATTGATATCGATCTCTAATGAGAAGTAAATAATGTAATCTATCTTCCGTATTACAGTTACTTTTACATATAGATTGTTTCTATAAAAGTAAATATACATTTAATGCAAGTATAGTAAGTTATTGATTGAGTTTATTGATAGAGTAAAAGTTCAGTAAGGTATTTATTCAATAGTAATGCAGCAGGTTAATTGATAGGTCTGCATATTTAATTCTTAAATCCAGATTATAAAGCTCAAATTAATTAGTAACTGTAATAAAAAACTTTTCGGTATCGAGTTCGGTTAAAGATACTTTTAAAGAATAGATGAAGAAACAATTGAGAAGTAAATAATAGAGAGTCCAGATAAGAATGACGATAAACTTAACTTACGACCCTCATATAAATGAGATGAAGCCTAACTTGGAAAATAGAGAGTACATACAAGTGATTGGTATGGAACAAGGGCGATACTGCCAGGTAACTGAAGCAGCAGTTCATAAGAGAACGGTTCAGAAAGTAGCGAATCTGAATGAATAAAAATTTGTCTGACAAAGACTATATTTGGCGGTGTAGCAACCGTCAATATAAAGCATCTTAGTGTAATGGTTATCACGGATGACCTTGGATCATCAGATGTTGGTTCGATTCCAACAGGTGCCGTTAACTCAGAAATGAGTATTTCAAAGTTAAAAATTTAAAGAATAAAATTCAATTTAAAGGAGAAGAACATTATGACGAAAGAAACTATGACAGTACATAAAGCATTAGCAGAAATCAAAATCCTTAGAGACAGAATCCAGAGTGAGATTTTCAATTCAGTTTTTGTATCTTGTAAGAAAAATTCTCAGTCAAAAATTTCCGGAATGGATGTCGATGAGTATGAGAAGGTTATTACAGGATGCTATGACAAAGATGTAGATCTTATGAGTAGACTTGAAGCTCTGCAGAGAGCAGTGATGCTTTCTAATGCAGTGACAAAAGTTAAGATTAAAATTGGAGAAAATGAAGAAGAACGTACTGTAGCAGAAGCAATCAACATGAAAAATAACAGTATGATGTTCAAGAAACATATGCTTGACAGAATGCAGCAACAGCTTTCTCAGGCACAGGCAAAAACAAACAAAGAGAATGAGACTCTTGAAAGTAAGTCAGAAAATTATGTAACTGGTCTTTTTGGACAGAAAGAGGGTAAAACTTCTACCGATGAGGTGGCAAAAGCAAAACAACAGTACGTTGATCTTAACACATGGGAGTTAGTTGATCCGATTAATGTACAAAATAAAATCCGTGTTTTATCTGACGAAATTTCCTCATTTGAAGCTGAAGTAGACTCTGTTTTAAGCACAAGTAACGCACTAACAACAGTTACAATTGAGTATTAATAAATGGTCAGTGAATTATTAGTTGAAAATTATATAAGCGATTTTTGACCAATAAGATAGCTAAATAGCCATTGTTATACGAATAGTTGTATGAAAGATTTCCTTCATTGCTTATCGAAAATTACTAAACTATAATCCTTTAGTCTTTCAGCCAGCATAGAGTAAAGTAAAAAATTAAACAAGCTGGTCTCAAAAATTAAATGGTTTAGACTGATAATCTAAATGATTTGCTAAGTTAGATAAAATCGTGCAAAGGTGCATTATTATTGATGACTGTAAAGTTTAAAGATAGAAAGTTCAAACCTTAAAGCTCAAAATTCAAAGCTTATTTTTGATATAAAGTTCACGTAGTAAAGTTGATAAGTTCCAAAGTTTGATAAAAACCTTGAGAAAGTTTTGGTAGCATGATTATATCGGCTCTGTGGTTTGTACAAGGCTGATAAGTGGTGAAGTTCATCTTATAAATAAATCAATGCGGTTATTAAAAACCTTGTTTCTTAGTTCTGACAAAGCCGCAGTTGGAACGTCCTGGATAGTTAAATGGTTATAACACATGAAACCCATGTATTTGCCGGTTCGAATCCGCATTCAGGATTTGGGTTAGCTACCCAAAAAGATTTCTTATTTCTTATACCTCCTAAAGTGTTGACAAGGTGGGACATGACTTCGATGGCGAAGAGACTTTGAGCAGTCTGTACTGGGTTCGACTCCCAGATGTCCTGTTAGAGATTTCAGATATGTGGTGTCACAGAAAACGCTTCTCAACATCGAGTTGTCGTACCGTTTGACTACACAATATCGTGTATGATCCACCTACAGAGCGCAGTAGTTCTGAAATCTCGAAGCTATACGAAAGATTTGTTTACTGCTAGAGCAATCGAAAAGTATGGTTAAACTTTTACATATTTAGTAACGGCAGAGTAGCAGCTGTGCGTGAAAAAATCGTAAGGATCTTTTGAAGTTCAATCAAACTTACAGTATGTGGTTATGGTTCTTGTGGCGATGAGCCTTATAAGAAGATCAGAGTGCTCTAAAAAGGTTTGCTTTACAAAGTTGTTTCAATTTTGGCGGACACATTCCAGATGGGGAGCCTTAATTGGTTCTGAGTTCAACCCTCAGATGTGTCTCTTGGGAAGAGTTTCTTCCTATTATAATATAAATTGAATACTGCAGCAGCGAATATAGGCGGCGCAAAACAACATAATAATCATAGATCCTAAATGTCGTTAGGGAATCTCGTGAGTCCTGCTCCTATGGCTGATGGGACTTTGCAGTATCCATTTTGAATAAGGCGTTGCTAACCTGTGGATGTGGTGAAACGATATATCCCTCCAAAGTGCTGATACTTATCAGATATTCAAATGGCGTTATAGCTCTACACATACGTTAAATGTGGGAATTGTAATTAAGGAGCATTATATATTTTATGTATATGGATATAATAGAATTCTTTTGATGAACTTCTAATGTAGATTACACTATGTTGTTACCATATAGACTTAATAGAAGGAATTTGAAAGAGAAATAATTTCATATTAGAAGTAACTATTGTAGATACATATCATCTGAGGTGTGGATGTGAAGATGGCTACGCAGATCTCTCGAAGAAAGTCTAGGCGTAAAGTAAGATGAGTAGATACTGAAGATATAAAATTGTTTAAGCCGATTAGCATAATGGTAGTGCAATGTGCTTTGACCACATTTGAACAGGATCGTAACCTGTATCGGCTGTTATTAATTTATAAATAAGGTAGTAAAAATATGAATGCATTAATAGATAATTATACAAAAGATGAATTGGAATATATAGTAAAAAATTCCAAATGTGTTAATGAAATAATAAATAAATTAGGTTATAAAACGCATAATGGTAGTTCGCATAAAACTGTTATGGATAGAATAAAAAAATATAATATTCCATATGATCATTTTGAGTCTGTTGCTCCGCAAAAGCGAAATTATGATAATATATTTTGCAATAATAGTACGGCATCACAAGCAACTTTAAGAAAGTGGTATAAAAAAATAGTTAAAGATGATTTTTGTAGAATTTGTAATCGTCCCAAACTATGGGAGGGGAAAGAACTAACTATGATTTTAGATCATATTGATGGCGATAATCATAATAATCAAATTGAAAATCTTCGCTGGATATGTCCGAATTGTAATAGTCAACTTCCAACATTTGCAGGAAGAAATATCAAAAATAGAAAAAATTATATATCCATGTCTCATAGGAAACAATATAAAAAAATATGCCCAGTTTGTAATATAAATGAAATAAACAAGCAGAGCAAGATGTGTATAGAATGTAGAAATAAAGAAAAAGCTAAAAATATACCACTAAAAGAAGAATTGGAATCAAAAATTTATACTAGATCTTTTACTTCTATAGCAAAAGATTATGGTGTTACTGATAATGCAGTTAGAAAATGGTGTAAAAAATATAATCTACCATATAGATATGGAGATTTACATAAATATAAAAAGTAGGATTTGGTTGTAAATTTAGCTATTTCGCAGGTTCGAATCCTGCCAGCCCAGCTAGGTCCACTGTTTTTAGATGTATTTTCATACGACCTTAATAAACTGAGTAGAAAAACACAGACTTTCAATCCTTATGATCGAATGCGCTATGGTTAGCATTTTGGTGTACAAACGGTCGGCCACAGCTTGATGTAGCCGCATTAAGCGCTTGATATGTGGGATAAACTCATTAGTCTTAAAATAAATGAGAGATAGAGATTTCAGGGTTTGCTCTATCAAGTTAAGGACCATTAGCCAAACGGTTAAGGCAGTCGCCTCATAAGCGAAAGATTTCTGTGTTCGAATCACAGATGGTCCACTTGCTTAATAAAAATTTTGTAGTAAAAATCAGGATACCGGTGAATGTGAACTCAAAAGATTTATTAAGCAAAGCGCGTAAAAATACAAAATACAATTAAATAAAGCACGAAAAACCGTCGCCAAAAATATCTCATATGAGTCCTGTGTGGATTCTACGATAGTCCGTAATCTGCGGAAGCCAGATTCAACGTAAGAGATATACGAGATCTGTTGAGTAGCAGAGATAAGGCAGTAGGTTTCTGCGATGGTCGCCTACATAAAAATCTGAGAAGAAGAATATAACAAGGATCTTTTTCTAAAAAGTAATTCGCTCACGTCACCTTGTTTGTATAAGTGAGAGTATAAGAGTTACTGGCAAGTTATACAGGTTCTTGCCAAAATAAGCGGATGTGCTGAAATAGGAAAACAGACTGGATTTAGGTTCCAGCGGTCAACAACCTTGTGGGTTCGAGTCCCATCATCCGTATTTGAGGTACTGTGATTTATACGTGTTGCGCTCTTGGAGCATCAATCATATCGAATCACCTATAGGGTATTAATAAAAGTTACAGTGTCTCAATCCAAATTCCTTCATTATATAATTGGTAGCACAGGTCGTCTAAATGGCAAGACATTAGATGTAGGTTCGAATCCTATCCTGTGTACTTGCTCAGAAATGAGCAGAATATTGTAGAATATGATATATTATTTCCCTCACCAAAGAGAATACTTTAAGAATTAGGCGTGTCTCACATGATCGTAGATCATAAATCCGACCATGATAACACTACAGATAAAAGTACCTATATTGAATATGTCCATATCTATTGCCTCCTTTGTAAGCTTATCTATATGATAAAAGCCTATGCGAAAGGTAAGGTATATAGACTGAAGCACTGCCTAGTTTACGGTTGCCGCAACAAAGTATTCTCTATGGTTCCCTGATCGATTCCTTTTGGGAATCACCACCTCAATGAAGTACTGTATCATATTTCTACAATAAATTCAAGAAGATTAGGAAGTATAAGTTATGAAACGGTTAACACTAAATGAAATGAAACACCGAATGAGTCAAATTACAAAAAAGTGTATTGATCTTCACGGCGGTGGAGAAGAATATTTCAATGAATTAGATGATTTAATTAAAAATGATGAAGATTTTCTAATATCATATCTAACACATATCTCACAATCAAGTGTAAAAAATATTATTATATCCGGTGAAATTGGAGAAAAGATTGCAGCATTGAAGTTGAAATATAAATGGTTTTTAAGCGACTGCAGTGTTGAGTATATTAATGGCAGTTTAAGAAAGGGTAAACCAATTCAATATTCTAATTGGAAATTGGATTCTTATAAGAATCAGCCATTTATTTTCGTAGATGACAGCTATTATTCTGGTAAAACTTTGAGAATAGTAAAGACATACATTGAAGAAGTTCTTGGTGGATATCTGCAGGACTCATATGTTTTTTATGACGGATCAGAAGATAATCTTGACGATGTAGTAAGTCTTTATCGGTATTACGATCATTTTAATAATTAATTTCTAACTGGTGATTTTCTTCACCAACATTTCCAAAATAAAAATTCAATTTTATATAGTTCGATTTCAGCCACTTGGCTGTTTATCTTATAAATTTCCCTTTTATTATCCTAGTAACTTACTAGGTTTATATACAGGTTACAATTAAAAATTTATATATATTTAAAGGAGGTTCTTAAGTTGGAGAACAATACTAAAAAACAGAGATTATTTAATCTCCCAGAAACAAAAGGTAATTTTATGATCAAAGGTGTAGTTAAGGGAACTAAGAAAGATAATTTCTACACTGAAAAGCAGACACGAACTGGTAAGGAAATGCGAATTGTAAATTTCGGTCTTGAATATGACGAAGGTCGAGATTTATATATCGGATTTACTGGAATTGAGCAGGAGAAAGTTTACTTCTATAAGAAATCAGAAGAAAAAGGTAAGAAAGGAACATCACAGCCGGTATCCTGGGCAAATAGATTTAAGTTTGCAGAAGATCCGAAGAACGAAGGATTTAGACTCATTGGTAAAAATCTTGGACTTACCAAAGTAACCAATGAAAAAGGTGAGCAGGTAAATGATAAAAAGGTACTTACAGATTATGATGCTTGTGCCGAAATTCGTAATAACCTTAAAGACGGAGAAAGCGTTTTTGTAAAAGGTAGCATTTCTTATCGCAGCAATCGCGATGATAAAGGTAACATCAAACGATACAAATCTATGGAACCATCTCAGATTTCTCTTTGTGCCCCATGTGAATTTGATAGTGAAAAATTTAAAGCTCAGAACAATTTCAATCAGGTAATTGTCTTTATGGGAATTGAAAAAGAAGTTGAAAACGACAAAGAAACAGGAAGATATGTTATTTCCGGCAAGGTTGTAACTTATTCAAACATTGAGGATGTTGAATTTATCCTCGATCCTGTTGATGAGAAGCAGAAAAAACTTGCGATGACGTTTAGGAAGAAAGTGAAACCATACTGGGCACTTAAAGTATCCGGTCATGTACAGGCTTCCGTTCAGGTAGAGGAAGTTGTTGAAGATGATGGTTGGGGAGAAGAGGACGAAATGGAAAAGGTTTCTACTCCTGTTAAACGTGAGTACATTGTGACTGGTGCTGATCCGACTACCATCGAAAAAGATCTGTATTCTAAGGAAGCTATCGAAGAAGCAATGCAGAAGATTAGAAACGCTAATAAAGCTGAGGAAAGCTATGGTAGCGATTCTGATGATAGCGGATGGGGAGATAGTAGCCTCGGAGAAGCTGACGAAGAAGATGAAGAGTGGTAATTGACCACTGGGAGGAATTAAATTTCCTCCCAACATTTGAGAAATATAACAAATCAATTTATATATATAAGGAGCATAATTAAATGGCAAAAGGTAGAAAAGCTAAACAGGCAAAAACAAAATTAAATATGATTATCTATGGAGATACTTTCACAGGTAAGACAACACTTGCATCACAGATTGCATTTTTCAAAAGAGAAGATGGCACTCCATTTAGAGTGTTATATATTGATGCAGAATCTGGTGGACTTGATAGTTACTTAGATAGAATGGAAGCGGCTGGTGTTAATCTTGATAACATTTATATTCTCTATACTCAGTCGCTTACAGAAGTTAGACAGTATATTGCAAAAGTGAAAAATAACGAAGACCTTTATGAACTTGATGACGAAGGAAATGAAACAGATGATATTGTTACAGATGCAGATGGAAAACCATTTAGAGCTGATGCAATTGTAGTAGATGGCACAACAATTCTTAATTTAACAACACAATCTGGATTAGTTGAGTTTTCTAAAAAGCGTAATAAAGTAAAGGCAGATAAAGCAGGATTGCTTGGAGATGAGCGACTTGTTAAAATTGAGGGTGCCGGACTTGAGATAAAAGACTTTAATGTGATAAAGTTTAAAGGGCAGGATCTTATTCTGGACTTAATGTCATCTGGAGTACATTGCATCACAACAGCTAGAGAAAAAGATGAAACAAAAAATGTTAAGACAGATGATGGTCAGTTCCAGTCTGTTGCAACTGGAAGAAAAATTATTGATGGATTTAAAGGTCTTGAGTATAATGCCAATACTGTAATCCGTACTTTCTTTGATAAAGAAACTGGTCAGATTTGTGCAGAGATTCAGAAAGACCGTACAGGAGTACATGACTCCGGCGAAATTGTAGAAGACCCATCATTACTTGATTGGCAAGCTGCACTTGATAAAAATAAAGGTAAGGAAGATTTTATTCTCAAGAATGACTTAACTAAAGCAGTCGAAGTTGAGCAGGATCTATATGCTAAAGAAGTTCTTGGAAAGGTTGGCGATCCTGTTACAGAAGATACAACATCATCCGACACATCCACTTCCACATCACCAACACCAGATGATCTTCGTAAAGAAATCGTATCTATTAAAAATTCTCTTTCTCCAGTCGCAAAAAAATCCCTTAAAGAAAAACTTGAAGCAAAAGGTTTACCAACTGCATACAAGAATGTAAATGATATTTCTGTATTACAGGAAGTTATTGAGACAATGAAAAACTGATTGGATAAATTATGGCACGAGCAAAAAATGATAATTTAGTTAATGAATTTGATAGAGTTTGCCATTGTTGCCAACGCCACATCCATTTTGAAAGAAATAAATCTGTGGAAAATGTGGTATTCTTTGATGGACTTTTTTATCACGAAAAGTGTTTTAAAGAATCTGCAGGATTCCACAGAAAATGTGGTGGCTGCTCAAAAGATATTATCATTGATGATGCAGATCAGGAAGGTATTCTTGTATTTAAAAATAAATATTGGCACGAAGATTGTTTTAGAAAGAAATATTCAGATAAACCAATTTTTATGGAAAATATTCCAGAGTATAAAGAGGATGCGTATGTAAAGATTGTAGGTGTTTTTAATGGAAGAAAAAAGAATATTACAAAGTTAAATGAATATGAGATAGCAGCTGTCAAAGAGGTAGATAGAATCTTTGATGAAAAGCTTGTTAATGATTATATCCGAAAACAGTATGATATTCAGACAGTCCCATGGGATTCTATAGCAGCACTATATGATGGTAGATATGGTGTTAAAATCCCACCAAAACACTTATATGACATGTTTGTGCGTAAACAATCTTATCTGGATAAAATCAATGCACAGAATATTGCTAAAGGTAAGGAGATAACATGTGCATCAAGAGTTAAATACGATTTAAAAGTCTTATATAACAAATATGATTCTTACCTGAAGTTCCTTGAGAAACAGAAAATCTTAGAGGCAGAAGCTCAATCAGATAAAACTGATGAAAAATTAATATTAACAACTGCTCCACAGCCAAAAACAGTTGAAATAAATAATAATAGTGATGACTCCTTGGACGATTTACTAAATGATATTTTTGGATAAGGAGTGGCAGATGGAAGAAATTAATAATGTATGTAATGTACAATCTGAGATTATGTTCGTTGGATCATTATATAAATCTCCGGACCTGTATGTTACATATGGCAATTTTATGAGACCTAAATACGACTTTTCTGATGAAGTAGTCTATTTCTTTTATAAATGTCTTGAAACTTATTATCTTAAATTTTCCCAAACAGTTGATGAAACGAAGCTGAATGTATTTATGTCACAGGATGCCGAGCGAATGAGTAATTATAAGAAATATCACGGTTGGAAGACAATTAGTGAATTTATGCGTTTGGCAGATCCGAATGACACTAAGAATTATTTTGATACAGTAAAGAAGTACTCACTTGTTAGGGAGTACGGAAGAAACGGTTATCCTGTCGATAAGATTCTTGCTCATAAGAATTTTGATAAGATGACAGCCAACGATATTTACAGGGTTATAAGAGCAAAAGCAGATAAGATTCATACTGTAATCAATGCAGGTGAAGAAGCAGTAGAGCTTACAAAAGGTAATGCTGATCAGATTAAAAGGTATTTGAAGAAACCAAATTTTGGACTTCCGTATCCTTGGCCAATGTACAATGAATTCTTTCTTGGAATGCGAGAGGGTAAAACACACTTTGAGGGCTTTATCTCAAATGGTGGTAAATCTCGAAAGCTTATTGCATTAGCAGCTTATGTAACTTTGGTACAGCATAAAAACTTTCTTCTTATGTCCAACGAGATGGATGAAGATGACCTTAAAAACTGTATGATTGTTACTGTAATCAATAATAAAGAGTATCAAGAACTGCATGGTATTAAGATTAAGAAGCCAGAACGTGAGATTGTTTTGGGCGCGTACAGAGATAGAAACGGTGAGATAGTTCGTAGGCATATAGATGAGAATGGTATCTATACAGAATCAGAAGAAGAGTATATAGAAAGGGTTGAACGTGATTCAGATGAGTATCATAAAATCGTTCAAGTAGGAGAATGGATTGATGAGAATACAAAAGGTAAGCTTTTGTACAAAGATGTCCAGGACGATTATTCTATGGAACGTATTGAATTTGAGTTACGTAAGGCGAAGCTTGTAAATGAAGTAACCTATTATGGTTATGATACATTGAAGAACTATCAAGTAGAAGACTGGGCACAGTTAAAGCAGATTGCAACTAAGCTTAAAGAGATCACAAAAGAGCTTAAGATGTTTGGATTTGCAGTATTCCAGTTATCTGATGATAGTAAATTTACAGATGTATTCCAGCTAAGTTCTATGAATATTGCATCTAGTAAAGGTATTAAGCATGTTACTGATACACTTACTCTTGGAAAAATGATTGAGAAGAGTGAATATCACAAATATCAGATGATATGTGACACTCCTGGATGGGATGATCCTACAATATCTGACTTAGATTTAGGTAAGCAATATTTTGCAATTAAAATTGATAAAAATAGAGCCGGAAGTAAGGACAAGATTATGTTGTTTGAAATTAATCTTGACTATAATACTTGGATAAATATTGGACAGTTGATACAAAGACAAAAATAATTAGTGAGGTGATTGGCAGTGGATGCTAGAGAATTAAAGGAATATATATTAGAAAATAATTATGTGGAACAGATTCTTGATGCGATTCACTGCCATCATATTAAATTTCATGGAGATTATTGGACCTGCGGAAATCCAGACGGTGATAATACCGGTGCAATCGTAATATATAATACGGAAAATTTATCATGTACAAACTATACGAGACGAATGGTTGAAACAGACAGAGCTACTGATATTATTGATTTAGTTTGCTTTTGTGAAAAACTATCATTTCCAGAAGGACTGAAATTTATATGTCAAGAGGTTGGAATTTCTTATTATCATGACTTTGAATCAGATATACCTGAGAGTTTAAAGATATTGAAATTAGTTAATGAAATGTCTACTGAGCAAACTGATGAAAAAGAAGTCCCATTAAAACCAATACCTGCTGAAATACTTGACTACTATAAACCATATGTGAATGACTTATTTTATGAAGATGGGATTAGTTATTCAACTCAGAAAGAATTTCAGATTGGCTATGATACCGAAACAAATAGAATAACAATTCCAATATATTCAGAGATTGGTGATTTAGTCGGAGTGAAGGGTCGATTATTTCAAAAAGAGGTTGATGAATCTGAGTGTAAATATTTGTATTTGGAGAAATGTGCAAAATCAAAAATTCTGTTCGGATTGAATAAAACACTTCCATATATAAAAAGATTAGGAGTCGTTTATGTTGTTGAAGCTGAAAAAGGTGTAATGCAGCTATGGTCCTATGGATATAAAAATGCAGTATCTACTGGGGGAAAAAATATTTCAAGACATCAGTTAGATATGCTAATTAGACTTGGCGTTAAGATTGTATTTTGTTTTGATAAAGATGTTGTTTTGGACGATATGCTGAGAATTTCAGATAGATTACCAGATGGTATTCCAGCGTATTATATGTTCGATAAAGACAATAAGCTAACAGGTGAAAAAGAATCTCCATCGGATAATAAAGGTAGATGGGAATACTTATTGGAAAATAATGTATATCCGTTAACAGATAGGATGTGATTGGAAAGTTGAAGTTTAAGTTATATAAAAATTCGGAAAATAAATATAATGACTTAAAGAATATTCGGATTGATTTTCTGAAAAACAGAGATATTGAGAATCCAAAAGAGTATTTATCATTAGATCGCTCCGCAGAGCTTGATTATGGATTACTTGATAATATCGGTGAAGCTGTTGAATTATTCTTAAGTCATTATGATAACAATAATAAAATACAGGTTCTTGTAGACGAAGATGTAGACGGAAACTGTTCTGCAGCGATGATGTATTCATATATTAAAAGATTAAATAAGGATTATCCTGTTGAATATATCCTTCACAAGAGAACAAAAGCACATGGTCTTGAAGGATTAGATGATGATGTAATTGTTGATAAGGATACAAAGTTACTGATTGTTCCGGATGCAGGTACTAATGATGTAGAATCATGTAAAACATTAAAAGGTCGTGGAGTTGATGTTCTAATCTTAGATCATCATGAACAAGCAAAAGATAAAGAAGGAAATTTAATAGACAATCCGTATGCATTAATCGTAAATAATCAAATGAGTGAGTTTTATACAAATAAAAACTTCTGCGGAGCCGGAATTGTATACAAATTCTTAAAGGCATTAGATGATTTTCTATGGTGCGAATATGCAGATGATTTTATTGATTTGGTTGCTTTAGCAAATATTTCAGATGTAATGGATATGCGCTCACCTGAAACAAAATATCTTGTAGAGGTTGGACTGCGTAATATAAATAATAAATTCTTTCAAGCACTTATTAAAGCACAAGATTATAGTATGGGTGGGATTGCGAACATTCATAATATTCAATTTTATGTCACTCCGGTTTTGAACGGCTGTACTCGTTACGGTTCACCAGAAGAAAAAGAACTTATGTTTAAAGCTTTCATTGAACAGGATGCCTGGTTTGAATATAAGAAACGTGCTACAAAAGATAAACCTGCAGAAGTTATCCAAGAAAGTATTTATGATAGAGCTGCACGACTTGCAAAGAATGCAAAAGCAAGACAGGATAAGAGCCGTGAAAAAAGTGTACAGATGATATTTGATCAGATTGGAGAGAATCCTACTGACAAAGTAATCATGTGTGATGTATCAGAAATCCTTGACGGTGGAATGACAGGAGTATGTGCAATCAAAGTAGCTGAGAAATATAATAGACCATGTTTGTTGTTAAAAAAGTATTATGATTATAAAACAAATACTCTTGTATTTGGTGGCAGTGGACGAAATATAAACCATAGTCCTATTGAAAGTTTCAGAGATCTTGTAGAGTCTAACAATCAATTCAATTTTGCCCAGGGGCACAAATCAGCATTTGGTATTGAAATCCCAGTTAATAATGTAGAAAAAGCTAAAGAAATATTCAATGATGAATTAAAAGATGAAGATTTCACTAAAGTCTATTTATGTGATTTTATCATTCCAGAGTACGATGTAGATGAAAGCATCATTTATGAGATGACAAAATTTACAGACTTGATTGGACAAGGCATTGAAGAACCAATGATTGCTATTACAGATATTGAAGTAAATAGAGACGATATTACCATTCAGGGCAAGAATGAAGATTCTTATTGCTTTAAAATTGGTGAAATTAAATTTGTACAGTTTAAATGTAAAGATGATAATTCTGTTATGGATTGGCTCAAAAATTCATTTGATAATGTTGCAAAAATCAATATTGTTGGAAATCCATGCATTAGTGAGTATCAAGGAATTAAAACATTACAGTTTGTTATTGATGACGTAGATGTTTTAAGTACTTCTTTCGAAGATATAGAAGACAACGATGAAGACGAAAATGAAAGTTGGTGACTAGATGTACAGTTCGTTACATAACCATGATTACTACTCATTGCTTGACGGTTATGGAAGTCCTAAAGAAATGCTGGATAGAGCAAAAGAACTTGGGTTAAAAGCATATGCAACAACAAATCATGGTAATGCTTACAGTTTTATTTACTATGACTTATTAAAGAAAGAATATCCAGATATTAAGTTGATTTTTGGAACTGAGTTATATGAATGCAATGATATTACAGTAAAGGACAAAGATAATAAATACTTTCATTTAATATGTCTGGTTCGAAATGAACAAGGTCGTAAGGACTTAAATAAGGTAATTACAAAAAGTAATTTTGAGGGATTTTACTTTAAGCCAAGATGTACAATTGATGATTTGAAGCCATACGCTGAAAACTTTGTTATTTCATCAGCATGTTTAGCAAGTAAAATTGCCAGAGAAGAAGATTTTAATAAGTGCATTGAGTATATAAACGAATATAAAGAAGCATTTCCGTATTTCTATCTTGAGATGCAATCACATCAGCATCAAGATCAATGTCTGTATAATCAGAAAATCTTAGAGCTATCCAAAATCACAAACACTCCATTTATTATTACAACTGATAGTCATGCTCCGAAGAAAGAAGATTTGTACTATCAGGATAAGTTAATTCAAATTGGTCGGAAAAGTACCAATAATGATAAGAATGCAATCGAGAATAGTGAAGTTTATGAGGGTTGCTATATGCAATCGGAAGAAGAAATCCATGAGTGTATGGATTCACAGATTGGTTATGAGAACGTATGTATAGGACTGGATAATACCAATAAGGTGGCAGATTTAATTGATAATGTTAATATGCCGTTTCAGTCTCCGCAGCTACCCACATTCCCATTACCAGATGGATTTAATGATAATAATGAATTCCTGTGGCATCTGATTAAAGAAGGATGGAAAGATAGAGGTTACGATAAGTTGTCCGAGAAAGAGCAGCAGATAAGAAGAGACAGACTTAACTATGAAATGAAAATTATTCATGAAATGGGATTTGATGGATATTTCTTATTTGTATGGGACTTTATCAATGCTGCTCAAAAACTTGGAGTTGAAGTCGGTAAAGGTCGTGGGAGCGCAGCAGGTTCTTTAGTCTGTTATTGTTGCCACATTACAGATATTGATCCTATCAAATATGGTTTGATTTTTGAGCGTTTCTTAAATCCTGAACGAGTTGGATTACCTGATATTGATACTGATGTAGGAGACAGAGATGCAATTATTAAATATCTTGTAGACAAATATGGGGAAGACAGGGTATGTCAGATTATCAACTATTCTTACATTACTCCTACAGTAGCAATTACAGACGTAGGTAAGATTCTAGGATTTCCATATAATCAGATGCAGAAATTATCTCAAAAATTCACATTTGATAAATGGGATGACTGTATAAAAGTAAATCCAACTCTTATAAATGATAATCCACAGTATGCTGATTTGTTTGATATTGCTTCACATTTAAGCGGAAGAGTTAAAACAGTATCAATTCATGCCGGTGGAGTTGGAATTGTTGATACATCAATAAACGACTATATGCCAATGAAGATCGGAACAAAGGGCGAACATGTAATCCAAGTAGATAAACACTATATTGAGGGTATTGGAATTGTAAAATTTGACCTTTTAGGTGTTGCAACACTTAACATTGTTAAAGAGATTAAAGATGACTTACATTTAGACCCTTGGTTGTACGATATTAATAATCATGAATTTGAAACAGATATTGATTCTTATAAACTTCTAGGATCAGGGAAAACAAATGGAGTATTTCAAGTAGAATCTGCCGGAATGAAAGATCTAATGGTTCGTTTGCAACCTAAGAATATAAATGATGTTGCAGCTGTTGTTTCTCTATATAGACCTGATAGTATGGGAGCATTAGAAGAGTATGTTGATATAGCAATAAGTGGTAAAACCCCAGAGTATATTCATCCAGATATGATTCCAATTTTAAAAGATACAAATGGATGTTTATTGTACCAGGAACAATTACTTGATATTGTAAAAAAATTTGGTGGAAGAACATATGGAAAAGCGGATCTATTCAGACGTGGAATAGCAAAAAAGGACAAAGATCTTGTAAAAAGAGAGTCTGAAAAATTAAGAGATGAAATTGTGCAAAATGGATATCCAAACAAACTCGCTAATCAAATTGCAGATGATATGTCAGCCAAAGGAGGGTACATTTTTAACAAGTCCCATGGATATAGTTACGCTGTACTTTGCTTCGAAACAGCTTGGTTCAAAGCACACTACCCAACATATTTCTTTAAAGCATTGTTTAATCAGAATAAAGACAAAGCAGGTGCTATTAATAAATATATCTTAGATGCAAGATATTTTAATGTAGAAGTAAGTCCACCAAATATTAATTTATCTGGAATGAATTTTACAGTACATGATGACAAAGTCTTATTTGGGTTATCAGCCATTAGTGGAATTGGAGAATCATTATCTGCTCAGATTATAGAAGAAAGAGATAAAAATGGTAAATTTAAATCATTTGAAGACTTAATCTCAAGAATTCCGCTAAGTAAATCAGCTGTTATGGCATTAATTAAATCTGGAGCAATTCCATGTAAGAATAAAAAGAAAAAACTGATTTCTTATTTAAAGTCACAATATCAAGCATTGAAGTTTTCAAAAGTACAGTCTTTGCCAACATATAAAAAACTTGAAGAAGAATGGCATATTGATTTATCAAAATATGAGATCCCAAGCACAAGTAAAAGAGTTAAGTACGATAAAGAAAAACTTTTAGAAGAATATAACAGATTAAAGGAAGAAGACTTTAATCAAAAACAGGAAATCAGATACCAGAAATATATAGAGGAAAATAATAAATACCTTGAAGATGAGCAGTTTTGGGAATTTCAAACATTACAAGTATTTATTAATGATAATCCATTTGATGCAGCTTATACATTTTTAGTTCCATTTGAAGATGTTGAAAATGGTGACAAATGTACGATTGTTGGAATTATTGCAAAGGTGCAGAAGAAGAAAGATAAAAACGGTAAACAGTTTGCCTATATTAATATCTATTCAAGCTTTGGGCTTGTAGAAGGTATTGTATGGCATTCAACATTAAAAGAATTTGAAGATCTGATAAAGAAAGGTCAACAAGTAGCAATCCTTTGCAAAAAGGATAGTGAAGAAAAAGTAATTGTAGAAAAAATCAAGCCGTATAACGAATGGATAAAATATGTTAGAAAGAAAGGGGCAAAAGTATAATGAGTTATTCAGAACAATTTAGTAATGATGATCAGCAGTTTGAATTTACAGCCAGAATTTCATATGAGCGCTTCTACAGTGAAAATACGTCTTGGGGAGTTTATTCATTCAATACAACTGATCAACTTCCTAATTGTCAGAAGATAACTGTTCACAAAGATTTGTTCGGAGATGAGCATGGTGATACTTTTGTCGGAACTTTAGCCGGACGAATGCAGCAACTGTGTGTTGGTTCAGAATATAAGATTACTGCAACATATAAAGATGATAAAAAATATGGGGCACAATATGTACCAATCACAGTTTATGCATTGGCTCCGCAGACTGTGGAAGATTCTAAAGTTTTTCTTAAATCACTTATTCCAGAAAGTGTGGCAGATTCATTGCTAACTGTATATCCAAATGTTGTAAATGATGTAGCTGATGGTAAATTGGATACAATTGATTTTTCAAAAGTTAAAGGTGTTCGTGAGAAAACTTGGAAGAAAATAAAAGACAAGATAATTGATAACTATCTTATATCAGACATTATCACGTTATTAAAGCCATTAGGTGTTACATTCACAATGATTAAAAACCTTCTTAGTAACGAACCAAACCCTGGATTATTAAAGCAGAAGATTGAAAACAATCCATATTATTTATGTTCTATGAAAGGGTTTGGTTTTAAGAAGGTAGATAAATTGGCACTTAAATTAAAACCTGAACTTCTTGAATCCAGAGAAAGATGTATTGCTTTTATTTCTTATTATCTTACAGAGATTGGCGAAAATGATGGACACACTTGGTGTAGTGTAGATATTTTAAAAGCTGCAGTTGAAGATTCAGCTCCAGAGTGTATAGATGTATTTGATGGAGTTATTGAAAATAATTCATTCTTACATCAATATGAAAACAGAATTGGACTTAAGCTATACTACAATCTTGAAATGAAAATTTTGTCTATCATTCAAGAAAGATTAAATAAACCGTCACCAGTGCCTATAGAAAACGATGAAATAGAGACAGGAATCGCTAAAGCAGAACAGGAGCAAGGATTTACTTATACCGATGAGCAAAAGGCAATTATACGCTCTATACTAACGCAGAGTATAAGCTTCGTTACAGGAAAAGCCGGTACCGGTAAAAGTTCAATTTTACGTGGAATTATTCGTGCGTATTCTCTGGCAAATCACAATATTTCAGCCTGTGCATTATCCGCAATGGCAGCGCAACGTATTACAGAAGCTACAGATTATCCTGCAATGACGATTCATAGAACACTAGGATGTCATGGTCCAAATAAGTTTGATTATAATAAGGATTGTAAGCTTATATCTCCAGTAGTATTAATGGATGAGGCATCTATGGTAAATGTGCAAATCTTCTTAGCATGGCTTGAAGCTATAGATGATAATACAAAAATCATAATCTGTGGAGACTATAAACAGTTACCGCCAATTGGATTTGGAAATATATTCTCTGATCTGATTCATTGTCTACCAAAAGAAAATATCAACGAACTTACAAAAGTTATGCGTCAAGCAGAAAAATCTGGAATTCTTACCGATGCAAATCTCATTCGAGATAATAAAAATCCCATTACAGAAGTTCTTACGTCAAAAAAATTGGTTCATGGTGAATTGCAGGATATGTATTACATGTTCAGAGATACAAGAGACTCACTTCACCAGCTTGCATTAAAAATGTTCTTTTCAGCGGTCGAATCAGATGGTGTTGACAATGTTGGTATTGCAGTACCTCGTAGAGAAGGATGCTTAAACAGTGCTTATGAGTTAAATAAAGATATTGCAGAAGTGCTTCTTAAAGATGAAAAGAAGTCAATTTCATTTGGTGAAAAAGAATTTAAGCTTGGATGTAAAGTTGTCCAGACTGTAAATGATTATGATCGAAATGTCTTTAATGGTGAAATCGGATATATCACATTTATTGGAGAAGACATGAGTGGTAAAAAGCCAGTGACTTATTGCGAAGTTACTTATCAGTCATTTGGACCTAAAGTAGAAAAAGACGTTGGATTAGTTTTTGATGAAGATAACAATATAGTTTATGAGAAACAAGATAAAGTGATCAGATACGAAGGAAGTGAACTTACAGATTTAGATATGGCTTATGCTTTAACAACTCATAAGATGCAAGGATCTTCCAGGAAAACAGTTATCTGCGTAATTGATAATACTCATTATAAGCTATTGGACAACTGTATGTTATATACAATGCTTACAAGAGCAAAGAAAAGATGTTTATTATGTGCTGAACCACAGGCATTCTACAAATGTCTAAATACAAGTAATAATGCAAGAAATACGTGGTTAAGCACAATTAAAAGAAAGGGGAAATAATATGATAGAACTTATTAATGATATTTCTCAGATTATGAAGAAGTATGGTAGAGAATATAAAATCAAAATTGATCCAATAACTGTTAAGGTTTATATCCCTATTTCAGAACTTTTAGGATTATATCCATTAAAAGGAGAGTATATAAAAATTGTTTATGATGGACTGATTGAAAATTGTTACATCGATCTTAAGCAATTAAATAAAATTAAAAAGTTTATAAAGAAAAATGAATATGAATATATTGGTTTATTTTTTGAAGACATTGAACCTGTTATTGAAGTTATGAAATATCTTAATGAAAACTCTAAAGCGATTAACGAGCTTCTTTATACATCAATCGACTTACAAGAGGGTGGTGATTAATTAAATGTATATCAAAGATAGTACCCTTGTAGATGATGATAATGTTGTACATAGAATCGGTGACTGTTGCGTTTTTATTATGGATGATAACTATAAAAGCAATATTATAGGATGTATTGCAGATATCGGTTTTTGTAATAACTGTATTTCGGTTGAAGAAGTAAATAGCAGTGGACAGTTAACATTACTGTTCACTGAACATATAAAAGTAATCGGAAGATTGGAGGATTAATTTATTGGAAGAAGTAATTGAAATTCTAAAACTCATTCAGAACACATCGAGTCTGAATGAAAAGCAGCGTATCCTTAGAGAAAACAAGGATAATGAGCTTCTTAAAAAGTGTCTGGTGTTCTTACTGGACGGTAATACTGTAACAGGAATCAGCACAAAAAAGATCGATAAAATGACCATTTCAAAAGCTGCAAATTATGCAACATTTGAGCCAAAAAACTTCTCAGAAGTTATTGATTACCTAAAAACTCATAATACAGGTACTGATGTAGATGTCGCTACTGTCAGAAAGTTTATTTGCAATAATTCTAAATCTGAAGCTGAATGTCAGTTTTATGAAGAAATGGTAACAAAGAAGTTTAGATTAGGTGCAGACTCCAAGCTTATCAATAAAGCTATTCCAGGACTGATTGAAGAATTTAATGTACAGCTTGGTACTTCAATTGAAAAAGTTAAGCTGAAAGGTAATGAGCTGATTTATATTAGCCGCAAACTAAATGGACTCAGATGTGCATACATTGGAACTGAGTGCAGAACTAGACAGAATAAGAAAATTAATGGTGTCGATCATATTATTAAAGATCTACAAGCAATGGGCTATGACAATATGTTTGTAGACGGTGAACTTCTCTATAAAAATAAAGAAGGATTATCCGATTCTGAAGCATTTCAAAAAGGTACAGGAATCGCAAATAGCAAATCTGGTGACAAATCTCAATTAAAATTCGTTGTATTCGATATGTTCCCCCTTAAAGAATTTTGGTCTGGAAAATCTAAAGAACCATACTCCATTAGAAGCAAAGATTTAGATGAATTGGAAGAAAAACTTAAATTCCATCCAACAGACAATATTGAAGTTGTTCCGAGAGTATATCATGGTTACGACCACAGTAAAATTTGGGAATGGCTTCAGTACGCAGAAGATAATGATTGGGAAGGATGTTGCATTAATCTTGACAAGCCATATGAGTGCAAACGAACCAAAAGTCTTATTAAAGTAAAACAGTTCTATGATGCGACTTTAAGAGTTATTGGATACGAAGAAGGGTCTGGCAAGAACAAAGGAGCACTTGGATCGTTAATCGTTAAATATAAAGATGGAAAATCTGGTGTTGGATATGGATATTCAGATCAAATGAGAAAAGATCTCTGGGAAAAACGAGATGAGCTTATTGGCAAACTCATTGATATTAAATATAAGGAAGAAACAAAAGATAAAAATACTGGACTTCCAAGTTTACAGTTTGCAGGATTTATTTGCTTCAGAGAAGATTATGATAAGGTATTAGCAGATGATGAAGCTGGACTTATTTAAGAGGTAGTAACATGGAAAAACTAACAGTATATCTCGCCGGTGCATGTAGAGGAATGCATGACGGTGGAAAAGAATGGAGATTAAAAGCTGAGAATATTTTTAAAAATATTTCAGAAGCTAAAGATGTAACTATTAAAGTAATCAATCCAACACGTTATTTTGATCGTGATGGTGGCAATGCAATCACTAATAAACAAGTAAAACAATTCTATTTATCACGTATTCGAAAATGTGATTTAATCCTTGTAAATTTGGAACATACAAACACTTCTATTGGAACAGCTCAAGAACTGCAATTCGCAGTAGATAACCACATTCCCATTATTGGATTCAACGATTATGACAGTTATGAATGGCTGCCAGAAGATTGTGATGTGATTTTCAAAGGTATTAATGAAGCGATTGATTATATTAATGATTTTTATTTAGAGTAAAGGAGTGACAAAATGACTGTACAAGAATGGTTAGGAAAAGACAATAAACTGGGACAGGATATCTGGGAGAGAAAGTATCAGTTTAATGGAGAAACATTTGATCAGTGGCTTGATAGAGTTTCTGGTTGGAATGAGGAAGTAAAACAGTTAATTAAGGATAAGAAATTTCTCTTTGGTGGGAGAATCCTTGCTAACAGAGGTGTAAACAAAGATATTGATGTCAGTAACGATAAGTATGTAAAAACCACACTTAGCAACTGTTATGTTATTACACCTCCAGAGGATAACATTGAATCTATTTTTGATTGTGCAAAGAAACTTGCACGTACATATTCTTATGGTGGTGGATGTGGAATCGATATTAGCAAGTTAGCACCTAGAGGGTCTGTAGTAAGAAACTCTGCAAAAACCACAACAGGCTCAGTTAGTTTTATGGATTTATACTCTTTGATCACTGGATTAATTTGTCAACAGGGACGTAGAGGAGCATTAATGATTAGCTTGTCCTGCGAACATCCAGATCTTGAGGAATTTATTGGAATTAAATCAGATCTTGATAAAGTAACAAAAGCTAATATCTCTGTTCGTATTACAGACAAATTTATGGCCGCAGTAAAAAATAAACAGCCATTTACACTTAACTTTACTAGAGCTGAGACAGGTGAAACTATTACTAAAACAATTGATGCATATGAAATGTTCCACAAATTATGTGAAATGAACTGGGATTATGCAGAGCCTGGAATGCTTTTCTGGGACAGAATCGAAAACTGGAATTTACTTAGTTGTGACAATAATTTTCATTATGCCGGAACTAATCCTTGTGCTTGGGTTCTTGGGCGCAAGTAAAACATTCCGTAAAATCGGTGAACCCTAAGTCTTAGGATATGGGAATACCGAGATCCTACTACAACATAGGGGATTGTAACGCATAGATGGTGAGCGTTATGTTAGCAATAATCCATCCACGAGTACGGATCAGTAGGGGATAATCAGAGGAGGTAATAAATCTGATTATTTATAAAGCAACAAATTTAATTAACAACAAAATATATATTGGACAAACTACTAATTCCTTAGAATATAGAAAAAATCAACATATTAGAGAAGCAAAGTGCGAAAAAAGAAAATCTGTTTATTTTCACAACGCTATAAACAAATATGGAGAAAATAACTTTACTTTTGAAGAAATAGATTCCGCAGATAATATTGAAGAATTGAATGAAAAAGAAAGATACTGGATTAAATATTACAACTCCAATTACAAAGTATTTGGATACAATCTTGATTCTGGAGGATGTAATGGCGGAAAAAAATCTGAAGAGACCAAAAGAAAAATAAGTGAGACTACTAAGATAAAATGGCTAAATCCTGAAACATCAAAGAAAATGTTGGCTGGATTACGAAAAGGAAATGAAACACAAAAGAGTAAACCTAAAAAAACAAAAGTACTTACTTGCGCATATTGTGGAAAAGAAATTGTTTTGAGCACATGGGAAACTAACAGAAGAATTTATTGTAGTGATCAATGTGCTACAAATGCTAAAACTTGGCAAAAAGGTGTAGATATTGCAGCGAAGAAAAATCATGAAAATAATATTATTCATAAAAAAGAAATAAAAAAAGATATAGAAAAATGGGTATTACAAAATAAAAATTTAGTATTAAATTGTCCAAAAAATAAAATAAGAGCAACATTATCAAGTTTAATCAATATAATTAACAAAAAATATGAAATAAAGGATTTTAGAAGTTTATTTACTTGTTTTGACAACGTACATAATATGAAATCATTTTTAATAGAATTACAAAATATTATCCCCGAAGAAAATGTATGCTAAGCTGGTCTGAATTGACAGACGTATTCCGTAATGTTTTACTTGCGCTTTATGGATATGGGAGAAATCCCCAGAACTATAGGATAAAAAGCCTATAGGGTAATAAAACAGGAAGAACCACTTCCAGCAGGTGGGAGCTGCCTTCTCGGAAGTATTAATTTAGCTGAGTTTGCAACTCCACATGGATTTAATTTTGATGATTTTAGAAAAACAGTACATATTGCAACAATCGGATTAAACGAAGTCCTTGATGAGGGATTACCATTACATCCATTACAGGAACAGAGAGATTCTGTAAGAGATTGGAGACAGATTGGACTTGGAATCTTTGGTCTTGCAGATTTACTTATTAAGATGGGTGTTAAATATGGAAGTCCTGAAGCTATTGATTTATGTGATATGATCGGTCATGCGATGGCTGATGAAGCACTTAAAACATCTGCTTTATTAGCAAAAGAGTATGGTCCATATCCAAAATATAATCCGGAAGCAGTTGAGCAGTCTGCTTATTATTCAAAAAATGCTCTTGGTGAAACAAAACAGCTTGTAAAAGAGTATGGTCTTAGAAATTCTCAGCTTCTTACAATTGCTCCAACAGGAACACTTTCTACAATGCTTGGAGTATCTGGTGGAATCGAACCAATTTTCGCAAACTATTATACAAGAAAAACAGAATCTCTTAAAGGACATGATGAGTATTACAAAGTGTATACACCAATCGTAAAAGATTATATGGAAAAAAATAATCTAAAAGACGATTCTGAGTTACCAGATTATTTTGTAACTACACAGACACTTGATTATAAGAATCGTATCTATATGCAGAGTATTTGGCAGACACATATTGATGCATCAATTAGTTCTACGGTAAATGTACCAAATAATTTTACAGTAGAGCAGGTTGAAGGATTATATATGACAGCATGGGAAGCAGGTCTTAAAGGTGTCACAATTTTCCGTGATGGATGTAAACGTGCAGGAATTCTTACAACGTCAGATAGTAAAAAAGATGATGAAACATCTGAAAAGCATAAAACAACTCTTAGCAGAGGAATGATCATTAAAGCTGATGACAACTGTGTTGGTAAGAAACGTACATTACAGACTGGATGTGGAACATTGCATTGTGAAGCATTCTTTGATCCAGATACAGGAGAACTTCTTGAAACATATTTAAGTAAGGGATCTTCAGGCGGATGTAACCAATTCATGATCGGGCTTTCCAGAATGATTTCTCTTGCCGCAAGAGGTGGAATTGATATTTATTCAATCATTGACCAGCTTAAGTCAAGCGGAACATGTCCATCTTACGCAGTAAGAACAGCAACAAAACACGATACATCAAAAGGATCTTGTTGTCCTGTTGCTATCGGAAATGCTCTTATTGACATGTACAAAGAAATGCAGGATGAAATTTCTGATGATTCAGAAGAGATAATTGATACACCAAAACAGTCAAAAAAGAAAATTGTTGCAAATGCAACATCTTCTAAATGCCCTCAGTGTGGTGGTAATTTAGTTTTTGAGGGTGGTTGCAACACATGCAAGGATTGTGGTTGGAGTAAGTGTGATTAAATAAATAATGAGGGAGTCTTAACCGACTCCCTTATATGGAGGAAATCAAGATGAATATTAATGACATTCACGACAAATATATTATTCACAATAAAATGGATTTTAATAAGCTGCGAAATAATGGCTTTAAGATTTATGGTGACCACGCATATTTTAACAAATTTGTATATAAAGACATTGATAGGTTAACAGTTGACATTGATTTGTCAGATAATACATATACACTCACAGTTACAGATATGGACCATGATGAGATATATTTTCCTATTTACAATTGGGATTGTGGTAAAAATTATGAACTTGAAGAGGTTATCGAGAATGTCATTGCTACACTTGATTCCCTCTGCACTCAAAAAATCCTATGGAATATAGAAAAGAAAAGGAAGAAAAAACATGTACAGCACAATAAATAAAGGTGACATGGTTTATTATGCCAGGATTCAGAAAAAGAATGGTACTTATGATCTGTGCGAATTAAAAGTTCGAACAGTTGGAGAAGATTACTTTTGCGGTATGGATAAAAAGGACAGACACGTTTATCTATTTGGATACAATGCTCTTGGCGACTATGTATTTCAAACTCGTAAAGAGGCATTAGATAAAATCCATGCCGCAGAAAAAAATAAAGTAGAAGTAAGTGATGAAACTTACTACGAAGAATATTGAGGTGAATGCCTATGAGTTATTTAACACAGCATTTTAAAGGTAAGTACAGAATTGTACCGGAACTCTCACCAGAAAGTCACGATGTACCAAGAGAAGAAGATGGGACCGTTGATAAAAGTTACGATGACTTATATATTAAATGTCAATTCGGTAATAAAATTTATTATTATGGTCGAGGTACTTTTGTAGCTTACATCCCAAGCATTATTCGTGGGAAAAATATTTTAAAGAAACTTGATGAAGCAAATATTCCATATTCAGATCCACATATCTATGATAGCGAAGTAGAATTTAAATTCAAGACTGCAGATATGGACGCAGTTGCAAATCTATTAAAAGCATCATCATTTGGTGCTGATATCACGCCTTATAGTCTAAAAAATTTCCCAAAAGCAGATGTTTCAATACCAACGGATAAAATGGATGAATATAAGAAAATAATCGCTGATATCCAGAAAGAGGACTTATTGACTTTCTCAAGATTTACACAGTCATTTTTATCTGATGTTTTGGCAAAAAAGCTTGGTCGTAGAAATAAACCATTTGATTATAAAACTGATATGAAAAAGTTAATGATGGCGCGTCAGATTAAAGAGTATATCTACACGAAAAATATGTGGGATGAATATTTGAAATATTTAGAAGAAAAAATTAAAGACTTATACAAAGAGAAGGAGAAATAAAATATGGATACAAATTGTATTGGATATAACGTTGATGTATCTGGATGTAGTCCAGAGGTTATCAAAGCTATTACACAGACACTTTCAAGAGTAAAAGAGGATTTACAGAAAGTTGCAAATACAAATAAAGAAGAGAATAAAAAGAAAGATGCAAATAAACGTTGGAAACCAAAATTTGGTGAAAATTATTTTCGTATTGATTCTTGCGATGATATAGCTCTTCTTAGATGGGACAATGATATTATCGATAACAAATATTATAATTTTAGGAATATTTATAAAACAAAAGAAGAAGCAGAATTTGAAGTAGAGCGTAGAAAGATTATGGCAGAGCTTCAGAACTATGCAGATGAACACAATGGAGAAATCGCCCATCCATCGTACGCATTCTGGCTTGCACTTGATGAAGACGACATGTCAATTACTGTTGAGAACGATTCATTTCTTCCACCGGTAGGTACTGTACTGTTCTCTAATGGAGATATAGCTTACGATGCAATTGAAACTATTGGTGAAGACAGAATTCTTAAATATATGTTTAGAGTTAATCCAAATAAAGAATTGCATTGCAACGGTGATTGTGAATGTTGCGATGAATATGATCCATGGGACGAGGAGGATGAAGATTAATGAAGAGGGTAGCAAAATTTGAGAAAGTAAGCTATAAGCAGTTTGAAAAAGATTATTTAGATACATTTGGACTTGCAGGTGATGATACATCTAAGAGACTCAGACAAGAAATTGAAAGTATGTATTATGGATTAGAGTTACCTACAAGAGCTACAAAGTTTAGCGCAGGATTTGATATTAGAACTCCATTTTCATTTACACTAAAGCCAGGAGAAGTAATTAAAATTCCAACAGGTATTAAATGTCGTATGAATACAGATTATGTTCTTATGATTTACCCAAGAAGTGGACTTGGATTTAAATATCAGTGCAATCTAGTAAATGGAACAGGAATTATAGACTGCGATTTTATTAACTCTGACAACGAAGGTCACATTTTTATTAAACTTGTAAATCGTGGAGATAAAGAGTTTTCAGTAACAAGCAATGCAGCTATCGCCCAGGGAATTTTCTTAGAATATGGAATTACAGAAGACGATCATGTAGAAGCAACACGTAACGGTGGTTTCGGATCAACTGACAACAAAAAGGAGTAATGAATGGACACATTTTACTATTGTGCATTAGATGAAAATTTTAAAACATGTCCAAAACAGAATATCTGTAAAAGGTACACTCACAAAAAGGGTGTACCTGCTTCCGAAGATGCAAATGCAAAATTATATAACATTTGTAATGATAAATATGGATATAAATTGTTTTTAGAAGATGATGTAGTAAATAAAGAAGCGAAAGAAGATGAAAATAATGAAAATCAAACTGAACACACTGAGTGATGCTAATAGTCTCGTAAAAACTATTGATAAATACGATTATGACATTGACGCTGTATGTGGCAGATATGTTATTGATGCAAAATCTATTATGGGATTATTGTCTCTTGGAATTCCAAAAGAAATTTTTATTGTAATTCACACTAATAACAAGGACGTAATTTCTAAATTTGAAGAAGATATTTCTAAATGGAAAGTTGAGGAATAATACATGGAATATGAATACGGATTAATGACAAAAGCTGATAAATATCTCGTAGAATCTATCTATAATATCCTTCAAAATGGTATTAAAGATGAAAATCCTAGACCAAAATATGAGGATGGAACTCCTGCACATACCTATTTTGTGACACATCAAATGCGTCAATATGACCTCTCAAAAGGTGAATTTCCAATCTGTACTTTACGTCCGATTGCATGGAAAAGTGCAATTAAAGAGATGTTTTGGATCTTTCAAAAAGAGTCAAATGACCTTAAACTTTTAAATGATATGGGCGTGTCGTATTGGAATTTATGGGATATTGGAGATGGTACAAATGGATATAGATATGGTCATACAGTACATCGTTATGATCTGTTTAGAAAGCGTGTTTTAGATGATATCAAGAACAATCCATATGGACGTTATCATATCTGTAATCTCTGGCAAGAAGAGGAATTTAAAGATGAACCAAACGGATTAAAACCATGTGCCTATGAGACTATATGGACAGTACGTGGAGAGTATTTAGACCTGTTCTTAAACCAGAGATCAGGTGACTTATTAGCTGCAAGTGGTGGGGGTGGAATTAATGAAGTACAGTACGCCGCACTGCTCATGATGGTTGCTAGACACACTGGATATAAACCTGGAAAATTTACTCATTTCGTGGCAAATGAACAGGTATACGACCTCCATATTGACCAAGCAAAAGAGTTAATCCATCGTGCAAATGAGAGACATTTAGTCACTTTTGAGGCATTAAAAAATGGTGAAATTGATAAAAATTTGATGCCAAAATTGGTATTAAATCCAGAAAAAAATAACTTTTACGACATGACAATTGACGACTTTTCTATGGAAAATTACAAGCCAATGAAACCACAATTGAAGCTACCATTAGGTATTTAAGGAGAAAAAATTATGTTATCAGCAATCGTTTGTATGGATAATTTTGGTGGAATCGGAAAGAATGGTGACTTACTTTATAAGATTCCAGATGACTTAAAAAGATTTAAAGAAATTACTATGGGTAACTCTGTTATCATGGGAAGAAAGACATGGAATAGTATTGGTAATAAACCACTTGTTGGAAGAAAAAATTATATTTATACTAATACACTTAACTTCTATGATGACATTGATGATAATGGTACACTCGTATCTACATTAAATAGTAAAGAGTGTATTTCTACAGACTTTCTTAAGCATAGTATGAATAGGTATTTTGTAATTGGTGGAGGAAGTATCTACAAAATGCTCTTACCTTATTGCGAAAAAGTTTATGCTACAATCGTTAATTTAGGCGATAGATGTATCTCTACAGCAGATGTATTTTTCCCAATTGAGTACCTTCTAAACAATTTTGATGAAATTGAATCTATAGAAAATACATACGGTAATTTATCATATAGTTTCAAAACATTTATTAGAAAAAACAATTGTAAGACTGTATCTAAAGCATATTCTGATCCTGTTTCTGGTCATGATGCAGTTAAAAATCCGTCCCATTATTGCGGAACAAAATACCAGGTAATCAATTTTATAGAAGACTGGGGACTTGGTTATTGCCTTGGTAATGTAGTTAAATATATCTGCAGAGCCGGTAAGAAATATGTTGGTGACAAGCAAAAAGAGCTTCAGGATTTAAAAAAAGCTAAATGGTATCTTGAAAGAAGATTAGAAGAGCATAAAAATGGTGTTGAACTTGACTCTAATGAGTTGAAGATGAATATATCTATAGACGATTTTACTGAAGATCAAAAGCTCAATTATATTCGTAAAAAAATTATTAAAAATGTTATTGATTGCATTTGTGAAGAAATCGACACTAAATTTTATACTGCTTTAGAATTGCTTGATACAGAAATTAACAGAATGGAGGATGAGACTGCATGATTACACTTGGTATTGGTACATTTATTTGTATTGTAGGCTGCACATTTGTGGTTGGTGGAGTAGTTGGACTTATTCTTACAGCTTGTCTTACTGTCGGAAGAAATAAAGATGATGATGATATTGATCAATATCCGTAATATATTAAGCAAAATAAGTAAAATATTGCGAAATTGGGACTCGAACTATTGCAAGAAATATATAAATTTCGTATAATGACTTCAAGGTCAGAAATACTATGTTCGAGGGCAATAAACTTTAGCGTAAAATGGGGCAAATTTTTTAGCCTGAAAC